GGATAGCGTTGAAGTCGTGTAACCATTTAATGAATCAGCCGAGCCCGCAGAAGACACAATCCACTCTTCACCATTAAAAAGCTCTTGTTTATTAGTCTTTGAATCAATCCAAATCGTTCCTGCATCTGGCGAAATAGGCTTTGTTTCGGTGGATATTGTATAAAGCCCGTTAACTTTTCCGCTTAGACTTCCTTTCACTTCAACAGAATTAGAAGGGAGGTAGGGGTTTTCTGAAGGGGATTTAGGCTGTACAATATCAGATAGTATTCGACCACTGCTATCAATGGATGTCTCTACTGTGCGATAGGCTTGTACTCCAAATGTATAGTGTTTATTTGAAACTTGACCGGTTAATGTTGCAATTCGTTTATCATAACTAACTGATAAATATTGTTCAGATGACATCTTTGAACCAAAAAGATAGGTATCATCTGATGTGTCGGAGTAGCAATGGATAAGGAAACCATCGATATTGTATTTATCCTCATCGGAGTCTGGAAAATCCCATTCAATTGATACATCTACAGATCCATTATCATTTACAACGTGAGTTATAGCAGTCCCGTCATTTCGGATAGTTGGGTTTGCTACGGGTGCAGATATACGATCATTTCGTGCATTGTAATTGGTCAGTAGGGTATCATAATCAATCTTTTTCTTATTGAATTCAGTTGATGCTTTCTTAGCAGTATACAATGAGCGTGCAAAGTCTTGTTCTATCGTAGTAGCTCTTTTTCCATTCGAGAGTGTTACTTGTATACTTTGCTGCTCAAAATCAAAATTCATTCCTGTAAGTGTTGCTTTGACATCAGTTCTAAAATCGTCATTAACTAATCTGATTATATCTCCCAGGTAAATTCTACCCCAAAAATCCTTTTCTTTGTTGACAGTAAATAAGTTGACAATGTTTGTTCTGATGTCTACCGGAGGTGTATTTTTCTCCCCAAGTTCCTCAAGGCCTTTTTCATACAGCTCTGTTTCATCAAAAATGTTGTCATTAGACCAATCATCTTGACGGATAAAATAAGACAACTTTTTCATTAGCTTTTCACCGAGAAACTTATCCATAGATAACCGATCTTTTAACACTGCTATTTCTTCAGTTATCTTGGAAATCTGATTGGCAGTGGTGGATATTTCAGCTTTCTTTGATGTAACTTCAAGTTGTTTGGCATCTCTTTGCTTGATAAGGTCTTTCGTGTCATCTCCAGCTTTTTTTGCTACTGTGATCTTATCTAAGATTTGTTGTAATTCAATTTTTTCTAGGGTGAAGAGGGTATTCTCCTGTGTTGTTTTTATTGCTTCCAGATCTTTTTTCTGATTTAAAAGGAGGTAAAAAGAAGAGCCTTCATTATTTACAAGTTCATTGTAATCTAAAATTGCATGGCACAAATCATCATCCATGTAATCACTATGCTTAATTACATTTCTCTTTTCATCACGTTCAAAAGGGTAGAGGAAATAAGAGAAATCATCCAAGTAACTCTGCCCAGTAGGATTGACTGAATTAATAACAATTCCATCTTTACCGGTAATGTCTAATCGTGTTACAACTTCATCAATATCAATGGTATCTTCCATATCAATCATGAACCTTTTAGGAGAGAATTGGACACCTTTATACTTGGACACAGTTTCTTTTTTATAAAATGATACTGTGTTGTTAACAGTATCAAATATAGGCACAGCCTCAAAAGTTTCTCCAATGTTCTTTAAAAACTCATATCGGGTAGAGGTAACATCAAATGAGCGGCGTTTTTCATTAAAAGAGGGGTCAATAAAGTCTACAGTAAAGCAAGTTCCTTTAAGACAATCTGTGGCAACTTCCAACAGATTTTTAGAGATGCCTTCATATGATTTGATTTTGCTTTTATGAAGAATGTAGGGAAGTCCTTGAGCTCTAACTTGTATTGTTTGTTCCTCATTTTCTGACTTTGTCAACCCGGTAATTACAAACCATTCAACTCTGTTTAAGAACTCTGCCTTAATGAGATACCAGCCTTTTATGAGTTCTGCCACATGGTTTGGCTTCATCTTGAAATTATATCTTGCTTTAAGTGGGATATTAAAAGTTAGATCGTGGAGTTCATCAAAATTCAAATTTAGAGAGGCGTTAGAGAAATCTACTATATTAGCGATTTTCTTTTTATTTGGTTTTGCTAAAGAAAGCTTGAGATGGCCTGGTTTAAAATCGTAAATCAATAAAACATCCCCTTACAAATACTTATATCTGTATATAAACCGGATACAACATTCGCCCGTTATTTTAACTCTGTTTATCCCCCTTGTTAAAAAAACATACTGTTCATTGACTTGATCATAACACTCATACCCAGTAACACTGGAGGTGATCAGCTCTTTATTGGCATCTACATTAATAACTTCTTGATGTTTAATTGATGTGAATTTTAGAGGTTCTTTATAAGCTGTCAAGTTTTCGACTGTGATGTCTCCATCACCGATTTTTTTGAATTCAAGAGAAAGTGGGATATCTAAATCCCCTATATTTTTAATTTCTATATTATTAGAACCTGATGATATGTCATACCAATGGGTAGTTGTTTCTCGTCCATACCTATAAGGAAATACTTTCATTGTCAGCTTCACATATCCGTCATTAGAGCAGTTGTGTACCAAATCTGTTGCATTCACTGGCAAAGCAAAATAAATGATATCTAAATTACTACTGAATGAAAGAGGCTTATAATCATCTACATTTAGCCAACGTGCAACTCTTCGAATATTTTCTTCATCTAAATGATTTTCTATGTAAAAGTTTAAAGGGATTTCATATGGTTCACGTTTAACACTGTCTACATATGGCTCAGAAGCTGATCGTGTATATGTTTCATTTACTGTTCTATTCGCTATGAATGTCTCTTCCATTAGTCCGCCATCTGTGTTTACATTCACTGCCCCAATTTCATAAGAGGGGATATCATTGAACATAAAATATTGACTTTCTCTAATCATAAAATTTCCCCCTTAACAATCAAAAAGCAAGCTGAAGAGCCTGCATTATACAGACTCTTACATGCTTCCATTTAATTTTATAACTTCTTTCTTGATGGTTTCGAGCATTGTTCTTGCTCCAGTTTCCCCACCTGTAAGTTTATCAACATTGAAAATAATTGGTGTGTTAATTGTTTTATCACCATTAGAATTAACGGTTGTGGTAGGAGGGAGGCTAGTGGTTTTAACATTTGGTATCAAACTATTAGAAAGACTCGATTGATTAATATTCGGAATTATTGATGGAATAGAGGTAATCCCTTTGTTAATCAAAGCTGCTAATTTCCCACCTTGCCCCCATTTAGGTGTTTCATTATTCAAATCGTTATTAGACAGATTGCGAACTTGCTTTACAGTTTCAAGCATATTTTCAGTATCTGTTTTATTTAGGATAAGCTCTTTATCATGAAGGAAGGCGAGCTTACCAGCGCCTAGTCCTGTTCCTGTATATCCGCCCGATGCAAAAGAAGATACCTTTTTCCCAGTTTTATTACCCTTGGTCACAGTATTAAGGGCATTAGAAGCTTCTTTAAGCTTATCGATAAGGTTATTAGAGATGCTTTTCCCAATGGACTCCATATTGCTGTTAATGAACTTAGAGAATTCATTCAGTTGTTTAGCAATATCAGTAATCTTCCCATCCATTAGCTTTTTCTCAAGTTCCTTAAATCCACGCTCATCATTGACGAGATCATCATATTTCTTGTTAATTGAATCTTCGTCTTTTTGAAGCTGATCTTGCAACGCTTCTTTTCGTTTGCTACTTTCACGATCTTTAAGAAACTCATCTAAATCTAACTGTTCCTTTTGTAGCTGCTCAGTCAATTCCTTAACCTTTGACTTGCCAAATTCTGAGTCATCAAGAGAATACTGATTAATTTGATCAGTGAGTTTTTGGATACTGTCTTGCTTCTCTTTTAACTGTTTTTGAAATTTAGCTTCATCATCAGTTTTATCAATCTCATCAATCAAGTCTTGTGTAGCTTTTTGGTGCGCTTTTAATTCGATATCACGCATCTTTTCGTACATCTCTTTGTAGATAGAGACAACTTCATCAGCAAGAGATTTATACACATCTTTGATTGATTTCTTTGTGTTGTAAAGCTCCAGATTGTAGTCCTTCTGCTTATCTTTCCAGTTCTCGATCTCTTCAGTAATTTGTTTCTGAATATCCGGAAACCCTTTGGCAGCTTTCTTTTGTGCTTCCAACTGTTTGATGTACTTCTTCGCTTCAGTCTGTTGTTGCTGAATAAGCTTAATCTGTTGGCTATAATATTTAACCTTGTCTTTATCTTCCTCGGTCATGGATATTTTGTTGCTAACATCTTTTAGCTTGGATTCAGTTTTCTTGGTTGATTTCTCAATACCGTTAAGCGTTTGATCAACCTCAGACTGAATGAGCTGTCCTCGAAGTTCTCTTACTTCTTCTTGAAAGTTGATGAGATCAATCTTAGCTTGTTTTAATTCCTCAGCAAGCTGTGCTCTTTGAGCAGCATTCAAAGTTTTGTTTGTTTTGATTTCTTTTTCAATAAAAGAAACCTTCTGACTCTGAATCTTTTGCTGTTCAGTTAAAGCTTTTTTCTGATCATTTGTATACTTACGGAACTCTTTACTGTCGCTCAGATAATGACTTGCGAGTGCTTTGTCTTTAGCGATTCTTACATCAAAATCACCAATACGTTTGTCATATTCATCAAGTTTCGACTGAACGATTTCATATCTGAGTTCTTGGATCTGATCGTTTACTGAGTCAATGTCGCCTTGGAGGGAGAGGAGGTCGGATTTAGCTTGTGCGATTGCTTGCTGTCGCTCTGCTTCAGCTTGAGATGCATCTGAAATAGATGTACCGACACCTTTTAAATACTTCTCAGGGTCAATCGTCTTTCCGTTTTCCTCAATTTGAAGATGAAGGTGATTTCCTGTTGAATTACCCGTACTGCCAACTTTACCAATGGTCTGGCCAGCTTTAACAGTTTGACCGGCTTTAACAGAAGGGGTATCAAGCATATGCATATACTTAGCAACTTTTCCATCATCCTGTTGAATGACAACCCAGTTACCGGCAGTTTTACTATAGCCAGCAATTTGAACTTTTCCACTTTGCAAAGACTTAATTGCTGTACCGGCTTTTGCGGCAAAGTCTGTCCCTTTATGTGGAGTTGATCGGTAAGCGCCATCTTTCGCATTATATTTAGAACTTATTCTAAACGCACTATTCTTCGTGTAGTAGCTTGCAATGGAGGAATTAGCAGAAGTCATTGACTTAGTGTAATTTGACATGATCTTCTGAACATAATTCTGAGTTTCCTTGAAAGGAGGGACGCCACCATATTTAATTACATTACCAGGCCCTGCATTATAAGCAGCAAGTGCTTTCTCAACATTGCCGCCAAATTTGCTTAGTTGTTGGGCTAAATATTTCGTGCCACCCATAATGCTCTGATAAGGATCATAAACATTGCTTACACCCAAACTCTTAGCTGTGGATGGCATCAACTGCATCAAACCAGCAGCTCCGGCTCCAGAACGAGCTCTTGCATTGAATCCTGATTCTTGTTGGATTACAGCTGCAATTAGAGCTGGATCAACACCGTATTTACTTGCGGCAGAATTAATGTAGCTGGAGTATTTACCGGAGTAAGACCCGCCACCCGAAGTGTAAGAACTACCAGAAGATGAACCAGTGGAGAGGGAAGAGGTTACGATACCGTATTGCGCAATGTTCCCTGACTTAATTTGATCCTTGAGGAGTTTTGCTTGCTCCTGCATAAGCTTTTTCTTTTGTTGGAGTGCTTTAATTTCTTTCTGCAGGGCATTTCGATAACTTTGAGAATACTTTGGATAATCGTTTACCTGCTTATTGTACTTTTCGACTTCAGCATTAACTTTCTCTAGAGCTTCCTTGTATTTATCAGCCACGAACATGGACGTTTTGGTTTCTTCATTTGCTTTCTCTTGCTCGTCTGTCCATTTTTCAAGGGAAGTACCTGATTCTATTAACGCTTGTTTGTTTGTTTCCTGAGTAGATGTAGCTTCTTCTGATGCTGAGATATACGATTTAAGAGCAGCTCTAACGCTATCCATTGCAGAGATTTGGCTGTTAGAAAATCCACCAGGTTGCAACATTTTTTCTTCAATCTTATGTAATTCTTTCTTCGCATCAACTACATTATTAATTGATTTAACTTCGAGCTGAGACAATTCTGCCTCGGATATATCGAGCTTACGCTCTTTCCGAAGCTTTCTAAGGCTGTCAATTCGTAAAGAATCAGCGTTTAAGGTTTTAATGGCATTATTGACTTCAGTTTTCATTAGCTTATTACTATATTGAACCATGTCATTATATGCATCGAGCTTAACTTTTCGCTGACGAATTACTTCATCTCGGTTAACCTTTATAACACCATTTTCATAACTTATTGCTTTGGCTAATTCTTTATCTTTTTGGATTAGAGCATTAGCTTCATTGGCAGAAATGCTCTTTCCTTCAGCCATCTTTTCTAAAAGTTCATTTAAAGGAGCAACTTGTTCTTTAGTGTTATTAAAAATATCCCCGTTAAGAATGCCTTGAACAGAGTCAAACTGCATTGATTCTGACATGCCTTTGATTACATCTTTAATCTGACTGATATCATTTGCGTCGAGTGCTTCTTTGAGCTTTTGACCAAAATCTTCAGCTTCGTTACCTGCCTCAGCAAGAGTTTCCCCTAAATCACCAACTTCAGATTTAACAGAAGAAATGGCTTTGTCGCCATCTTTAATGTTCTTTTGTGCCTTATCAAAACTCAACTTAAAGACATCAATTGATGAACCAGAGTCAGCATAGGTCTCTAAAAGAGTTTGCAGGTCTTTTTTTGCGTTATCAAATGCTTTTTCATCGTTTGAATTCAACGCCGTTTGCATTTTCTCTTGGAGTTTACCCAGTGCAGAAGAGAATTTATCGAGATCATCAGGATTCAAATCATCTTTTAAAGTGAGTTTACCTACAATATCATTGATACTCGTCTTTAAAGTGTTGCTGATATCTATAGAACTGTATGCTTGGGCGATTGAGAGGACACTGTCTCTAACCTTTGCATTTCCACTTGCTATATCAGACTGCGCTTTAAGCATTCCTTGTTTCGCTTTATCAGCTGCAATTTTATAATCGTCATCATCAGCAAGGAAGTCCCATTTTGGTCTACCTTTATCATTATAATCAGCGATTTGTTTGTACTGCTTCAGTTCATCCTTAGACTTTTTGATTTCTTTAGCAGCGTCTTCGAATGTTTTCTTAGAGCTATCTTTAGTTTCCGTCTTTTTAAGTTCAAGATATTCTTTAGTATTTGCAATAGCCTCTTCTAAAGCTTTATTACTTTTTAAAATAGCATTTCCTTGAGAGTCATAACCTTGAATTAAAGCGGGGAAGGTCTGAGCCAATTGCTGAGTAACTTGAAGGTATTCTTGTTCTTCGTCTGATGAAAGGGTTCTTGATTCCTTAGCTTTTTGAAGCTCTTTGTACTGTTTGATCAGTTTATCTGTGGAGTCTTTGTTGGTTGTAATTGCTTCAACATTAGTCTGTTGACTCTGTTCAAAATCATCTTTAGCTTTTTTGGCATCTGCGAATGATGAAACTACGCTTTCTAAAGCAAAACCCAGTGCAACAAATGCAACCCCAACCACTGAGGAAACCAGAAGCCCTCTAAGAGCAGTTTTCAAAACCCTTGATGCAATAGCAGCGCGGGTCATACCTGCTTCTAATCCGATGCTAGCTAATGCTTCTTGTCTCATTGCTTTTGAGCCAAATATAAGAGTAGTAGCTAAAGTTCGAGTGTTTTTACTGAGTAACAATGTAGCGGTGCTAATCGTTACAAAAAGAGGGGGGAGGAAACCAACAGTGTTTATTATTCCAGTAGATGCTTTTAACAAAGAACCCAGAGCTTGAGTGAACTCAATCAATCCGTCGCTAATAAAGGCATCCGATGAAGCTATAGCCAATTCGGTGAAATTGTTTTGAAGTTTATTTAATCTTGCTTGTAAGCTATCTGCGTATTTCTGTTGTTCGCTCCAAGCGCTACCTGCAGAATTAGAAGCAGTTGTTGCGGCATTTTGGGCGATAGAGAAGTTGTTCATTAAGGCATTAAATCGAGACAATTGATGGATATTCGCAACGCCAATAGAAGTGTTTTGTCTTTGAGCATCAGTTAATGTGTTCCATTTGGCTGCTACCTCATTAATCAACTCACTCGCAGATTTTGCTTCTCCACCTGCAGTCTTTACAGAAATTCCGATTTCATCCAACGCTTTGATTGCGCTTCGGTTGTTTCCTATCCGGGCAAAAATAGTTTTAAGTGAGTTACCAACAACGTTTCCTGATTCACGAGTGGTACTTGCAATTGCTGTAGTATAACCAATCAGATCGTTTAATTCAACGCCGAAAGTCGAAGCGGTGCTTCCTGCTTTCCGAATAGAATTGGCCAGATCAAGAGTAGTTACTGCGTAATTGTTATCCACTTCATTTAGCTTGTCTGCAATTGAAATTGTATCATTGGCTGCAATATTGAAGTTTAACATGGCGGCAGTTAAAGTGTTAACTGTGTCATCAGGAGTTAAGTCAGAGACGTTTTGTAGAACCTGGGCGGTTTTTGTTAGAGTGGACAATTCACTTTCATCGAAGCCCATACGCCCGAAATCACCGGTCATTTGGAGAATGTCAGTGATTTTGTTTGAAAGTGTGTCACCTAAATCGATTGACTCTTGAAGAAGTTCATTGTACTTGTAATCAGGCTCATTCATCACACGTCTGATGTTTGTCATTAGAGTATCAATTTCAACAGCCTGAGATACCATTTCCTTGAGTCCAGATATAGCGCCGTAGAACAAAGAACCAGAGATTAAATATGTAGACATACTTTTGAAAGCTTGTGTTAGCTCCGCGCCGAAAGAAGAGGCTTGACTAGCTGCTGATTGCGCATTTGAAGCCAATTCCCTGAATTGCATGTTCAAGCTTTGCATTTGAGATCTGATATTGCTTCCGCCGACACTTACGTTAAGACTATTAACTGCATTCAGATATTCTTGGATAGCTTGTCTACTTCCAGCGCCCATCGTATCGCCATAACGCGTATTAAGGTTTTGTACGTTTACCTGCGCTTGCCGTTGATAAAGCTCAATAGTTTTTCGGAGTTCATTATTTTTAGCTACAGCAGCAGACTTATCATCGAGCATTTTAATTCTGTTTTGTAATGCTTCAATTTGTTGAGCTGTTTGAGCAGTGTTTAATTTCCGTCCAAGAGAAGAGAGGGTGGTGTCAGTTACAATTCCTTGCTGTCTAAGTTTTTCTAAATCTAGCTTTAATTGTTCAATAGCTTTTCGTTGTTGATCATAATTCGTTGTTACTTTTGACGTAGTAGCGTTTGTTTTTGGATCAGTCGTATATGTTATATCATCGAACCCATTGCGGTTCTTTTGAGTAACCCTCGTTGTTTGTCCTTGAGAATTCTTCTGTTCTGTTCTTTTCTGTACCTGACCTAGTTTTTCAGTCGCTTGAGCAAGCCTGTTAACTTCTTGCGTTTGTTCTCGTAATGATTGATTGCGATTGTCTATGGTCTTTGTTTCACGCTGAATGATTTCGCCATTTTTCTTATACTGCTGCGTAAGTTTTTCAACAGTGCCATCAGCATTTCTGGTAATCATTGTAGTTTCTTTAATTGTTTGATTGAAGGATTTGAGATGTTTTTGGTAAGTGTCAACCGCAGAGGAGAAGTCGTTGAGAGTCTTTAAAGCAGAGGCATCAATATTGGTCTTTAAATTAAGGGAATTAAGCTTTTTCTCTAAAGATTTAATTTGCTGATTTAACTGTTCGACAGTCTTTGAGGAGGTATCAGCTTTTGGGGTCAATATTATTTTTAAATCTTGACTCAAAAATAAGTCACATCCTTTCAAGTGGGGCTAATCAGAGCAAATAAAAAAGCCACTCAAATTATTGAGCGACTGTACTTGTTTTCTTGATAATTACATCCATAACACTTTGCCAATATTCGGCGTTTTTCAAAGCCTGTTGAATTATATTACCGTCTTTTTTATAACCTTGAGGTTCATATCCATCATCCTCACGAGAAGGAAGGAAGTGGATATAGTGTATAGGATTTTTGAGGTTTTCGACTGTAATTTTAAGCGTAATTGACTTCACCATTTCTGTTTGAGTAGAGGAGACTGACAAACCGCCAATTGCTGCACCGATTCCACCACCTAATAATCCTCCAGCAATAATCCCTGATTTGGCAACCTTCGAAATCACCTGATCATCCAGTGAGATTTCAGATTGAATAATTTGGTCAAAAGGGATAACATACTCGTTTATTTCTTCGCCATTAAGCTGATATACCTTAAGAATACCCTTATCTTCATTATAAGCAATTTTGGTTTTATAAGTGCTAAAGAAATTATCAGGATTAAATTCGCTATCGTAGGCCTTTAGCATTTCAGCATTTTTTCTAATCTTATCTGCAAGTGCTGCGGATTTTATCCTGTACGGTTCAGTAGCTAATATAAGTAAGCCTAGGATTGTCAAGCAAACTCCCAGAGGTTTCCAACCATCCATTAAACAGAAGAAAAGGCTGAATAAAAAATAGCCGCCATAAGCCATAATCTTATAACCCATCCAACCACCACCAGTATTATTTTCCTACATTATATCATGGTTTCCAGTAAGTTAGAATAACTCAACATTAATCCTTATCTGACTTAATTTGAATCAACAATTCCTTGAAAAAGCTTGCCGTTACTACTTTTTTTCTTTCTTTTTGCATACTTAATAAGAATGATAAACACACAGCCATAGCCAACAAAACATAGTACAAAGCGTTAAGATAGTTGTCTTTATCTATTTTTGTTATATTCACTTTTAATATGATTTGTAGAGCAATAAAAGAGGTGGCTACTAATAAACTTCCAACAGGCCAAAGTTTGGTGTGATCGTGTATATTTTCAATATTGGTCATTCTAGCTATTGCTAAATTTAATTCTGTGTCATCTAAGGTGCTCAGTGCCTCTATTTTTTGTTTGTAAGTATTATAAGAACTGATAGGCTTTTTAGGGAATTCTTCTTCGATAAATTTAAGGAGCTCTTCATTACTGGAGCATATTAATTTTTCAGCAAATTTATGTTTATAAATATTCTTATAGGCCTTAACTGCTTCCATACAATCACCTCTCCATATTATCGTCAAATATGGAAACATGTTTAAGTTTTATCCATAAGCAAAATCCCTCAATTGAAGGATTTTGATTCTGAATAAAAGAGGGATTTCATAAAGAGTGCTGACTAAAGCAAATCAATTGATATGTTATCCAACAAGCTTTTCTTAGTCTTTCTTTTTACTTTCTTGCATCTTCTGTTTCATTTTAATGATCTTCTGGCGGACTTCAGCTTTTGTTTGAGGCTTAATATAACTCGAACGGGTGGTCTCAACTGATTTGTGGTTTCCCATTTCAGCAGCGAGAGAGAGAGGTCGCCAGTTTTAACGTAGATGTCATTGAGGGCAGTTTTTCGGATGCAGTGAGCATGAAAGTCATCGAGTCCAAGAATTTCTCCGATCTTGGTAACCCGGTCTTGAATAGTGCCTTTTGACATTTGACGATATTCACCACCGTATTTAGTAATGAACAGGGAATCGACTTCGAGATTATCCATCTGTTTTCGCATTTCTAACCATTCGAGTATTAGCTCTTTACTGTAGTCGTTAAATGCCACTTCAACCTTGTACCCGCGTTTTTCTCGTATGTCATTAAAAACCATGTTTTCTAGATCAAGAGCCTGGATAGTAAGCTTGGAAATAGCCCCGATTCGGTTAGCTGAGTCTAGCATTATAGACCATATTAGCTTATCTTGGATATCAAATTTCGGGTCAGTTTTGAGGGTTTCAGTTATAAGGTTCATCTGTTCATCATCGAGATAATAAGAGTTGATGATTTTTTCTTCATTTGCACCTTTCATGCGGTCAAGTTTTTTATCGAAGGGGTGTTTATCGATATATCCCCGTTTAAGACTCCAAAGATAAAAACTCGAAACTGTTGAAAGCTTAGTGTTGATTACTTTTTTATTGTTAAAAAGGACATCCTGACAAAAGCTAATGTATCCTTCCATAATATCCACTGCATCTTCCATGAATTCTTCAGAATACAGATCGATATTAGACCATTTTTCAGCGAGATAAACCAAAAACTGATCCATATAATTGCTGTAAACCTTGTAGGTAGTATCTTTTACATCTCTGTTTTTGATTATGTTGCTATTGAGATACTTATCGTATTTCTTTCTGTTTTCTTTTGAAATAAGTGCTTTTCTTTCTTTGGTGAAATAGCGCACTTTTTTGATTTTGGCCATTAATACACCACCGTTATTCTGTTTTAATACCACTTGCATTTAAATCTTTCTTCATAGCAGCAACTAATCGTCCATCTTTTAAGGATTCAGCAGTATTCTTCATAAATGGGCGTGGTTTTCCGTATCCATAATCGTATTTATCTGGATACGTGTACCCTTGACCAGTCTCAACAACCGTGGCAACATTCTTACCGTTGTCTCCACGGATATTGTCTAATGAAATTCCGTTAGATTCGTTTTGAATGACAAAGGAGTCCTTCAAAAGGGATGTACGTTCATATTCTAGGGGATTGTAGGCGTCGTACACATCAGATTGCACATGCTCTTGACCTGTTTTAATCAGCGTATTTTTTGTGTTTGCCTGTTTTTGAACGGCTTGCTTCGCGGCATATTCAATTAGTGCTGCTATATCTTTTATATTCTTGGCCATTATTCAGCCTCTTGTTCATTTTCAATCTCTTCGACCTTATTAAGGATAAGATCATTTATTTCTTCTTGAGATATGTTTGACAGTTTGTCTAAATTTTCTTGCATCATCTTTGTTGCTTCTCTAAATTTCTTCATGCTTTCTTCAGGGAAACTACTGATAATCAATGGGAAAAATTCAGAGTCCACAAGCTTAACAAACCACTTTACTTTGTTTTTGATATCACTTGGAATACCCAAGTCTGTAAATTCTTTAATTAGTGAAAAGAATCCCCATTGAACAGGATTTATGCTTTTAAAGTCAATGTTTTTTTCTTGAGCATTTTGTGGATCAGTAATTAATTCAGTAAGCATTTTGGTTAAGCGGGTAGGGGAGAAGTAAGGGTAAATAAAAACATGAACGTCATCAGTTAGTTGCACTCGTTCTTTCTTGTCATATTTACTTACACTTTCTTCGATTAACCCAAGATTTAATTTTTTCGATGCCATCTCATTTCCTCCTTATATATCCTCTGCACACATTAAAAAAGACACCTCAATAGGGGAGAGGTGTCTAAATAAAACTTGTATTTTATTTATAATCTTCTTTTAGAACTTTCTCTGTATAAGCTGGGTTATTTGTAAATAGTCCATCCACTTTCAACTTAAGCATTTTGGATGTGAGTGCTCTTTCTTTATCAGCGTTAAAAAACACATGTACTTTCATATTGTTTTTGTGGACTAAATCAACAAAACCTTTATCAACAAATTTTGCATTAGGGCCAACAACATTAGAATAATTTTTTATTTCGTTTAGCTTTGATTTGCTCATCGGCTTAATGTCTTCATCTTTCAAAAGTTGAACAAGAGGAACATCATTGTTTAGCTTATGTAACTTCTTTAGACTTTTGTCACTAAATGACTCTAAAACAACTTTGTTATTAGCGATTAGTTTATTTTTAGAGAGTATGTCAATTAACTTTTTCTCCATTACCAATTTGCCTTTGTTGTTTGTTCTAGTCTCGATATAATACTTTGTTGTTTGTCCAAACTTCTTAATGATTTCTTCAATCGTTAAGATCTTTTGTCCTTTTCTAGTATGTAGCTTTTTAATCTGATCTAATGTAAGACCTTCAACTTCCCCTTTACCGTTTGTGGTTCGATCAACAGTCTTGTCATGGTTTGCGACTAGGTGACCGTCTTTGGTTTGTCGTAAATCAATTTCAATGTAGTCTGCTTTGTCTTTTATTGCTCGTTCATAGGAGAGTAGGGTGTGTTCTGGCTCAATTTCCGAGGCGCCTCTGTGTGCAATCATTAGCGGCTCGTATTTTTTACTGCTTCCTTTCCCATAGCCTAAAGCTGATGAATCAACTTCGTTAAATGAACATCCTCCTAGTATGACTAAAGCAATAGTTAATGTTATCAATTTTATTTTTTTCATGATCTAAAATTATCATAATTAGGTAGTTGGTTCAATATATTTCTTTCCAACAATTTCTTCGTACTGTTCTGGTGTAATTTTTCCTTTTACTACAGCTTGCGCTACTCGATATTCATCCCACACGCCATTACCGTCGTTGTAATAATCTTTTATAAGTTCATACCAATTCATTTAAAGTACACCATCCATCATTAGTTGATATGTTAAGTCACTTAATTGTTTTTTAACCTTTTCAGCTTCCGATGGCTCGGGGTCAAGTGGTTTTAAGCTGTCAATGTATTCTTTCGATGCTGACTCAATCCATTTTTTTGTTTTAGGATTGAATTTGGGAATATAAAGACCATCGGATGGAGCTATTATAGTGCAATTATCAGGAATTGGACTATCGTCTTCAAGCACAACAGGGGATTCATAAATATAATTTTCGTCATATTTGTATACTTGCATCATAATATTCTCCCTACACGGCCTTAAAACTAAAGCCGAAACTAATGTAATCATTGGGTTTGGAGGTATTTGTACAACTTTCTATAATAACTCTTCCTTCAGTATCAACAAGCGTTCTGTGAGTCTGAGGTATTCCTGACATTCCTGCTTGGGAAGCTACACCAACCCATTGAAACGCTCTTCCAGGCCTGTATCCTTCAGGCAAAGTGAATGCTGCCACTCCAAAACCAATCGTTCCTTTTGCTATAGCTCCCTCTACAAAAACAGCCCCCGTTGCATCCTTTGTATACCGAGTTTTAAACACTGTTTGGTCTGTTGAGTTAACATCTGTGTAATTAACCCATCCATTCTGTAAAGTAGGAGTGTACCATGTTATTGAGGAAAGCTTGGTATCAGTATAGGTTTTAGCTGAGTTGAGTGCAGCAGTAGCTCGGGTCTGTGCTCCGTCGGTCGTTTCATGTGTTTGCCACGTAGTCCAAGTTAAATCGCTTTTCCTAAATCGGAAATAAGTATGTGTTCCGTAATATGCTTCTAAAGCAAATTGGGCTACTGTATCACCATAATTCATGACAACTAAATAGACATTGGACAAGTTAGCAGGGGAGTGAAGACCCTGGTTGGCGATTAAATAAAACCCGGTGGTAATCAAATCGTTGTATTCGGTTTTTTCGGAACTGTCTTTGTAGATTACCTTCCCATCATCGGCGGTGAGTTTGAAGAGTTGAGCAGCGTTCCATTTATCCCGATCAGATTTGTCGATATGGACATTAGTGTCATTCAGATGATTATCAAAGTCACTTTTAGTAGCTTGTTTTACATTGTCTACATTCTCAAGTCCAACCTGTTCAGCAGTAACCTTGTGAGGGTTTGATTGATCGTTGGTATGTTCAGCTAAAATAGACTTTGACCTTTCATCAGAACTGTTCCAATAACTGCGCTCATCCTTTGTGATATGTCTTTCCAAGTCTGCATCGTGAGCGTCAAAATCAGTTTTTGCTGCTTGCTGAATGTTATCAACTTTAGACAAACCAACCTGGCTTTTTGTAACTGCATGAGGATTTTCCTTATCGTCAAGGTGACTATCAAAATCTACTTTTGAAGCTTGCTCTTCATTTATTACATTTGATAATCCGACTTGTTCTTTAGTCACATGATGTGGATTCTCACTGTTTTGAATATGCATTTTTAAATCAAAATTCTGCTTTTCCATAAACTCATCAACTTTTTCATTCAAGCGTTTTTCATGATCAGACATATGAGATTCAGTTCTGAAAAATTGATCTTTAAGATTATTAATTTGCTCATTGTTTTGTTTGAGCTGACCTACAAATTTACTACTACTCATTAACTCACCGCAATTCCTTTAATCGTTACATCTCCATTTACGGAAACAACCTCAACCATGAATTTGAAAAGCCCTGCAATATCAAAATCCCAGTTTTCATTTGTATTCAATGTGCCCGTACCTAATTGAAAATCAGTTTTGTTTGTTCCAGCAATTTCTGTCTTTTCACCATTTTCATCTACGGCAAAGAATTTTATTTCTCTTGAAGTTGAGGAACCAGAGATCTTAACAGTAATATCCCGATAATGTGATACTACAAATTCTTCACCTTCAGACGGGGCAGTTGTTGCTTCGTGGAATGTAAAGGTTGCTTTATCTGGAATGGTTTTTAAAATATTTTCATCGGTTTCTGTCAACAACTCCACCTCCTAAGTCTGTTTAAAAACTGACTTTTATTTAAAAAGGAGAGGGGAAGTATCCCCTCAATTTATTTAGCTTCAAATACTCTTACGTCTCTGTCAGTACCGTCATTGATCACATAGACATAAAGTGTTTTACCAGCGGCGACAGGCACCGAGAAAGGTTTGTCTCCGGCTGTCAATGGGATACCTGTATCAGCAGTTACAGTAGAGTTTCCAATGTAAATCGTGCCTTCTGCAGGAGGATAAATGGTAAGTGCTGTTCTGTCAGTGATACCTGCGGTAACTTTTTGAGCTGTTGAAGTAACAGTGAATTTATCCGTTTTAAAAGAGGAGAAACCGGGATCTCTTTCATTCAAGGTCACGGAAGGGGATTGTACTTGGATGCCTTTGATAGCATCTAAACCAGCTTGAGGGAAGTCAACTTGTAGAGGCTTTTCTTGTGATTTGAGATGAATGTCAGTTACTAAACCACCGTTTCCATCATCTCTAGCTGAAGATTTTACGCCATCGAAATCATTAAGTTTTGCTGCCATTAAAAATCACTCCTGTAAAATTAATTGCCAACGTCTACGGATTTAGTTTGTGTTTCTGTATCAGATCCAGGATCTGGGTCTTTGACAAAGTTAATTTCTCTACTCGCTTCAATAACAACAGCCATCTCATCAGTGTCAGTATCCGCCAGTGCTTCAAATTTAATTTCTGGTGCTAATGCATTACCGTTTTCGAGCGACATTTCAAATTCGCCAGAAGGAGATACGTTAGGGAATTGAATGTAGATATCACTGTAAACCTCTTCAGTGTCAGGATTATAGGCAATTGTACGGTATTCAACTTCATATCGCTCAGAGAATTTGCTCGCTTTAATAGGGAGGCGTCTACCGATTTTGTTAATCTGGTACACTGCAGTTAATCTCTCTTTTGTACCAGCAAATCCAGTAGGGATTAAATACGTGCCGTCAGTAGATACAGGAGTCTTATAAGTTAATCCTTTTTTGTTGAAGAAGGTTACATCACTTACCGGTTTACCTTTAAGAGTAACCGCATTTTTGTCATCAACAATTAGACCATGTTCACGGTCAAAAACCTGAACTTTAGCTTCTTCCTCAATTGTTTCACCTTGTGTCATTGCTAACCACTCTAAGTCGAAAAATGCATTCTTGACAGTAAGATTGATTTCTTTTTCAGACTTTAAGATGTAAAGTGGTTTATTCCCGATACCGCCGCGAAGCTTATCTTCGGAGATGGCTTGGGAGAATGAAGCTGTTTGTGCTTCTGCTGTGAATACAAGCTGACCATCAGATTTTCTTCTGAAATAAACATCAGCTGTATCTTGAATAACTGTTTTCATCTATAGATTTCCTCCTTAAAATAAAAAAGGAACAGCTATTAGCTGCCCTTAGAAAAACCCTTGGTCTCATTTATAAATTTATCTCGGCTTATGTAATGTTTCTCTTCCTCAAATAAATCAATGTGTTTATCCCAGTTCACAATGTTTTTACCTGCTTCTGGTGAAACTGTAGCAAAGAGGGCAGAAGTGTCATATTGCTTGAATCGAGCAATCCGATGATAAGTCATATAAAGTTGAAACAGGGTCATGTCATTAATGTCTTTATAAAGGTAGCCTGTATAAGTCGACACTGTGCTAATGATATCTGCCATATCAACTGAATCACCATCTCGACTCTTGACTCTTTTGCTTCGCTCATTAGCTTTTTGAATTTCAGGATTGGAGCTTATTTTTTCTTCCTTCAAACAACACATTTTTAATACAAGTTCTCTAATGGAATCGAAGTTTTCAGGAGTAAGCTTATCCAGTATTTCTTCTCCATTGAACATTTTAGAAAACACTGTGCTATAGGCTTCTTGAAAATTAGGAAGGGCACCCGAAATTTCATAAAGAGTCATTTTTTTTAATTCAGCAACAAGCTCATCAAGTTCCCCGAAACGATTAACATCTTCTTTGTTATAAACGTAAATGATCTCTTTTTTGGACATTTTGATTAGCCTTAAATAATTGGCTAACTGACCGTACTCTTTAACTTTAATGAATCTGCATTCACCAAGTTCTGTAGAGATAGGTTCTCCAGTAATGAAAAACTCCATATCAATCATTTCATAGCTCCGAAAGTGAATATTAATTTGTATCCCAAATACCCTTCAGGTGCGTTCGATATGAGCAGTCTAGTGTATTTAACATTTTTACCGATGCCAGCAAAATTTTGATTGAAGAGCATGTTACAAATACGATCAGTAATTTTCAGGTTCCTGAATTCAGTCTCCTCATAAGTGTTAATGTGTGTATAAACATCAATCATCAAGTCTTGATCTAGTAGCATCACACTTTGGGTTGAGGGTTTAGGGATTCCATTACCAAGATAGACACAAAGCCTGCAAATTGGTTGATCGGTTAAATCATCAGTTTTGGGAGCACGTTTGATTATGGAGCTTAATATCGATGGGGAATCATCAACTGGATCATAATAATTTTCCAATGTCTGAACGTCAGGGAGAGAAGAGGAGAGAGGGTCATCTTTATAATATAAAAGACGATTCAATTCTGTATCATTCATAATAGTTCTGAATACAGTTGTCATATGTTCGACCATCATACTCATTCGCTATCACCTCCAACTTTCTTCTTGGCTATAAGTTTAATTGTCCCGATGTCTCCATAGACCTTGGAGTAGTCTATATCATTGACTTGGTAGGTTTCACCAAAGAAAGTAAGAGTAAGGCCAATTTTTAATTTTTCATGTACAAAATAAGGGATTGTAATATTTGCTTGTCCATCTGGAAGATTTACTGCCAATTCAGTTCCATTTATCGAAGTAGACCTTTCAAAAATACAGGGAACTTCAGTCTTTTCACCTGGAATCTTTTTGTAAATTGGCTTACCCGTTATTTCGTTAACCTTACCTGATTCAACAGACTTGTCATCTGAGGTTAGAGTGAATACAGCACCGCATATTTTGATCTCGGCCTTCTTATATATTTTGTTACTATGAGGAAGCGAAGTGATGAGCCATGTTTCGCCGTTATATTTAACCACACCACCACAATAAATGTCAGATATTTCACCTAATATATATTTAGAAGTTCCATCACCACTAGAATACTTTGAAGTAATCATTACTGTTTTTTCAATTCCATCAATCGTAACTTTCTCAGATTCAAAACCTTTTAGACCTTGCTTGAAAATGAGCTTTCCATCATGCAAAAGCTTCTCATTAATGTTAATCTTGTGATAATTACTGTAATCCTTCAATTGAATCACCGTCTGTCAATAAGCAATCATTAAGCCTGTTTAACTCACCACTTACTGTTAAAATAATGTCTCTGATTTCTATAAGGTCAGGGTCACTCAGTAGCTTTTTGTTAAGGTATTTCTCCAATTTGAAAAGTACTGAAATGTTTTTCTTGCTGAGCGTATTGCAATACACGTCTAATTCTTCAATCTTAATTTGTCCATTGTTTAATACCGATTTAACTTGAATCATACTCATAGATAATCCACCGCAGCATTTAATATCAAACGCTCAATTTCGTTTTTCTGTTCAACTACACTTTGTTTAAGTGAATTGATCTGTGTGCCAAAGTTCTTAATACCCACATCATTCGTGAAGGGTTGCCATGTATTCTCAAACAAGGTCTTTTTATTTAACAAAAAGATGTATCTCAAGAAGTGTGCAAGAATAAGAATATCATCCTCAGATAATTCTCTGCTTACAGTTTCTGTTGAATCATCAGCTTTTAAATTGTCTCTCAATCTGTTATTGAAATGAAGGATTGCATTTCGAATTGATTTATAAATGTCCTCTTCTTCTTGAGGAACATCAAAATCAGATGTTTCACAGTTGTTTAAAAAGGTTTCCCATATTTGATCATAAGATGTCATAAAAACCCCTCCTCTTAGTCAAAGAGAAGGGAAGGATCAGCGACTCCCATCCAATCAGCCAATACTTTTAATTTGCCCGCAGCAATGTCATCGCTAAATTCTGAAGCAACATCAATAATAAATTGTTTCTCAGAATCGACTGTGATTTTATCGAGCTTATTTTTAAGTTGAGCAATATTGCCCGATTTAATCATCTTTTCTATTTCTTCTTTAGTATGAATGTTGTTTTCATAAGCCTCTGATTCAACAATAGAGTCTTTAATCTCTTTGGTTGTTTCATTGTCATCTACAATAACTAATTCGCCTTTATCGAAACAAACGCTGTTCATTGTGAGCCACTCAACAACTTCTTTTGGGACTTCTTTAATATCAACCTTACCATTTTTGCTTCCAGCCCAGGTATATTGTTTATGTCCGCCATCACCAGTAAAGCCAACAAAATAAGATGTGCTTCTGTGTCGTGCTAACTTAATTTTTTCAGTCAAATTCATATCCTCCTAAAAAATCCTCATATTTGATTTAAATTGATACTGCAGCTTGTTCTTCAATAATCCCGATCGCTTCTCCAAAAAGAAGATTAACAGAAGCATCTTGAACAATTTTCATTTTGATTCTTTCATCTTCAATATCTTGCTCTGTCAATTGACGCAATCCACCATACTCAACAACAGAAAATGGTTTTTGAGAAACGCCGCCGGCAAACATATATCCTTTATTGACAGGGAGTTCGACTTTGCTATTTGTATCGTCAGTAAATGGGTTAGTGAGGTTGACAGCAGTTGTTCTACCGATTGTAGCAGGGTTCAATGCAGTAAGGAGCTCTCCTTTAATTTCTTCTGTTAAGAAGTTCTTATACGTTGAGTCTGTTCCTTGTTGGATTGCGAAGTAGTCAATGAGAAGGGTGTCAGCTACGAAGATAGGCTTCCCGCCATAACGTTGAAGCACAGAGGCTACTTTGTTGTATTGTTGAAGAGTAAGGTTTGAGCCTGTTTGAACATTTTTTGCAGGGATTTTACCTGCTGTAATTGCACTTGCAGTTAATTGATGAATTTTATCGAGGTATAGACGGACTTTAGCATCTGCAATATCATTTACCAATTTATTAAAGTAAGTAATTGAATCTGTTACGAGGTCTAGAGGCTCATAGTAGAAACCTGTTGACATAGTTTTTGGAACGGCTGGAACAGTTTCTTGACCTTCAACACGAACTAAATCAACGCCAGAACCTGTAGCAGACCAAATGACTTTTGCTTTATTCTTTTTTGGAATTTTAATTTGTTTAATATTACCTCGTTTTTCTTGTTGGACATTAGCCAAAAGGGAAAGCAACTGGGTTACTTTTGGTTTTGCGATTTCATCAGCTTGTTCAACAACAAGGTTATTAAATTGATGGAGCATGGAGGGATCAGGTGTCGTTCCACCATCGCCAAACACTTTCTTAATATAAGTTTGAATATCAGCTTGATCAGTACCATCCATTTTGTTGTTTAATACACGGCTAAACAAGCCTTTGATTTTCACAGTGTCTAATTTCATTTGAATACTCCTTTTATTGAAATTTATTTGTTATGGATTAAGCTTCAATTACTTCTAGGCGAACAAGTTTTTGCCCCATTGTGTAAACAAGGTCATCTTCGTTATTTACAACCAGGAACTTTGCAGAAGAATCAGCATAATCTTCATGAGGTGATGCGGGATCACTAAGAATATATTTTTGAGTAGCAATATCAAAGTGTGCCACTTGACCTTGTTTAACCTCGGTTACGCCCGCATTTAATGAAAATGCAGAAACATCAAAACGAGTATAAGCTGGTTCAAGGATAACAATTCGAGCATGTTCTCCTACACCGTTATAAAAGTCTCGCATTGATTCACCAAGATACCGTGCTTCAGGGGAAGCAATTAAATATGCTTTTTTTGTTTTATCTGATAGCTTCGCAGCTGTTCTATTTCCCTCAGCGTCAAAACCTAATTCAACAAGCATGAAGTTGTCGATATCTGATCCAGTCACTTTTGCACCGTGAGCAACTGTTTTGATTTTTAAAGAATTCAAGTTTCCAGTAGTATGATTACCTACTTCAGTAAGGGCTTTTTGTAATCTTGTAGCCATTTTTTATTCCTCCAAGTTTAAAATTTATTGTGAAAAGCGGGATTCAAATGAGTCATCATTAGGGATTAGATTTTCCCGTTTACTTGAAAATTCTCTAATGGTTGTATTTGTTTCAGCAGGAGTACTAACTAAATCAACTAACATTGTGTTAAGTTGTAATACAGCTTTTTCACCTTCCTCATCTTGTTTAATAGAAGCATGAATAAGGTTTTGCACTGCTTCTGAACTGAATTTATCCTCGGCCTTTAGAGCTTCAAATTTAGCTTTGTAAAATTCATTTTTCTCATTCAATTTTTGCTCAAATAAAGCTTTCTCGTGCTTTTCTTTAAAAGGCTTCAATTGCTCCACTTCAGAGTTCAGTTGGATAAGCTTTTCACTAGCAGAGTTGAATTGCTGTTCAACCTCTGCTTTATCCTTATTGATTTGATTTACTTGTTTCGTCAAATCCTTAATCTGTTCTTCTTTCTGGTTAAGTTGTAATTGAACAGATTCAGGAACAACTTCCTCCCAGTTCCGCGTCATGAACACTTCGGTTTTACTTTCAAAATCAATTGAAACAACATCGCCTGTTCTGGTGTAATCAAACTTATAGTATTTGTCATAACTATTTTCATCTGCCCAACTATAAACGTTTGCGATGAAATATGTATCGTAAACGTCTGCTATATATGAATCTGACTCTTTGTCAAGAGTAGGGTCTAGTTGACCATAAAGCAATGTTCTAATGTCTGAATGAGATAATTCAAACACTTTCTTAAATTTATCCACGGTTTCACCTTCCTTTTGATTTTCTTTACTTGCTGCTTGAAACACTAATTTTTCGAATCGCTGTAGTTCATTAAAGCTTAGAAGTTTAGAAGATTCGTAAGCTGGGAGGACAACATCATGTTCGCCTCGCTTTTCGGAATTTAAAATTGCATGTCCAGCCAAATAAACAGGGGATTGAATAACCTCAATACCATCCTGTACTGTATAGTTTGAATATAAGATTTCGCAGCTTGTGTTGATATTGATCCCTCTGCTATACCATTCTTGTAGTAACTCACAGGCATCATTAAAACGAGACCTCCACAATACAGCATCTGCTGCAAGAACTTCTTTTTTTCCATCTGGTGTATCAATTTCCATTATGTATCCTTCAGAAGTGAAAACTCCAATTGGAGTTGTGTCCAACTTCACTTCAAGTTCGCCATGCTTATCTGTTCCTAAATAGGCTTCATGAGAACCAAGTGCATCTGTTGAAGTATTTATATCTTCAACTTCATGATATTTGGCAACGATGGGCTTATTGATAATAGTAGGGGAGGCTTCCAAGGCTACTTCTTTGGGGATTATTGTGTTGTTATGTGATACTTCAAAATCAAATATGATGAAGGTACAAGGTAACTTTGTTGGATCATCTGATTGTCTAATTTCATTAAGCTGCAACTGGCATGATTGTTTCTTTTGCTTCTTTGTCAAATGAAATTCACCCCCTTTCAAAAGAGAACACTATTCAGGCGTATTGTTTCCATCAGATGTTCTTGATTTTATTGTATTTTCATTTGTAGGAGTTTCGGTTGAAGATTGTTCAGATTCTCCATTGTTTGAAGAGCCATCACCCATTGTGTAGGATGTTTGGTATGGTTTAATTTTATCTTGGAGTCTAAGCTCTTCAGTTTCATAAAGAGTTTGTTCGAGATAGCTCTCCCAGGATACTCCAGCTAAGTTGTCAATTACATGCTTAATAGACCAGCCTTTATCGTTTAATTTAATTAGGATATCCATTTTCTCTTTCAGAGTGAGCGGCTTGTCTTTATCATAGTTCATATAATAGTTGTCTTTTTGACTGTCCGGTAAGACAAGGTTGAATAGCTTTTGATAAACCTCTTGTTCAATATCCTCCATTAAAACGCCAATCCGCTTATAAAATGTATCTAAATTTAATGATGATGTTGCGTAGTTACCTCCATCACCATTCAGGAGGGATCCGGACAAGCCGTAAGCAGATTGAATGTCGCTATTAATATGATTGAATTTTGCTCCATCTAATCCATCTGCTTTAACATCTGGAAAGTTGATGTCAGCAAAGTCAGGGATTGATACTACGGTCACTCCATCTTTTTGGTTTTTTTCTAAAGCTGACTTAACTCCGCCATGAATTTTTTGTTTAACTGCTTTAGGCAACTTCATGTTTGTATATTCTCCGTTACCTTTGTCTGTACCAATTGTTAATACTGCAACAGCGTTAATAATCTTATTTGCAATAGACCTCTCGACATCTTTAAGTTTCTTTTTGTGAAGCACATCATATAGACCTGGGGTAACCCAAGATGTTCCCAAGCCTTGATTTCTCTTTAGTGTTCCTGTGCGTAGTGGGAAAGTTCTCTCTTGCGGCAATTCCTTGTATCGATATTTCTCTCGATCTTTCACGAAGTTTTCATAATCGCTTTGTTTAATAAAAGGGGAGAGGCTTTTTAACAATTCATTCCTGCGATCAACTTTATACTTAGTGAACATCTCCATGTCAACTACACATACCCAGTCTCCATTTCTCCTAAAAGAGGGAAACACATATTTAATCTCATCAAAGATAAACGGATAGGGACTCTTATCGTCTCCAAGCCATATACCAACAAGAGTGCCGGCTGTAGCAACCTGTTTTAACAAATCTCTAGTAAGTCTTTTATGTTTGACTTTATGTAAGGATTTATTTAAAAGGGAAATATGCTTATCTGAAGACTTAGCTTTATAAAAGGAATCAATTTTATAGTTGAGGGTAGGGAGGGCTTCAATCAATTCAAACAGTTGGTGAATCTCTGCAGTAGAAATGTAAAAGTACTCTGCAAGATCTTCGATTTCTTCTTGAAATTGATCGGGGTTAGAAAAATAGTTTTTTAATTGTTCGGCCTCAACTTCCGTAACAATGCCACTGGAAAACATATTCGAGATAAAGCCAGAAGCAAATGTAGCAGTATAAGTTGAATAGTCATTCAGCATTTGCTTATACTCTTCTGATTCAATGTCAACTTTATTTAAGGAAACCATGTTTCACCTCATTTCTTTTAAAAATAGACCAGCTCATCTTCAACGTCATATTCAGTTTGTTTGTTTAACTGTCTTTCTAATACTGTGGCAATATAATTGCCATAAGCCACTGAGCTATATCTGTCTTTTCGTTTACTTTTTGGCTCTTTAAGCTTAACTTGTCCATTATCGCTATATTCAGCTTCTAAGTTGATCATTTCATTTATTAGAAGTGTAATCTGAGCATAGCTTGAAAGGAATTTCCCTTTAACCTCAGGGGATAAGCCTTCATAGCCTTTAAATCTTTTCAGGTATTCTTTTCCTTCATTTTCATTGATAGGGATTTTGATTTTCCCTCGTTTGAATCCATCTTTGAGTAATACCGCAATTTCACTGTTTAATTGTGCATTACCTTTAATGCTATAAATTACTTTTTCAGCATTTTGATAAGTACAACGCTCAGCCATTCTTTCATCGTTAATGCATGAAAACGGCTCATATTCTTTAGCGCGTTCTTTATCATATAGAGGCTGACATAATGCATCATACACGCCAAGCCCGATACTTTGAGTATCTAATACAATATAGTCGCAATCATAGTCTTCGTATATTTGTCGAATTCTTGTTGCTTGAGTCCCTGTATGACCCCCTACAATGCTTTCCATGTATACGATATGACGATCATATCCATTGGAGTTTGGAATCAGTCTGAATACTGTGTAAACACTGGCATCGTTATCCTTACCGGCCATTCCGGCGATGTCATTACTTACCAGTCTAATCTCTCCTGGTTTCTTGGATTCATATTTGAAGTTGGAATCCTTGATTAAGCTATAATAGTCTGGAGGGAAGAGGGGAGAAGCAAGTTTCCGGTTCTTTTCAATGTCTTCAAATTTAAAATAAGCTTTTTCAGATTCACCAAACCAGAGAGCTTCCATTTCCATTGACCAACCAATAGGATCGAAGTCTTCTTCAGCCATTTCATCTCGCACCTGATCTTTATCCAAAAGACCTTCCTTTATTGCGATTTGATAAGGGAGGCCACAAACAAAGTATTTAGAACCTTTCATCATTGCATTGTAGTATGTAATGAACCTGTTAAATGACCAATGAACTTTATACCAACAGGATGAGAGGTAAATTTCTTTGTTTCGCTCTTTGAGATGAGCATATTCTTCTTTTTCAAGATATTTAGGAGAACGGGGAGCTGTTAGGAATTTTCGGAGTACTTTACTGATGATTTCAAAATCTACCATTCTGAATTCATCTACAATGAGGAGGTTTGCACGTTTGGAGCGTGCACCATCATTTGAGGCAACGATTTTAATCCAGCTGCCATTATGAAACTCAACTTTGGCATCATTCGTTGAGGTTTTTAAATCTTCTATTTCTCGCCTTAAATTAGGCGATTCTTTACGTAAGTCATCAATTTTTTCTATGACTTCACGAGCTTGTCCTTTTGTTCCTGACGCAATAACTATTTTCGTACCTGGGAAGAGGATGGCTTGTACACAGCAGTATACAGAGGTTAACCAAGTTTTACCCTGACCACGACTGGCCAAATACATAAAATAATGGTTATGTACCATCATGTAAATTAAAATACATTGGAACAATTTAAGCGTAATGCCCAAGTATTCTTTTACGAAACGATGTGGATTTGCTCTATAGAATGAAGTCCATGCACCAATACCATCCATTAATCGTTCGGATTTTGATTTCTTTTTAAAGTTGTTTCCCTTTTTAAAGATATTAATTCCTCGACTATGCTTGTTGCGATCTGTTGTAAAATTTTTATGTGAGGTCATTTTCTCGTTCCTCTTCTTCTGTAACAGGTTCTTCAACAGTGTGCTTATTCATTTCTTCCCAATATTCCTCTGAATATTGATTTTTTAGACCAAGCATTCGGGACAGATGACCAAGGAAAAACACCTTAATGTATTTACCAATTTTATCAGGATCTTTCCACCTAGGCTCTGGCTCAGGTATTGGTCTCTCATTCTCATATTTTTTTATCAAGGTTCCAAAAGACTCTTGCTCAACTCCACTTGCTCCAGTTTCTTGAACCGGTTTTAAATTACTTGAGCCAAGTAAATCTTGAAGAGTTTTTTGCTGCTGATCGACTTTTTCACCATTCTCCCGTCGTTTGCGGATATCTAGCCGCGTCAAACATATTTCATTTATAAGAAGTTCCATTCCTTTAGAGTCACATTCATACCTATTCGTGAAATCAATATATTCATTTTGAAGCCAAATGTAATCTTCAACATCAAGACCGCGACCCCAGAATTGCATTAATTCATTTATGTCTTCCTTAGATATATCTTCTGTACTTTTAGCGAGTAATAACTGTGTTGTGTATTCTTGTTCTTCTTCAAAGTCAAATTCACTGTCTGCCCAAGTTTTTGACTTGTAATCTTTCATTCCGATATTCTTCATATACGTACCTAACACATTGCCATCTGATTTTTTCTTGGAAACTGATTCGTTAACAGCAGAAACCCATAAGTCGTAAACAAATGGGCGATCAATCATCCTTAAGATGTTTTGTACATTCTTCAAGTTATCTTTGTCTTTTTGGAATTCGTTTTGGAGACAACTCTTACATACTGATAGTTTGCCGGTTGCAGCATTAAAAGCGGATTCAGAAATATAATATTGATTGGCATTTTGTTCTTTGCCGCAGCATGAGCATTTTATTTTTTCAGCAGACATATCTCACCTCCATAAAGTTAGTTGATGTAAACACGTTTTATAAAACGCCCAGTAATAGAGCGGAAGGGGGGTACCGCAATCATCCTGGGCGTTCTAAAAAGGTGTTTAAACTAAAGAAGAGAGGACTTCATCATGATGAAATCCTCCTTTGATCTCAATTCCTAATTTTTTAATTGTTTTGAGTTGATCTTTAGTAACAGTACTGTCGATATAAACGCCATTCGGAAAATGGTTACCTTCTAAATAATTGGTTGAGATAATAGTACAACTAATTCCTTTTTCTTTGGCTAAGTCTTTGTAAACCTTTTGATGAGCACCTACAAGTAAAGGAATATTATTCTCTTGCGATAGCCTAAGAAGAAGAGTTGTTTTACCTTTACCTCTCTGAGAACCATTTACCAGCAGCATTTTGGGTGCATTTTTATGAAACTTTTCTTGTAGTGATTTATCCACGTCATTAAAAACAACTTTCATTCGCTTGGATGGAGGTTGGATTTTCTCTCCAAAAATAGTTAAATGAATAGCTTCTAATACACGCTTAATCTCAGAATCACATCTGTATCCAGACTGTTTTAACTCTGTGAGGGTTTCTAAATGTTTATTTAAGTATTTAAAATCTTCATTCGTCATTTTTTGTCTTCATCCTCAATCGTTTTTAGTATTACTTTAATAAACCTTCAATAGCTCCTAGGCTCACAACTGTCTCATAAGGTGAATAGTGTTTTGCTGCCACACTCATGTTTCTTAAATCATCTATGGCAATTCTTTTATTTATAAAAGCTTCTCTATGAGTCTCAATAACATATTTAGGATCAGCAAATGGCTTACTTACAGTATTACAAGTCACTTCTTCATAAACAGCAGGAATTGAATCCAACAGATACTTATAATCACACAGCTCTTTCATTAATTGTTCTTTGTTAATATTTCCTGTTCCATCTTCAATGATTTCCTTCCAGAAAGACTCGTAAACATCTTTGTAATCAGCCACTTACACTGCTCCAATCTGAATAAAATTAAAGTTTTATCAATAGTGAATTTTGAAGAATTCGTTATCTAATGGGTTTACTTTGAAAATCAAATCTAAACCTGATACCTCACCACTAGCACCTTTAAGTTCTGCTCTAGAAATAATTTCGACATTGTTAAATTCTAAAGTAACCTTGTGTGACTTTGTTGTCTCAATATGGCGACCAATTGTTTCAGCTAATAATTTGAATTCAGAGCGAGGAGTCTCTTTTAAAACTGAAATATATTGTTTCTTCCCTAACTTTGATTCAAAGGAGGTAGGGGCTTTATAATCGCCTAAAAATTTAAGTACATCAAAGTTTAACAGAGCGTTCTTTGCAAAAATCAAATACGTTTCATGTTCATCGCTATAAAAGATTTCAACATCTTGAAGAGATGTTAAATCAATTAAAGATTCCTCAGTTGTTTTATCATACAAGTGAAGGTTATAAACTTCGTGCATTGCTAATTCCAAATTTATTCTCTCCTTTGAAACAAAGACTCAGTAATTGTCCTCTTAAATTCTTCCGAAAATTGATCCCAATGAATAGACAATTCGTTAATAAATGAAGCAGCGCTCAATATTTAACCCCCTTTTTTAACGGATTATGCAGTTCCTCAATAAACAAAGTTAATAGGATCCTACATCGAGGCTCCCTTAGTTGAAAAAATAATGTCCTAATACTTCGATTAGGCTCTGTTGTGTGTATCATTCTTAAAGCGAATTATGTATGTAGCCTCAATACCTGCATCATCAAAAACCATAAATTTTTGAGAAGGTTTTGTTCCGAACCGACCTTGCATAGCATAATCATCCGCACCGACAAGCGCTCCGTTTACTACAACTGTTGTGCTGCCATACTCTTTTTCATAATTGTGATGAATATGACCACCGAATATGTAAGAAGGGATGTAGCCAAGTAATTGAGGCAATCGTGTTACACACTGATCAACACGATCGTAGTGTCCGTGTACAAACACGACTTCCTGATTGTTGATTTTAGCGGGGATGAAACCGTCTTGCTCAGGTTCAATGGAGATGTTCTTTATGTTCTTCAATCTGGCTTCGAGGTACCAATTAATGAGGTATTCAAAGTTTTCTTTAATCCCTACATCATTTTTAGAAGGGGAGAGGCGACCGTGATTTCCTGCCACGTTGTAGAACTTAACCTCTTGAAACTCACTTGCCAACATAGCTAGCACTTCTGCAAGCGTTTCTGATACATATTTAATTTGTTCTACAGCATCTTCATTGGCCTGAACTCTTGTAGACACATGAATAAGACCTCCGATTAAATCACCGAGATTTGCTACGTGCAGTGTGGAAACATGATTCTGTTTACCATACTCAATCACTTTGTTGGTTAGATGTTCTACACGCTCATTGAAGATTTCTTTGTTGAATTTATTAATGCGGTTATCGATTTCCATTCCGAAGTGCCAATCACTGAATAGAGCAAGTCCATGTTTTTCAGCAATAGCGGGGGATGGGAAGGTGAAGCGAAGGGGTCTTTTTGACTCTAGAGATGCAATAGCTTGAACAACATCATCTTTAATTTGTTCAAACCGTGCTTGATTGGCAATGAATTTCCGGAATTCTCTTTTTTGATCTCGTGCTTTGATTGTTTGTTTTTCGGATTCAATGCGAATTTCTTCATGTTTTTGTTGAACTTCTTTGTTCATATTCTTTGAGATAAAGTAATCGTGCCAGCGCTCAAATTGTTTAAAGTCTTTACGCCATTTGCTTTCATCATAGTTGGTTCCCTGATCTTTATTTAATAGTGTAGCAATTGTTTTTGTGTCAATGTGATAAGTATCTTTGTTTTTGAAAAGTCTAATATGATAATCAGTAAATGATTCGTCTTTTTCTCGCTGTAAAACAGTATCTAAAATAGCTGTCATTCAGTCACCACCTACTCATTGATTTGTGGAAGTTCGTCTTCTTCGGTAATAGAAATCTTCACTTTCCGACCGTCAAATGATTTTAAAATTGAATTCAGATCATAACGCTCGATGTCCGTTTTTGTTTCTTCTTCAATAATCCCATCAATGTAAGTATAGTTACCTTTTAAATTTACTGTATGAACTTTCTTAGCCAAATTAAATTCCTCCAATATGTGTTTTATTTTCGTTCAATAAGCTCCTTCGGAAGCCCGATGATCCGAAGCATCGGTAACGTCCGAAAAGGGGATATAAAGGAGATGAAAAGATAAGTCGGATAGGCGTTGGGGAAACGCCCGAAGGAGATTATTGATAACTTGCGTACCGGAAGGCTCTTAAGCACATTCCGGCTGATCGGTAAAGTAAAACGCAAGCACAAAAAGACCTTCTAACGATTTAGATGGCCTTGTTCTGATTACATTCTAACCCCGTTTCACCTACGTCAGTAGCTCACGTAGGGACGCAAGCCTTCAGATCGACAGGGAATACGCTGATTACGGGTTCAGCGACTGAAACCTTTGTAGTCGACAAACTATAAGTAAGGCGAAAATAACAAAAGACGCCAAATAACGTCTTCAGAAACTCCTTGTACTTCATGGTACATGAGCATAAAAGGCTGGTTATCGCTGTGCGAAATCCAGCTGGCTCCTTCTACACCTGGCAGATGAGCTATGACAACAAATAATACACACTTTCTGGAATGTGTTTAAAGTTCCTATTGCCAACATCTTATATATCAAGTTTTTATGTTGCTTGCCAACTGCTCAGCAGAGTCTGAGAGCCAAGGAAAAAATTTGAGAAGGGAAGACCCTAATAAGCCTTCTCAATGGCATTTTTAATGCTCTTGTCAGGTTACACGCCTTATTGAGAAACAAAGCGTCTCAAACGCTCGCCGTTTATTTTGCACAGTTTTCTCTGACCCGTGTAAGGAGGTATGTGCATGGGAAAGTTTAGGCTCCATTCAGAACATTGAAGGAGATAAGTGAAATAAAGTGAACGTGTTGCTAAATGAAATTGAAAAGGCAAGACCGAAAATAACCCTTTTCTGTGAAATGCGAGCGGTGATCAAGCGCCCAAAAACCATCCCACTTATTTTACGAGGGTATGTGATTACAAAGCCTCGCTAACCCGGAAAAATTTTTGATGACCCATAATAAGCATCAAAGCTTACAAGGGCAGTATTTAAAGGGAAGGGAGACGCATCTACCTTACCTAAGTGCAAGCCGAAACAATACACCGCAATTAATATTCAGGTTATATGCCACCCATAATAAGACCCTGATGGGATTCAGTCGCAATTTGCATTAATGCGTCAAGTCTTATCGGCATATTTAGCCCGATAATAGCCATTTACCTGTCTCTTTAAGATACAGACATCCGAGTTAACCTCGAACCCTCATAAATGACCATTATCCGACTAACTACAATGACCAGTTGTAGCTGTAAAGTCGAATTTAATGCTTTTGTTCGTATGAAAATAGCATAGACATGTTTAGAAAAGGCTTCATCCACGATGGGGCAATACCCCGCTAATATCCACTTATCCGAAACCCTGGCATTCCAAGTCCTCAAACAAATGAATATTAGCGGAGAACTGATATCCCACATATCAGTAAACAGCTTATTATTGACGACACCCCCCATGCCATCAATAAAAGAACTCTAATTGATTAACCTGGAGATGAACACATGCGAAAAGAGGGGAGGGCGACAATTTCCTCCATAACATCTAACTCTGCCACTTTTAGGAGCATAAGCTCTATGTGACAAAGCGTGCAGGAAGCCTTTCCTGTCGTCCTCATTAATTTTTATTAAGCTTTCACTGCGTCTTTTAGAGATTTAGCAGCCTTGAAGGCAGGTGCCTTTGTAGCTGGAATATCAATTTCTTCGCCCGATTTTGGATTTCTCCCTTTACGAGCTGCACGTTCACGAACTTCAAACGTTCCAACTCCAGGAATCTTGATTGATTCACCTTTTGTAAGTGTTTCAACGATCACATTAAATACTGCTTCTACTTTAGGTGCAGCTTCTTTCTTAGTAACTCCTAATTTTTCTGCAACTTCTCCAATAAATTCTGTTTTGTTCATTTTTAATTCCTCCTAGTGGTTTTGTATATTTTTGTGTTAAAGTATAATTACGGTAACGTTTGCGCTTCTTTTGAAAAATGGGAGACGTACTCACCCTTATATGTGGAAATTAGCTTTCTTTCTCCCTTATGACGATTATCTCAAAAGGGGCTTTCAGACCAGTCATATCAGGGGTTCAAGGCACTTTTTTTGTTAAACTTTTTCCGGTAAAATCGCTGTACCCCTTGGGGGAGTAAGGCTCAAGACACTTTCTATTTAGGTAGCAGAGCGATATTTGGTTTTATTCTTATGCCATTTTTCTCTTTGTCGTTCTTTTTCTCTTTTGTTAAAACAGCTAGTGCAATATTTTTTGCGGTTAGAAGAGGATTTGATTATTTTTAAACAAGAACTGCATTTAGTTGTATTCTTTAAGTTCTTTCGTAAATTCTCTAGGATTGTATCCCCGAAACATTCCCATAATGTTGATTTAAATTTGCTTTTCTTTTTATACAGATACTTAATCAGAACATCAGCAACATATTGCTCGTCTTCATGAATCTTCAGCAATCTGTCTTTAATGACCTTATAAACATAAAGTTTTTGTCCAGGCTTAATGTCTTCATCATTCATGAGCCATTTCTTGTTTTGGTCTAATCGTTTGTACTCACTAATAATTGCCTCGTCCAACTTAATATTCTTGTTCTTGAGCAGGAAGCGATAATCGAACTTCCCTGCAACAGCTGCAAAATTAATTCGGTCTGAGGGGATAATGGAGTCTAACTTGTTTACTGTGCTTTCATTAATTAACTCAACGCCATGTTCTTCTTTATCCTTTGCATTGATGAAGAAGTGGGGTACTTTATTTTTTATGTAATCTTTGATTTTTTCATCGACATGATCAGGTCGGGTAGGCATGAATAAGGTTTTTGCGAACTTTGATACCCTCGGTTTCCCGATATTTTATTAGGGAATAGACCATATCATCATCTGTGCTAGACAGATGGTCAGCGCTTCATAATAAGGAATTTCACCTTATTATTACTCCATAAAGGATGGTCGTTGCACCTTCATTTACAAGTGCTTCCCAGCATGATGTAAACGCTTGGCACAGGGTTATCGTATCGATAAGGACTTAGAATTCCCCTGTTAGCACACTCATTGACGATCATTTCCTATCGCTGCTTTTCGCTGAATGCACACCCTAGATTTCTAGGTTCACTGACTTTTCATCCGCATATCGCTATGCGACGCGACTAAAAATTTAATCGATAGTAAAGTTATTTTCCATACATAGCCATTTGATCACGTCCATATTTATGTTGTCACTGTTCCATATCTTAGTGATGTTGTTGCTGTACTCCCCGATATTGATCCCATAAGCAAGAGTTAGTGCTTCATAGATGTTTTTGCTATTAATCTCTTGTTTCTGGGCTACAGACATTTCATAATACAACGGAACGATGTTTTCCATATTACGCTTGGCAATATTGACGATTAACTCATCAGGAATAATTAAGGCCTTATCCCCGTCATTGTCGAACTGCAGCAGTTTAGATATTGGATCATGAATGCTGGTGTAAACACCTGGGGTAATGAACCACTTTTCATATTCCTCATCTTTTTTGTTCCACCTAACACCATGCTCTCTGAATAGGTGAGGGGAGCGGAGGATATCAATATACCCTTCATCATATAAAGAACAATGGACATCACTTCCTGAAAGCAGTCCTTTTGGATTCTGGATGTTCAGAAATAATTTTTCGCAGAAAGCATACAGGTCAGGGCATAAGTATGTATAACGAGCACCATCAACAAGCAATTTTCCTGATTTGGCATCTTTAATCATGCTTTTCTTTTTATTTTTAATAATTTCTTTCGTGTGATCATCGTTAAGAAGTTCTGGATATAGAAGCAAAGCGTTCTGAAGAGCTGTTCGATGTTTCTTTTTCTCCGTAGCTCCAAGAACTCTTAACATGGTTTCTTTGTCAGTTCCCAATGTGGTAATCTCTTTTACAGTCTTAGAGCTCATTTGAATTAATTCTTCATCGGAGATATCTGTAAGTGTCTGGAGCATTTGATAAGTGAGCTTACCTTCAACAGAAGGGTCTTCTTCGTTGAGTTTTGCCCCTAAGCATCCATATTTTTTATAATTGAATTGATATTCTTCCCACGATGAATAATACTTCCACATTTTAAACTGGCTTTTAGTGAAGATAATTTGAACATCTTCTTTCACTACGTCCCATTCCTTGCCGTATATATCAGTTACTTTAAAAGCTTTGTTTTCCTCAGCAAATTTACGAAAATCAAAAGGGACTAATAAACCCTTTACCCATGGGAGTCTTACCATGAAGCTTTTACGACTTAGAGTGGGGAGTATCATTCCGCAGCCATCTGTATGTTCAATGGGAATGTTCATTGTTTTTCGTGTGATATCGTAGGTATCTCGATCAATGTAGTCAACGAGACTCGACACATCAGTTTCTAAGTCGTTGACAACAATGGCTTTATCAATATCAATCTCCCAAGGGCTACTGGCACTGTTAGAAAGGGCCATATAGCTATTCCATTTGTTAATGCTACTACCACCAAGGGAGTTGATCTTTTCAATACTTAAGCCGCATGTCAAAGCATCCTGATACTTATCGTAGGTGCTTTTTTTAATGAAACATGACTTCTTTGTACGAATTTGACCGGCGCTGCTCGTGAAATAAATGTATTTTTCATTGTTATGTAAAAATCCCTGATCAATAATGTCCTTCAATACTTCAAAATGGTAAGTCTGGACAACCATGATTTCCTCTGAAAGGGTGTTTTCTTTAATCCCTAATGTTCGGGTCAACACTGAATCAAATAAAGAAATCACTTTATTATCCCTTAAGCTGTCAGTTCGAAGTGTTCTTATGTTATTATGTTCTTCGAATGCGGAATAGAGGCATTCTTTAAGGTATGTAATTCTTTGTGATATGTATTTCTTATGTTTATTATTTACATTGTCTAATGTCTTAAGATAATCTCTGTATCTATAAGACTTCAAAATCTTATTATGTAATGAATTTTCTTTGTCATTATAAAATGCTGATGTGTCCACGCTGTATATGTGAACTTGCTTAGACAATCCGTCTTTTTTTCTTTTCAATCAATCCCCTCCATTTATTTTATTTTTACTCTAAAAGTGCTTAATATTCGCTATTAAGATATTGATTTACTAAACTTCGATATGTAAAGCTTTGCTTATTAATCTTTCCGTACCATTTATAATCCTGATAAAGGTATTCTTCTTCGGGTGTTGCTGTCCCATCGACTACTTTTCCCTCAATAAATCCCATTAAATGACTAAATAAATACTGCTTTTTCATCTTACACCTCCATACTATTTTATTTTTACTCTTAAAGTAATTAAAATAAAGACCACTTCATGTGGTTGTGTCTTTATTATATATTTTATTTTTACTCTTGTAAACATAAAAATCCAAAGTTAATTGGATTTAATTTCGATTAATTCAAAAAGATCGTCAACTTTACAATTTAGAATATGTGCCATCAATAAAAGATTGTATGTACTAGGGAGAACGGTTGCAAATCCCTCGCTGTCATTTTTACACCATCTAGATATACTTGCTCTTTCAGCTTTTATTTGCTCTGCTAACCAGCCTTTTTCAATACCTTTGCTGTTTAGAAATGAATCCAACTTACTTTTAACCCTATATTCCATTTAAATCATCCTTTTGCTGTTTGAATAAATTTTATAAAATGACTGGTTTACATACAAGCAGAGTATGATTATTTGCATTAAGATACAAAAATATTTGCATTTAAATGCAAATAGGCAATATAATAATTGTATATCAACCAAGATACTTCAAAATCATCAGATATTAAGGAGGGGTCACATGGATACTTATTTTGCTTCTGTCATTGACAACTTAACTCGAAATGATCTGTATATTCTAGGCTTATTGAGCGATGAAGGGGCTGATTTAAAGTTTAAATCAATTAGGAAGAAAACCATTCAAGCTAAAACTCAACTAACTGATGCTACTTTTAGAAAGAGCATTGATCGTCTTGAGGCCTTGCAGTTTATTAATATAGTGAAAAACAGTAAAGAGCATACAATTTTTATTACTCAATATGGTCAAGAAGCTTTGAGATATCAATTAGAAGGGGAGAGGGTTTAATGTTTGGTTTTATTGGAGTTGGTCAGGCCGGCGGAAGTGTAGCAGATGAAGCAATGAAGAGAGGATTTCATTCTGTCGCAATAAATTATTCACTTTCAGACCTTAATTCATTGGTCAATATTCAAGATAAGCTTCATCTGGTTGGGACAGAAGGAGTTGGCAAAGAAAGAAGTGTAGCAGCGAAACATATGAAAAACAACTGGGAATCTTCTATTGAGTTTATAAAGAACACAATGGAAAAGCCTTCAGTACAAGTCATTTTTGTTGTTTTCTCTGCAGCTGGTGGAACTGGTTCAGGGGTAGCTCCTATATTATTAGAATTGTTAAACGAATGTCTTACTCATAAAACAATAGTTGCTGTACCCATCCTTCCTGACAACAATGAAGTATTGGTCAATCAGATGAATTCACTGGAGTTGCTTGATGACTTATCTATGCCAGAGACATGTGTTTTACCTTTGGATAATCAAATGGTTTTGAGCAAATATGAAGGGAAGATTTCTGAAAGCAGACTATACAAGGAGACAAACAAGATGTTCCTTGATTTAATCGAAGTCTTACTCAATTACACGGACAGAGGCTCAAAGATCAGTACATTAGACAGGAAGGATTTAAATCAGCTTTTTGACACACCAGGAATCATGACTATTGCTCAAACAGACCTCAATGAATTTACAAATGAGGGTAAGTATTTTGATAAGCTGCATGAAGATATACAAAAGTCGTGGAACAATTCGATTTTCACTCCTGTTGAGTTTACAAATGTGATGAGAGCTGGAGTTATTCTGGATGTTCATGAGTTCTTAACGGAACATATATCGTATAATGAGCTGTTTAATGTCTTTGATAACAAGATGCCCCTAGACTTATTTAAAGGGCATTATGATAAAGGTAATAGGGCGATAACGATTCTTAGTGGATTAACCTGGATCAATGAGCGAATGAAGCAGTTAGATGATTTAATTGAAAATGGGAACACTGAAGTTAAAGAAACAACTGTTTATAAAGCGAAGAATCGCCGTAGAGAGGATTTATTTAAACCGAAAAAACTGGAGAACAAGGAATCGAAAAAGACCTCTTATATGGAGGCACTGAAGAGACTAAAGCGCTAATTTTAAAGGGAAGCTGCCTATTTTTGGTGGCTTTTTTATTTTGATTTTTTATGCCCCCCCTTGGTGATCGTGAGCTAAAAAAGTGCTTATCGTCAATGAAGATCGGAAAGGGTTAATTAGTTGATATAGCAATGTTTTAGAGCTGTCAAAGGGGATAATAGGTGTTTTGTGATCGTAAAACGTAGACAGGAGAGAGGAAAAGTGGTTGTTTATTTAAAAATCCAATGAAAAAGGGGAGAATGAGGGGTAGAAAAACATTGATATTATAGGCTTTTACGATAGCGGTTACGATGCGAAAATAGGCTGAAAAATGGGAAAGTGAAAAAATAAGTTGGGTGTGGAAATGGAAGTGCTAGGGGTACATTTGTTCTTGTTTTTTAGCCTTTAGATGTTAATATACCCCCTATATATTGGTATTGAATTCCCTATATAAGATACGTTATGTAGGGTTTTTATGATTTGGCTGATAAATTTGCACAGCTAACACAATTTCAAATGAAAAACAATATTTATTTTTGAAAAAATAATTAAGCGGTCAACTTAAAAGTGAATACCCATTCATTAAAAATAATCGTGTATATAACGAAAGGAAGCAAATCGAAGTCTTATTTTTTATCTATGCAATTTACTCATCAATTCATACACCTATTTTATATTCATCCTAATCATATTCCTTCTCATCTCGTTACATCCACCATTACATATCCTCATCTTGCCTAATCATATCTATCCGTTTCCTTCACCATACATCATATATCCATCCTATAACACTAACCACACATCATCAGAAGCATTCTAATGCACCTAGAATCAATTTTAATTTGATCATAGTATCATTGGTATCCAATCCACATACACGCCTTATACAGCCTATACACACATGAATAATAGTCCAAAATAATTTAAAAAAATCCATTTTGAGAATAAAAATAAAATGACTTTGTAGGGAAAGTGTGTTATAATAGAGTCATAGGAAAGGAGGTGTACATAGTGTTTGAGAAAGTGGGTATCATAGTTGCTTTCCTCATATCTTTAACGGTTCTTACAATCAACAGTCTAACAATAGTTGAGAAGATAAGAAACCTAAAGAATGGGACAAGCAAAAAGAAAAAGCGTATACGCAAGCGGCTCCGACCAAAGAGACAACGCCAACGTATACGCCGATGAGAGCTAAGCTAAAGGGGAATGAACTTCTCCTTTAGTTCTACCCATATTATAACATGATCAAGCACATTGTAAACATGAAACGATTCTCATTATGGTTTACTCAGATCACATTCATTGGCTTATTCTTAATGTTTCAGCTCATCAAAGATTACTTCAGCAGCGAAACACAGGCACTAATCAACACAATTTTTGTAGTCACATGTATCATTGCCATACTGTTATGGATCATCTATTTTGTATTCCTTAAACTAAGAAACAAGTCACGCTAATCATATAGGCCTCATGGTATAATTAAATCATTGAGGTGAGATGAGTGGAGAAAAAATTCCTGGATGCTATTCGGCAGCTTGCTAAGGAATTAGAAATGCTCAAGAAAGATATTGACTCCATCAAGAAAACAACTGACAGAATTGATTCAGACCTTTTAGAGTACAGAGAAGAGATAAGCAAAGTTAAACAACATGAACCTTGAACACACCAGTTAAATATCAAACTGTAAATAAGGAGCGGTAAATATTTATCGTTCCTTTATTTTAATTAAATCAAAAGGAGATGCTAAATGAATAAAGTTAAAGTAGTTGATTCCATAATGGGATCTGGTAAGACATCAGCAGCTATTAACTACATGAACAACGCTAACCCAGAAGATAACTTTATATTTGTCACACCTTATCTTAATGAGGTTGAGCGGATAAAGAAAAGTGTAACCAACAGACAAATGTATGAACCTAAAGTAAGAACAAAAGGGGATAAGACTCAATATAAATTTGAATCACTTCATGAACTCTTATCACAGAATAAAAACATTGTTGCAACTCATAACTTATTTAAGAACGCAAACGATGAAACAAAAGAGCTTATCCTTTCAGGTAACTATACTTTAATATTAGATGAGGTTATGGAAGTAGTTGAGCAGCTACAAGTGAAGACACATGATCTTACAACACTATTTGATTCTAATCTTATCTATGTTGAAGATGGATTTGTTAAATGGAACGAAGATAAAAGGGATTATGAGACACGTTACAATGACATTAGAGATATGGCATTGAACAATAATCTTGTGTTTTTTAAAGACAGTATATTGATTTGGAACTTTCCAGCTGAGGTATTCAAATTGTTTAAAGAGGTTTACATATTAACTTACATGTTTGATGCTCAGATACAAAGGTATTACTATGATGTGAATGGAATTGCTTATGAAAAATATGTGTCATCCTACATAGATGGGGAATACCGGTTCACTCAATATAATAAGGACTTTGAGAACAACGTTAAGGAAATGACCCGTAATAAGATTAAAATATATGAAGGTAACTTAAATGCTGTTGGCCAGTTAGATTATTCATTGTCGTCAACCTGGTATAAAGATAAGTCACCATATACAATCAAGAAGGTAAAGAACAATGTATTCAATTACTTTAACAACATTGTTAAGTCATCAAGTGATGAAGCAATGTGGACGACCTATTCAGAACATAAGAATAAAATAAAAGGTAATGGATATACAAAAGGTTTTGTTTCCTGCAATGCACGTGCTACAAATGAATTTAAACATAAGAAACATTTAGCTTATACAATAAACAGATACGTTAATACAATCCTTTATAGTTACTTTAAGAATAAATATAATATTGCAATTGATCAGGATTTATTTGCTTTATCTGAATTAGTACAGTGGATATGGAGATCAGGTATAAGAGATGGTAAAGAAATAACATTATTCATTCCATCTTTAAGGATGAGGAAGCTGCTTTTAGAATGGTTAAATGAATAGGTTAATAGAACAAACCTCTTAAACTTTGAAAAAAAGTCAGTCATATCAAGGGTTTCAGAGCCTAAGTCTTTAGGGAAAGGGTATAAAAATAAATTTTAAAAAAGGGAGAACATTTTAAGTACATACGTCCGTAAAGAAGGGCGCTTTACGTCCGGTTTTGTTCAGCAAGCTGAACGAAAACTTATATAAATTTATTAGAATAAAAATAAAATAACAATTGATAATTTATAATGATCATGTTAAACTTAAAACAAGTTAAGGGAATAAGACTTTATTACATAAAATTAGAATAAAAATAATATCACTTGATGAATGGAGAGGTTAAAGATGATGTTAATTAAACAAAAAGGAAACAGATACTATAGATATAGCTGGGCTCAAATGAGAAGTTTCCCAATTAAAAAAGTTGAAGCATTAGAACTAATCGAAAATGGTGAAGCTGAGTTAGTTGAAAGCTTTATTACAGATCCTGCACCTCAGCCAATTACAGAAGAAACAAAGCAAGTAGATGAAGTACAAGAAGAAGTTAAATCAACAAAAGTAGTAAGCATAAAATCAATGATAGAGGCAAAAAAAGCAAAAGATCACTTTGTCAAGAGAGTATTACCAAAACTTAATCTTACTGACATTAAAAAGTTAACGAAACTTTCATTTGAAAAAGACAGTGAAGGGTTCCAAGAAGAGATTATGAGAATCATTCTGAGACTGGATATTGAAGAAGCAACAGTGGGATGCTTACAAGGAGGTCAAAATACATGAGTATTGCTCCTCCTTATGATGAGTGCCAGATTAGGTTCAAAATATGCTATCTCAAGGAATAAAGCCAGGTGATGAATATAAAATTTATGAATACATGATATGGATCAATAGAATGGTTATAAGGTATAAGAAGTTAAAAAACGAGAAAGTTACCGCACCGATTAAACAAGATGATTTTACTAGCTTTATAGAAGAGCAGGTTGGAGTTGTTTAAATAAAATAAAATGCATATTTTAAACAGAATGGTGATGGTAGTATGACAAGATTTAATGGGGTACAACTAACAGATGAATCAATTCAAAAAACAAGAAAATGGTTTGCTGATAATGCTATGGCTTGTATCGAAGAAGTTAAAAGTGGAAAAGTTTATGTGAATGATCGTGAATCTTATTTCGCATGGAGGAAGAAGGAAGCAAAAGAATACATAGAAGGTAAATATGACTATACTGTAACATTTTTACAACATGCATACTTTATTCAAACAGGGGAAAGTGTAGCTTTATTACCTTAAAGAAATATGAATAAAATAACAATTCAAAACAGAATGGAGAGGTTGAAATGACGGAACAAAAAAACACTTGGGGATTAGCTTTTGTAAAGGTTGATCTTGAAAAAAATGAAATTAATCAATTATTAGGATTGAACTTAGGTACAGAGCAGAAAGCAAAAGAAGTATTTGATCGGATAAAGAATGAATTTAAAAAGAATGAAGGTAAGCCAGATTCAATTATTGATTTGATTGATGAAAATTACAATATTATTGAAGATTATCCACTTACTAAAAATCAACTTGTCACTGTTGCTTCATTGTTAGGGCATGAGATCAAGTTATAGTCTTCGAACAGAAAGGAGAGGTTAAATGAACCCTAAAAACAAGAAAGAACGTGTAATCGAATCATTATCTAAGGTTCAGTCGGCTAAAAATATTGATGACTGTCAAGATTACATGCTTGAAATGCTATGGAGAATTGCAGAAGGCACTAAATACGAATCAGATGTAAGCATCGCCTTTGATTGCCTGCAACAACATAGAGACAGAATCGCTGAGGGAAAAGGTTCATAAAACAATACTTAAACAGAATGGAGAGAATTAATTTGGATAAAAGTCAATTAATAAAGGTTGGCTCAACAGTATATCTTAAACCAATCAATAATGCCGCACGATATGGAAGAAAAGATATTCTAGAGAAAGTTGTGTTAAAAAAAGGAAGGAAATATTTCTATGTTGGAAATACGGGAGAAACAGAAACAAGACGCATGTTCAAATTTTCTTTGGAGGATATGAGAGAAGTGACAGAATATAGTCCTGACTGGGAGCTTTATTTATCTAAACAAGAGATTATTGATAAGGAAGAGAAGAAAAAGTTAATGTCTGATATACGATCGGTCTTTGATAGGTGGTCAACGGCTGATTTAACTTTGGATCAATTAAGAAGGGTGCATGAAATTATTTCTGAATAAAACAGCAGTTTTAAAGAGAGGAGAATAAAGCATGACAAAATCAAAATTAAATGAAAACATCCTTCAATTCTTACTGGACAACGGCTTTAAACTAAAGGAATATGAAGATCAGGGGTTGACATTTTATTCTAAGGAAATAAAAGACGATCAAACATTGAAAAGATTAATTGAACATCATTATGAACTCGATGAAGATGAAGAGATTAATACAAAAGGAGTAAGCTTTACTGTAGAGATACAGACAAATGGGGAGTCACCTCAATGGGTCTTTACTGGTAGGCATGAATTGTTTGGCATTCTTGAAGGTCAACAGCAGTTTTTTGAATATGTAAAAGAAATTAAGCCATTAATTAGTTAGGCTACTGAGTAGTTAAAGAGAGGGGAATTATATGCGTGAACTAGAGTTATTGCTCTTAGTGATGTGGGCAGAAAATGGTGTTAACGAAATTTTTAAGTATAAAAATAGAATCAAAGCATTCCGTGATCCGTTGGTTAATATCGAGTTGATTAATGACTTGAGTTGCGGAGGTATGTTTGCTGACATTGACGACGTTGCAAACCACAAGAACGCTTCGTCAGTAGATTATAAAGTAAGTATGCAACCTTAGTTGAAAATAGAAGATAATAAGATAAATATTTTATTAAGAGGAAAGCCTGTCTAAATAAAAACACCATTTAATTCGAAACGCTTCTTTATCATCGCAAAGAAAAAATGTAAAATCCACCTATTGGCATGAGTTGTCAATGATATTGAGACGTCATTTGGGGGGAGAAATTTGAAAAATAAACTTGAAAAATTGCTTCTTGAAAAGGGTGTATGTGAATTTCATATTAAGGAAATGAAGGACACCAAAAATATAAGTGAGTATCCATATGAATTGTATTATGATGAAGTCGGAAACAGCGAAAAACTATATCGGGATGTTCCGTTAAAAAAAATTAAGAGTTTAGGATTCAGGGGAACCAGTGGTGTGTCTTGGTTTGATCACGCGTGTTATAACGGTACAGATAATATTGACATTGGCCGATGTGAAAAAGCTTTTGAATACTTAAAAAAACAAAGTCTAGAAGAATTTCACACTTATTATCAACACTCACCAGTGAAATTGGTTCATTATGAAGATGATGACTTTTATGCTGTTTACGGTGATGGAACACACCGTACAATTTGGGCCAAGATAACAGGAGCTCCAACAATTTATGCTCAGGTAACTAGAGCAAGAAAGAATCCTTCCTTATATAAATCATACTTAAGATTTAAAGAATTAGAATCACAGATTAATAGGTATTTTAAGGAGAATGACCTTAGCTGGGGAGTTAAAAAAAGTCAATACTATTCAGAAATCCTTTACAAAGGTATGCCAGTAGCACTCTATTCTATAGATCCGCCTTACTCATTTAAGCGATCTTCCTACAGTCTCAATGATCAAAAGTTGGATACATGGAATAAGGAATTAAATGAATTTATGAGTGAGTTTGAAGAAAGTTTACGCTATAGGAAAATCTTTTGCAATGTTATGAAGATTACGCCCGGAAAATTAGAGCACAAACTTTTTTCTTTTATTGAAAAGATAAGTGAAAGTTGGTCTGCAGCTAATGGAAAGGCAAGAATTATAAAACAAGGATTCGATATGTATTGTATCGATAAACAAATCATTTAAGTTACTTTAAAATATGTACAACAGTATGAGGGATGACGAAGAAACTAAAGGAGAAGTGATGAAAAAGTTAATAATTTTATGTTTGGGTATTATCGGGGTATTTCTTATAGTTCAGTGTAGTAAATTTAACAACAATACAGAAGTTTATGTGGATACTCAATTAGAGGGAAATCACGATGATGGAAATGAAAGAAAAAGTTATTATGACAATGATTCAAGTCAAGAAAGTGAAGCGCTTAATGACAAATATTTAAGCCGAGAAGAGAATAAGGAATATGACATTTACGCATATGATTTAACAACTAGGGAAATTCAATCACGTAATGGACAAGACGAATATGTTTATAGAGGCAACGTGATCTCTAGTAGTCAAGCCGAAAGCTATGGTTATCACACAACACCAATTACTAAGGAAGTAGCTAAATCAATTAAATTTTGGAGGAACGATGTAGATTTTGTTCCTAAAAAGGGTGAGATTGTTCTGGTTAAATTTCCTAAGGGTAATTATAAAACCTATATTGATATAGAGCTTATGTATAAGCCAACAGGAAAACCTAATGGAGAATGGAATTGGTGAATAATTGCATATAAGCATACGGGCTAAGACTTAGTTCCTTTTTATATTTAATTCAAAATCTTAAAACAAAAGTAACCAAAGGTGAGGACTATTGATTAAATCAAATTTAACCAATATTAGACGAAAGAAAGAGCAGTATCCGAAAGCTATCCAGAGATATTGATCATGAGTATCCGACCGTCAGAAAGCTTTATAAACGACGAAATGGAGCGGTATCCTAGAGAGCTGTTGGATAAGGTATGTACATACCTAAACATCGAGCTGCAGGAATTGCTGATATTCGAAAAAGGTCATAACCGTATCGAACACTCAGGATGAAAATGGTATACTAAAGTTATAAGGTTAGGAAAGAATTACAAGTTTTCTAGGTCTACATAATATCGTGCTTTCACAGAGAATAGGAGACATTATAATGCAAAATACAGTAAAAGTAACCTTCAATGTTAACGGTGTGGAAATCAAAACAAATGCAGGTGTACCACAGTTTAAAGATGGTATTAATGCTGACAATATGATTGTTTTGCATGCAAAAAGCAATTTGAAGAAAAATCTTGGCATTGATATTTTTGAGGTTATGAATGCAGAACACTATGAAGATATCGAACATCTCGTAACAATTGACAAATCGGGATATATACTCAAGGGATCTAATTAAAATCGTACTTTTAATCAGAAGGGAAGTGACACTATGATAGTGGCTCATTTAATAGGTGGAAATGAAATAGAAGGTATTAGTAACGGGGTTGTAATCATTAACGGCGAAAAGTTAGACGCGAGCTATGAGGATTTAGCTTCTGTCTGCGGGAGTGTAGAATTGGGAGATTTAAATACAAGTATTACTATTCATAGGAGTAGTGAAGATGTACTAAGAGATTATATTAAGTTGGTGCAAGATTTTGATGCCGAACTAGGCGAAGAATTTGTAATTAACAATCATTTAACAGCAGAAGTTCGTTGTAGCATATATCAAGTTAATTTTGAAGATAAAACACTAACATTGATAATTGATACATATGAATAAAATGTTGATTGACTATGAGTGATGGAGAGTTTACTACGAAACGAACCTTGGTAAGTTAGTTGAAAGGGAATAAAATTAAGGATGATTCTTTATAAAATCATTCTTTTAAATAAAATAAACAAAGACCTGGTAGGAGGGCAATATGAACGAAAAAGAGCGTATGCAAAAAAACATTGTCGAAGGGATAATAACTGCGTTCAATAAACTTAGAGTGTCGATTGGAGATAAATGTGCATATACTTCATATTTAACAAAGGAGTTGCTTCAAAAAAAGTATGGTATTAATGCTGAACTAAAAGCAGGTGAATTAATTTTCAATCCTATGATTCTTCCTTTAGTCTATAGATGGGATCCGCCTTATGAATTTCACATGTGGGTGAAATTAGATGATGAAATTATTGACATTGCCCCAGTGGGCATAACTCAAAGACAAGAGTTTGAAGATGGCGGTGTATATTTTAAATACAGAGACGTGTGCATTCCAGTTGTATGGGAGAAAAAGCCATACGATGGTCGTCGTTATAGTGAAGTGGAAAATGGCGTTAAGCAAATTGAACCACCAGTTGATGAAGATATATATCAAAAGCTTTATCAGTGTGCGAGTGATTTTATAGATGAGCGTAATAATAGATTAAAATAAAGCTGTGTTTTTAAGGGAAGCAGGTGAACATATGGCAGCCAAAATGATTACTGTCTGGTACAAATACAAGACAAAATGCAACGAAGCCAAACTAAATCATATTGAAGATGGATGGGTGAACGGTGAATACCCAAAACCTATATATCCATCATACACAAATCAGGAAGCATGGGAGAAAGTGATTGGAAGAGGAAACATGCTTATTTAGATGAACAATATCGAGTATTGATCGTTCCACCAGCAAATTAAATAATGAACCGGCAGGGGGAGTATGCAAATGATCAAGGTTTATACAAGAGGTCATAAGATACCAGAAAAGATTAAGTCTTGCATCTCTGAATGGGATTATTGGTCTTGGATTGTAGTTACCAATATTGCAAAGAGGAACAAGGATGCGAAACGACTAATAGAGAAAATTGAAACTGATCCAGACAGGATTGCAGAATATAAAACTGAAGATGGAATTGAAGTTTATGTAAGCTACATGATTCCAGTGAAATAAAAAAGAGCATTTAAATGCTCTTCTTCATACCACATCTACGACACTCACGTAAAAACACACCACTTTTCACTGAACTCTTGAATAAAGTGTAATCACAGTTGTCACAGCGTCCATATTTAACATCGGGATACTCCTTATAATCATATACAACTGTTACATCGTAGCCATTAGTCTCAAAATCTTTCTCTTCCATTAAATTTCACCTACACAAAGTATTTAACACTACTATAATACCAGACGATGTATGTAAGGAGGGCTTTAATTTGATTGGAGTAGCATATTTCTTAATACTCTGGCTTGGTGTTGGCTTTCTAACTGGGGTTAAGGCATTATTTTGTTGATCAGGTTTATGATGAAGAGTTTAAGCAGGAACTGATTGATTCATTTTCACCAGGTATGGAGCAGAATATGATTGAATTGTTCTTTAAGAATAAAATAAATATCATGGTGTTTTACATATTAATTGGATTGCTGCCACTGGCCATAAAAATTGCTGGTCTGCTGAAGAGGAGTTAGCTATGCCGGTTATCGATTCCTTTTTTGTTATTCAATTTGAAAATGATGATTACTTCAAGTCATTTAAATAAGATGGAAGTGGTTATAAGACATCTAAGGGGCTTCATGGCGCTTCTAAATTTACTACCATGTCAGAAGCTTTAGTGATCGCAAACGAGCTACATACAGAGTTTAAAGTCATTTCTGCCATTAGACAAATCGAAGTTATTACTAGGTGAAGGGGTGTGCAGGTGTACTGGATTGAATGGATTGAGGATGGGGAGAAGAAAAGCATTGTTGCGGACGGCTGGGTTGAATGGGCTGCTATACTTGAAGACTTGTATCAAAAGCGGTTTGAATACGTTGAATGGAAGCGGCTTTAAGCACAATAATTCAAAAAGATAAAGGAGGAATCTATTTTTGAAAAAGAGCTTAATAAATAGAAAATTAGATAAGGATTTAAAAAAAGAGTTTCATCTAATTGGAGAAGCGCTGGATAAGATTGTGGATTATGGTGAAAATATCTTAAACATTTTAAGTGAACAACATAAAGGTAATGATCTTGCATCCCCTATATTTAGTCTTTTGGTTCATATGTTAAATATGGTCGATGGAATTTCAATTTTAACTAAAAAAGGGTCGTCAGAAGGAATAATACCTTTATGTAGATCTTTATTTGAAACCTCACTTTATTTTGAATATATGTTTGATAAGCCTTATGAAAAAGGCGCTATCCATTATCAAATATCCTATGTACATAAAGAAATAAATGAGAGAAAGAAATATGATTTTGACACAGAACAAGGAGAAAGACAAAGAAATATTATGCGAAGTGAAATGCCTGAAGTAACTGAAAGTATAAAAGGAGTGCCTTGGCACGAATCCTGCAAACATTTAATAAAATTCCTTGAGAGAGAAGATGTAATGCCTGTAAACGATTTATGGGAAGTCGCAAAATCTAAAAACAAAAGAAAAAAATATCCTGATAATTGGTATACCATAGTAAGTGGTGCTCGAAACCTTAGAGAGTTGTCTCGATTACTTGGCAAAGAGACAAAATATGTATTTATTTATAAAGAAGCTTCAGAATTTATTCATGGTGGTAGTACCACAAAAATAATTAAAGTGCAAAATCAAAAGGGCTACCTATCATTAAGGAGTCCTGAACAAGTGCCCTTATATGCAACTTTTGCAATGGAAATGATTCTCGATATATTCCTAAAGGTTGGCGGGCAAGATGTTTGTCATTGGTACGTTAAGAATATTCGGAAAGTTGCTTTAAAAACACCAAGTTTAGATATCAATGTTATTTACGAATGAGGTGCAAAAAACAAAATAAAGAAATTTTTAAAAAATCATGAGATGTTTTATATATATATTGGATGCCAAAATGATGAGGTTAGCATAAAATAATTGTTTTATTCTGATTAAATAAATGGAAAGGGTGTTCTCTTTGGATCTTATTTGGATAGGAATTGGTTTGGCTGTATTGGGTTACTTTATCAGCGATGGTTTGAAAAACTTCAAAAATCCAAAAGGAAGTTATTCAGACTATCCAACTTTAATTAAGGAATCGGATCTGCATTATCACCTTGGTTTAAGTAAAGCAGAGGTTAAAGAGTTGCTAGAAAAATTTTCTGGTGCTCCAAAGGTAGAATTAAAAGGAACAGTCTATTATCCTTATCAGCAATTTTTGCAGTGGATGTCATCGCTTGATTATACAAATAGTTAAATATAAAAGGAGAATTGAATTTTGACTACAGATCATATAACAAAAGAGCGGCTTAAGATGTTGGAAAAAGAAAACGAGGCATTTAAGACACTATTGCTTGAGTTTATTGGGTATGAAGACGAATGGTTACTGACTAAACCAGGGCTAAAAAAGAACTATAAAAAAGACTATTTAATTGAACATATTCAATATCAAAGAAAGCTTATAAGGGAGCTTTACAACAAGTTAGATGATAAAGCACAAGAAGAACTTAAAATAAAGGTGGAAAGCTGTATTTGGCCAATTATGCACAGTGAGGCTTAACCCTCACTGTGGTCTAAATAAAATACGAATTTTAAACAGATAATTATTCCTTGAAAAATAATTAGAATAAAAATAAAATAAATACTTGTAATTCTGACAACTCTAATGTATATTATAAACAAGGGAACATTAGTTGGGAAGGGGTGGAGTAACCAATGAATCTTAAGCAGATGATTAAGAATGAATGTGAAAAAGACAACCAGCTCGCAGCGAAACTCTCAAAAATAGCAGGGTACGAAAAGGTTAATGGTTTTTACAAATTCATCAACACCCCAGAGAAAGAAATGGACAACTTAGGCGGTTTAATTAATATTGTTAAAAGCTTGTTTCCTGATAAAGAAGAGCAGCTTCTAAGTGATTACTTCTTATCATTGGATCCCAATAAAAAAAGCGCAAGACAGTCTGTCGAGTATGCAGATTTAAACCAATGGAATGCCTTGACTGATAAGATCGTAAGCAATCTTTGCGAATCATCTAATTCAATAAGTCGTGAATGGGGACAGGTTTATTCCCTACATAGAAAACTGAATAATAATAAAATTTCTATAAATGAAGCGATCCGGGAAACGGGGAAATATAGAATTAAATCTCCTGAAATGTATTCATTTTCGAATATTATGATTATGTACGAATACTTGAAAATTGGAGAATTTGGCTTAATGAAAAGTACAGCTCAGTTTCTGGAGATTGACGAACTGTCTGATGGATTTATAAAAGATTCGTACAGTGGTCGAATTGAACTGTTAAAGGCCAATATAAGCTTAAATGATTATGAACTAGAAGAAACCCGAAAACATTGTAGCGCTGTAATTGAAGAATGTAATAATAACAGATTGATTGTATTTAGTTATTTAACACTTGGGAATACATACATTTTTGAAGATTATGATAAAGCAAAACTGTGCTATGAAAAAGGCTTGAACTTTGCAAAAGACAATAACCATCATCATTATAAATTGCGACTCGCACTTTGCTTTTTAGATAATGTCTGGGCGAGAGAAAACAAATGGGTAGATTTCGAATCTCAAGAAATACCGGATATGATTGAAGCTGCTTTTTATTTGACTAATATCAAAGAAACTAAGAAAGCAGAAGATGTTATTAAAAAAATTGAAGAACATGATGTTCTGGATGATGATTTAGGGTTTCTTTATCACGTTAAGGGCTTGCTGTATAATGATATGTCCCATTTTCACGAGAGTATAAAGAAATTCAAAAAATCAGGCGATAGGCTCTGTCTAAATCTACCTTTGATTGAATTGAAAAAGCGTGGATACTCAGATGAAATATTAAATTTAATTGCGCTCTAGTTTTCTTCACTTGAAAGGAGGTGAAAGAATGAAGAAATTTAATTGCGCGATTGTCATTTTACTAGCTTTAACTGTAGGGTTTGTAAGTGGACAACAATCAGTCCAAACTGCTAACGGAGATATCACAGTGGCTTCAGCTAGCAGAGGAGCATAACACAACTAGGAATTTACATAGTCAATGGTTAGACGTTTGATCCAAAGGATCAGGCGTCTTTTCTAATTTAAAGGGGAAGTTCCTATATTTTATAAAACCAAATATAAGACCATGGGGGAATTAAAATGAAAAAGCATTTCGGGAAAGCACTTTCTTATGAGGAAATGGCTAAGGGATACATGGAAATGGGAGATATTAATTTAGAAATTTCTCAGGAAGATAATCATCTTGAAAATGAAGCAGAAATGATTAGATCAAAATATAAAGCAAAGGTATCCTAATGAGGATTAAAGACAAATCAGCAGACATTTTAACACATACATAGGGGATGTGTTATTTGTCGTGAATAAAAATAAAATAAATTATTGCATATTATTCTAGCAACATATATAATGAAGTTACAAGATGAACGTTGTTGGGAGATGAAACAATGGAAACAATCAGTGCCACTCAAAAGGAAGAGTTGAAGATTACATCATTAAGACAATATCAATACATAAAACAACTAAAGAACTTCACACGAGTCAATCTCCACCAAGAGGATCCGGATGTGTTTACACCTAATAATGTAACTACAATGAGAAAAAATCACAAAGAATATAACCTCATTAAAGAACAAAAAAATTCTATAAAATGTATTTAAGGAGTAAAAATAAAATGAATAATAAATATTATACAGAAGAAAACAAGGCTAAAGTTTGGAAAAAGCATATGATCGTTTTAAAGTTTCTAGAGCAGCCTGAGATAGCAGTAGCTTATAATGAGTTCCTACGAAGAGAAGCGACAAGTGATGAATGGGTTGGGTTCGAAGAGGAGCTTTATGAGGAATTGACGGGGATGCCAATTATAAACGTCTGTAAGGACGAGAGGGTAAATGTCCTAAACTGAATTTTATTATAGGATAAAAATAAATTAGGTGTGATAAAATGAATACAGACATCTTAATTAACGCTCTTAAAGAATACGACATGTTAAAGCAAATGGAAATCTGTAACGCCAATATAATGCTGCTGAGTAATATTCAAGGTGAGAATGAATGGATTGTTGCGTGGAAAGAATTTGATCAATACTTAATGAAAAAAATGATATGAGGTGTCATTATGGAAGCTCAAAAGAAAGCGTCAACACTAAGGGATTATTCAATATACAATAACATAAATAGGTGGTTTGATGAATTAGATTTAAGAAACAGGGATCGAGAAACTGGAGAAATTGAAAAGTCTAATACTAGAGCCACGTATGAAAGGCATATAAGAGAGTTTTTCAACCACTATGCTGCCAAGGATATTGAATATTTAACTGAGAGTGACCTGGCGATTAAGAAGAGTGACCTGTATGATTATCGAACCCATTTGGCTAAAAATAAAAGCAACTCCAATTCAACAATTAACAATAAGATTGCCGCACTGAAAAGTATGATTAAGTACCTTGAATCTGAACATGAGTGTGATGCATCTGTATTTAATTTTAGACCTCTTCCAACAGAAAAGAACCCAGCAGGCTCTTTTGAAGGAATATCTGAAGCTGATGAATTTGCTGAGGTAGCGTATGTTACTGAGCGTCAGAACAGATTAATGAAAAAGATGTTTATTTTGTTTAGTGCACGTACTGGTGGGCGTAAATCAGAGGTGCTTAGAGTTGGGTGGGATGATATTACTTATTCAGAAAAGCACCAATGCTATCTCGTCAACTTTAAAAAAACTAAGCAAAAAAAGGCTAGACCAGTTGGGATTTCCACTGCTTTTTATGAAGAGTTGTTGCTGTTAAAGCAAGAGTATGGGGAACATGAGCTTTTATTTCATAAGTTAACAGTTGATTCAATACAGGATATGTGGAATCGCGTATGTAGAGTTATGGGCATTCCCAAAGAAAGAAAGATAACTCCGCATAGTTTACGCAATACTGCAACAAACTTTTCTTACAGCGTTAATGGTGATATTAAAAAAGTGGCAGCGTTCTCTGGCCACAGTAATATCAATACTTTAAATGACCATTATTTAGTCAATGAAAGGGATTATTCTCAAGATCCAGGGGTTTTGGTTGATCAAAAAGAAGACATGTCCTTTTTAGATGATGTTACCTTAGAGCAATATAAAGAATTCTTTTTAAAATCAGACATGTATATACAGAGTAAACTTAAAATGTTTTTGAACAAGTGATATAAATAATCACATAAAAGCTTTACTTGCTTATGAAAATAATGATAAATTTAATATGATTATGTGAGGTGATAATGTGTCTGAAGTTTTGTTAACAACGGATAAACTTTATAAGTTAAAAACTGAAATAGAGAAAAATCTTATTGATATTAAAAGTGATTCCAATATGGTGAAGGAATTAAAAGCCACAATGGCGGACAAATACAAGGCACTCCCTGGTTATATCCAAGAAATTTTAAATAATAATGATAACAACGTACAGCGTTTAAACGAAAAAGAAGTGTACATTGTTTCAAAAGAGATGTATTCAATTCTTGGGGCTCCAGCTTTAGATCCCTCAAATTATTTTCCAACCAGATTGGCAAAAGAGCTTGAAGGTGGGAGAGTATTCGCCGGTGAAGAAGTAGTTAAGCTACCATACAAGTTCAAAAATGTGATTAAAATTAAAGAGGATAACTATGTCACTTCCATTACTGCCAAGGAACTTAGTGAGTTATATAATAGCTCCATCCTGCAGTACAATTACAATACTCAGCGTGAAGGAAAATACATTAAGGGCAGCCTTATCCCTGTACCTAAAACAAACCCTAAATCAGTTGATGAGATCAAAGAATTGTTTATTAAAGGCGATTTAATTGTATCAATGTTAACTTTTAACGCTCGTCTTGGAACATCTGATGGTGATGAAGAAGTTGAATATGATCCAAGCGACCAAACCCTCACTGTAACACGAGGAACCTTATTAGATGCTCTTGATGGATATCATCGAATTTCAGGTATTGTTAAGGCCATTGCTGAAGTCCCTGAATTAGATCAACCATTCATTTTAAATGTGCTCAATTACGATGAAGAAAAGGCTAAGGTTCACTTTGCTCAAATGAATACCATAAACCCAGTTGAAAAATCCAGAATTGAAGAATTGGGACAAAAACGGTATTCTTCAACCGTTGTCGAGCAGCTGAAATTTAAAAGTGAACTTAAAAATAAAATAAGCCCACAAAGTGAAATTGGTATCGATAGCAATTTCCTTGTAACATATTATACTTTATCAGAAGCTATAGACGATGCATTTGAGCTGAAATCTCGAAAAGATGCGTTGAAAATTGCGAAATACTTGGTAGACTTTTTTGATAACCTTTTTTATGCCTTCCCAGACGAATTTCTTGAAGATGATTTATCGTCCATTAGAAAGCAATCATACATTAATCATAACGTAATGTTTTACGGTTATGTTTATTTGGCCAAGAAGATGAAGGAAAACAATGTAGAACTAAACAAGCTTGAAAATATCCTTAATACGATTGACTTTAGTAAAAGCGGAAGAGTGTTTGAAGAATTAGGAAGACAAAATAATGAGAATCAACTAAAGAATATTATGAAGAAGAAACTTAAGCGAATATTTTATGATGAAATTGCTGTTGTTTAAAGCCTAAAGGAGAATTAATATGAGTGAAATGTATAATGCTGAATTGAAGGAAAAGTTTTTAGAGAAATACGAAAGTGAAGCAACAAGAAACCATTATTGGCTAAGGCTAAGGGATTTCTCAGCTACAGAAAAAATACTTCAAAAAGACATATTTAATTTTTCTTTGGAAGAGCTGCGTACGTTATTTTTCGATTTGGATAGCAAATCTATAGACTCATTAAGAGGAGCACGAGCTGTAATTGGACAATACACAACCTGGGCAATGGAAAATGGCTTGGCAAACAGTAACATCAACAAAGTGTATCAGATACAGGATGGTGACTTAAAGCAGTTTATAGATAAAAACAAAAAAACACTATTCACTAATAAAGAAGTAGAAGAGTATGTTGATTTTATGATTAATTATCAGGATAAGGCCATGATACAGGCTATTTATGAAGGTATAGATGGTTATCAGCATTCAGAGTTACTGAATTTAACAGGTGACGATTTACTCGATGATAACAAGGTAAAGCTAGTAGATGATAAACATGGTGTAAGAATAATTACTGTAAGCGATAAATGTTATGAGTTACTTAAGCGTGCTAATGACCAAAGAACATATCATCTTAGCAATGGTTCGCCAGATAGTAGCCTTAAAAACAAATTTGCCACATTAGTTAAAAGCGAAAATATTTTTAGGCTAAAATATAAGAGCTCTAATCAGAGTATGAAAGCTGACAAATTTTTAGTTCATCGTTCTTTTAGTCAGTTTCAAAAATTTTTAGAAGAACCCTTCTTTACACCTAAAAATCTTATCAATTCAGGAAAGCTCAACATGGCGTATGCGATATATAAAGAGAAGGGTGAATTAAAAGTACCTGATTATAAACAAATAACTCGACAATATGGGTTCTTGAATGAAGACGCGGAGTTTAATTCACAAACACTGAGGAAAGTAGTGAATATGGAGAACTTAGAAAAATATTGTATCAAGTCTGAAGTAATTGAGACTAATTCTTAATCCCTGTTACAGGGATTAACTTTACATAACTTTCAGAGTAAAAATAAAACAAATGTGAGTTAACTCGTGGTATTTTTAAAAAAATATCAGGATTTTGTTCATATTTTTCAGAATTCGACAAAGTTAGACAGAGACAAATTTGTACATATGCAGTAAAATAGTTCTATACCCTAAAAAGGGTACAAGGAGGTTCGCTAGGCCAAACTCCCTAGCGATAAAGTCAATGTTTGATTTTCCATTCATAGAGCTCTTCAATCGAACAGTTAAGGGCAATAGCAATGATTTTCGCTGTTTTTATATTCATAGAAGGTCTAAAGCCGTTTGCATAGTCACTTAATCTTTGCGTACTAATGCCTGTTCGCTTTGAAAGTTCTCCTAAGGACATTCCTCTACTTTCAAGGAGAATGGATATCAAACATTGTCCGATTTCAACCTCAAGCATCGGACAACCTCCTGTTATAGTATTGCTTATCATACTATATCAATTCTTTCCAAGTTTTTAAATGAAAGAAAAAAGATTTGCCACTAACTAGGTAAAAGGTTATAATTAAGTCAACAAAAAAGGGAACGTAAGTTCGGTTAATTACTACCAGAGAGAGGGAAACGTATGTCAGAAAAGGATTATTTCATTCAAGGGGAGCTGTGCATTCCTTTTTTCGGCAGAATAAAAGCCAAGAATGAAGAGGAAGCACTATTGTTCGCATATCAATCAATTAAAAAGAAATTAAGAAATAAAACAGGGAAAATGGGGTTTCTTCAAAAAGATCAAGAAAAATATGAGGCACTATTTGATGTAGATATCATGTGTACAGAGGATGCTGAATTAACAACATCTTATGCCGAAGAGATAGACGATTCGTTTGAAAATGAAGGCTATAAATCTTCACAATTGTTATCATCGAAGTAAAAATACATACACATCTTGTCAGTCATCATGAGACATAAAAAATTGGTGACTTTTTAGTCAGACTGGAGCATACAATGGATTTTAATCTTGAAATTGACTTGAAAGACATTATGAGATCAGTTTCCATGAGTGTTGGTTCTAAGAACATCCAAAGTGGAGAGTACTACATAGACATTATTTTTAAAAACAATGGGGATTGTTTGAGGATTAGAATGGATCATGCTTCAGTTTTAGAATTTAGAGACAAAATAAATGAAACTATTTGGAAACTAGACGGCATGAAGACGTTTATGAAGACAGCAGCTTTACAGTATGAGTAAAGCTGATTTTTTTAAAATTATTTAGAGTAAAAATAAAATAAGTATTTACAACATATGGTTGAGGTTATATAATCGAATTAGAATCAGGAAAGGAGATAGCTTTAATTATTGATTAATGAACCAACTAACAATCAAATAAGAAGTATGGTTTTAAGGAAATATGCAAAGCTCTTAGCATCATGTGAAAGATCTTTGCGCAGCATAGAGAACAATGAAATCAGAATGGCAATAGGAGACCTGGACTTTGTTAAAGACAATTTAGAGGAAATACAATACATACTTCGTGATGTTGTGAATCAGCATGAATATATTAAGGATAAAAATAAAATGTAAGTTTTATAGAGATTAAGATAAGGGGGAATAACATGGGCGCATTAATCGCTAAGCAGCCGAATGGACGGTACTGCCGATTTAGTTCAGTGGTTGACTGTCCGACGCACATAAATATGACGCGTGAAGACTATTTGAATAATTTCACTGGGACAACAAAAGGAAAGGAAGATGCTGAAGATACATTGGTAAATTATCTCCATCCGTTTCATGAAGTGATAAAGTGGTATACGCCGTTGAATATGTGTGAAAAAGAATTTGTGGAGGCACTAAAAGAAATGTGTGACGAAAACCCGAAGGAGGCACGGAAATTATGAACACAGCATACAGAGTGTGGGACGGCGAGAAAATGCATCATTGGGATGACGAGGGGATAAGCCTGAATATTGAAGATGGAAATTGGTATTTATACCGCAAAGGAAAATTCATCACGAGCAATAAAACAGCTTGCGCTTGTCTCATGTGGGGAACTGGTCAGAAAGACGAAGACGGAAAAATGATCTATCCAGGTGATGAGATTGAATACTACATTGAGGATTTTTCAATCATTCCTAAAATGGTGAGATTGACAAAAACAATTGTTATATCCGGTGGTCTTCATAATATTCCTAGTGACTATGCAAAGAGCATCAGAGTTATTGGGGATGCTTACGGAAATAAGGAGGGCGCGGAATGATGCATTTAACACGTGAAGAACTATTCAAAAGCAAAGGTTTGATGTTGATCGTCACAGGGGCGACGGTGCTAGTCGAAGAGGAAGGCATGACGCCGCGCCAAGCTTTGGAACAACTTGAAAAAGCCAAAAATACAGTATGGAGCGCGCTCCAAGAAATACACGCAGAAAAGGAGGGCACGGAATGATGCATTTAGAGTGTTGATGCTTCTCATGATGTCGGTCATTGCCAATTCCATAGGAGCGATTTTGGATCAATATTTCGACAATCAGAGTTTGAGAATGAATTGTGTGGCAGTTGCCGCAGTTATCAGTGGGTACTTGGTTCGTGGATGGTATCCGTTAAAAAAGAAGGAGGGCGCGGAATGAGCAAATTCACTGTTATAAAAAGTGAGGACGCCGAAAAGTATTTAACTTATCAAGAGAGACTTTGTCTAGGGGCGTTCATTGGAAGAATCAACTTTTGTAGAAGAGAAGCCGAGGGCAAAGACGTTAATGACTATGTTGTTATCAACCGGGATGAACCTTATATCGACGAGGTAACGGACATCATGAAAAAGCATGGACATTGGGAGGAATAAGATAATGAATGAAATCAAAATCAGATACGTTTTTCGACATAAGAATACTAATGAAATTGTCTTGTTTTATTACACCTTGAGTGAAATTGAATATTTCGGGGAGACGATCTACACAGATAAAGAAGATTACGAGTTGATAAGTCGGGATCTATGGACTTGTCTTAAAGATAGCAATGGCAAAGACATATATGCCGGAGATTATATAAAAATTACATACGACTCTGCTTTTTCCAAAGAGTCATTCTATATCGGAGTGGTGAAATATTTAGAAAACGAAGATTACCCAGCATTTGATTTAAGACCTTGGATTGATTTAGACATGAATACTATAAGCTGGCTAAAAAGTGAATCAGATCCTAGCGTAAAAAAATACGAAGTTATCGGCGACGTTTACCAAAATCCTGAGTTATTGGAGGGCGCGGAGTGATGGCATACAAAGATAAATCAATTCAACTTTTCAATCTGTTTGATGAATTGAGCGAACAGGTGAACAATGTCATGCATGACGCGGTGATTTTCAAAAAACGATACAGACTCAATGTGATAGATCAAGGTGCGAAAGAGGTCGAGCGGATCACAAGAGAAATTCAAATGCTTGTCAATTCGATGCGGCGGAAGAAGGTGGACATGGAATGCCAAAAGTGAATGGAACATTGATCGGATACCATTGCGACGACTGCGAGGAATGGACATTCTTAGAAAGACCTGCCAGCACATCCGAAATTTATTGCCCTTTTTGTGGAGAACAAAATCTTGCGATAGATTCTGATGATTTAAGTTTACTGGAAGAGGCGATGAAGGAGGGTGCGGCGTGAGGAGTCCAACAGAGAAACAATTGAGATTAATTCGAAACATGGAGCAATTTATAAGTGAAAGATTCACCGGTAATACAATTAGAGAAGCAAGCGAATTTATCACTAATCATATGGATGAATACCAAGATGAGAAAGAAATGGCCGATGAATCAAAGGTTTTATACGATGATGTTTACTATGAACAAGGCTGGTAAGCCTGCCGAGAAGTATTGAGATCAATATAAAAGATGCATTTTAAAGTGTTTCAAGGGGAGTGGTGAAATGAATACGAATGAGTTGAAAAAAGCACTTGAATACAATGCGAAGAATGCAGGACAACAACTACTGCAGCTGACTAATGATTGGAATGTGCACATTGACAGTATTGAAAAGAAGGACATCATAAACACTATTCACGATATTGCGATACATATGCTTCAGCAATGGGAAAAGTATAAAAAATATGAGGATATGAGGGAATCAGTTAAGTAAAGGAGTGGAAAGATGGAATTGTTACAACCAAATCAGTATTTTGAAATGATTAAATCAAAGAAAAATAGGGTTACAGACAAAGAACTTCAAAGATATTACGACAATTGCTTGGTATTACTCAATAAGTATAAGCAAACTAATCAAATTAAAGCTGCAAAGAAACTGATATTCCACTTAGAATCAATAGAAAAAGAACGCGAGATTGTAAAGCTTGGCATTGATACGTTTGTTTATCGAGATGACATTGAAGAATACATAGATAACATTGCAAAAGATACTGTCAAAATTATTGAGCTTGAAAATTACGAACGTGAAATCCCTGATGATGTAATCATTAAATACAACAAAGTGAAAGACAAATTGGATCGGTTTTATGTGGTGTTTACAGATTATACGGGGAAAATTGAAAGGCAGATCGAAAAAGAACGGAGAGATAAGGATCCAATTTTATTCGGCACTTTTCAAGATGAGTCGAGCGGTACTTTGATTGAACGTTTTTATTTCATAGGCGACTGGGAAGATGAGTATTGTGATCTCACTTTAGATAAGATGATTTCCGAAGTGCAGGAAGTAAAAGAATCAAATATTGCAATGACCATCAATACACCCCAAGATATTGAGCAATTGAAGAAGCAGTTAAATAGCATGGACAAGATACCAAATGGGTTTAGGATGAATAATCTCGGATTTGCAGAGGTTAACGAAAAGAAAAAGTGGTTTAAAAAACTGTTCAAAAGGACGAAGTGATGAAAAGAACAGTTGACCTTACTGAAAATAGAGAGTTCATGAAGATCGGAAGTAACCAAAGCAAGTCATTATTGCAAAGGTACTTAAAGAAGCGAATATACCCTTGGAGTGTAGAAGCAGAAGTGAGACAGAACGACCTTTATAGTAACGGAGTATTGTTAACTGGCAACGGCTCTGAAAGGAGAAAACAGAAGGAGCCAGCAGCCTTTGAAAAGACGTGTCATTGTTGCGGTAAATGGGACTCATTCCATATGACGATAACTAAATCAACTCTGTGTAAATGTTGCGAAGGAATGCTTGATCACAGTGTTGGGGGCAATGTCCCTTGGGGAAAGCAGTTTGGATAGAATTCCTCTGGAAAATAAGGAGATGTATATTGAAATATGGAATATAGATTAATTGACAGATTACTTGTTAGTAGATTCGGAGAAGTAAGAAAAGAGAAAGACATCCCACTTGAGTATTTGTCACAGTCCACAGGAATACCAGAGAAAAAGTTGTTGATGTGGACTTTTGGATCTCCAACAAATAAAAGAAATCCAATGGATATAGGAGAAGCAAAGTTGCTAAGTGAAGAATTGGGTGTAAATCTAGAAGAGCTTTTTTATGAAAAGCTTACATATAGGAAGGAAGTTTCTGAAGAAGATCTGGGATTTTATATTGGAACACATATAAATCAAAACAAACTTATTACAAATACATTTAATAATTTTATACATCAAATGAATGCTCCAATAAATCAAACGGGAGTACGAAACAGTTACAGAGACAATGATTTAATAGTTGAGCTTATAAAATTAATAAGAAATGAAATATGGAATTTAAAATTATCATTTGAACAATGGGAGCTCATAACAAACTCAGTAAATGAAATTGAAAACGAACTTAGAAATGAGCATCCCAAAGAAAAAATAATCATAAAATGCGTAGAAAAATTAAAAGGGATATTCATGGGTGTATCTACAACTGTTATCGGCGGTCAGATTAATGCGCTTATTGCAACATTATTAAACAATGGGAATTAAATAAAAGTAAAATTTTAAAAAGAAAGGGAGTTTATATATGCCAACAGGATATACAAGCGAAATTTATCATGGAGAAGAGGTATCCCCTAAGGACTTTTTATTGACATGTGCACGGGCTTTTGGTGCAACCATTTCAATGAGAGAAGAACCTTTAAATGCTGAAATACCAGAGTTTGAACCAAGTAACTACTATAAAGATGCTCTAACCAAGGAGTTATCAGAGTTAGACAGGTATACAAATATGTCACTAAAAGAAGTGGAGATGGTTGTAGACACCCTGTATCAAAATCAATTAAATGAATATAAGAAAATCTCTGATAACCAAAAGCAACTCCTAAAACGGTATACGAAATTATTAGAATGTATTAAAGAATGGGAGCCACCTACAAGTGAGCACATAAGTCTTAAAGAATTTGCAATTGATCAGTTAAAAGCCAGTATTAAAACTGATTGTAATCCCAGTCTCATTAGAGAGGTCGTACGACATGATCCTGAAGAATGGTTGAAAATGAAAATTGAGAAGACAAGGGATGATATCGAATGGTACAAACAAATGTACCAGGAAGAAGTTGAGAGAGTAAACAGACGAAACGAATGGATAAAGAATCTAAGGGAAAGTGTGATTGGGATTTAATAAAAAGACTGTTTTAAAGAGAGGGAGATGTATTAATGGGAATGTATACAGAATTGGTATGTGCTTTTGAGCTTATTGAGGAAACACCAAGTCACATTATTGAAACGTTGGAGTTTATGAGTGGTCAACGAGATGAGCAACCAGATGAGTTGCCAGACCATAAGCTATTTGCTGAAGGAAGCAGATGGAAATGGATGCTTCAATCGGATAGCTATTACTTCGATGGAAAAACTCACAGCGAAATTGTAAACGACACTCTTGTAGGTGGTTGCTATGTGACAATTAGATGCAATCTAAAAAACTATGATAATGAGATTGAGAATTTTATTGAGTGGATTTCACCATTTATTTACAAAAAAAGATGGGAATTACTTTATTGGCTACAAACGATATGAAGAGGATAAAGAGCCAGAATTAATCTTTGTTTAAAAGGATTATTTCATTGTAAGGAGGAAGGCACATAGGTTATTTAAAGCACATAATTGATACAGCTTGGTTTAATTTAGTTTGGTTTAGATGGCATCTTGGAGCGGACATAAGCTTATTTGACGGCTGCGGATGGAATACATATAAATATTTAAAGAATAAAAATAAAATAAATGGAGGTTATAAGGGTGATAAAGAGGAATCTGCTTAGCAACCACGTTGATGAGATTATTGGTGAATATTACGCTGCTAAAGGCTATTCAGTTCATAGCATTGAACACCAGGAAAATGGACAACTGATTGTTGTTACGGAACGAGTAGCAGAGGAGAAGGAACCGGCAAAGGTTGATATCGCATTTGATTTTGTACATAGAAGATCGCACAGAAAGAAGTATTTAGCTTAAAAAAGGCAAAGAGGGATTAGCACTCTTTACCGTTAGGTGATTTCCTTAACCGATTCGCAATGTACTTCATTACGTTTACTGCAATCGACACTAATGCAATAATCAATGCTATTTCAAATAAGAGGACGTATCCAAAATTCACATTAAGCTTTTCAAAGTAATCGCTGGTAAAAGAGAGGATTTTATAAATCCCTAGCATAAAAATAATAAAGGAAACTCCTAAAATTACAAGTGACTTTTTAGAATAATCTTTAGCATGTTCAAAATTATAGATAATTATTGATACAAATAACAAACCCGTAGCAATCTTTTGGGTTAGCGAATCATCGGCCGAAAATGATTGCACTACTATGCTGATGATTAATCCAGTAATACCGATTGTTTTATTCAAGGAATCACCCACTCGTATGTAAGTTAGGTATGAGTTTACCAATTAAAGGGGATTTTCTCAAGGCAATACACATTAAAGTTAAATTAAAATGCTTTTTAAGAAAGGGGTGGAAACATGCTTGGTTATCAGAAAGGGCAACAAGTAAGATGGCATGAAAATGGGGAAATGGGAATTATATTGTGGGTGACAAATCAAGGCTCTGTAGGTGTTAAATGGAGCTCGGGTGAATACGGTGAATACAATTATAAAGTTGATGAGTTATTAATGTTAACAGATTAGTATCTTACCCAAAAGTGTGAACGCATGACAGCAAGAAAAAGGTTTAGTCTACATAAAATCGTGATTCTAAACAGAATAGGAGGAAATGAATGAGTCAATTACAAACATTCAAAAATGAAATTTTCAAAGTTACTGCAAAAATCGAAAATGATCAAGTTCTTTTCGATGTTGAACAGGTCGCAAAATCTTTAGGAATCATACAAGAAAAGAACAACAAACAGTATATTCGTTGGGAACGTATAAATGAGTATTTACCACAGTCTTCCCCAGAAGTGGGGAAAGGGGATTTCATCCCTGAATCACTGGTGTACAAGCTAGCTTTCAAAGCATCTAATCAAATTGCTGAGCAATTTCAAGACTGGTTAGCAATTGAAGTCATCCCTACAATCAGAAAAACCGGTGGCTATGTAAACCACGGTAACGAAGAACAATTCATCAAAAACTATTTTCCTAGTTTCAGTGATGAAGTGAAACAGGCTATGGTGTTGGATTTGCGAAGTCAGAACAATAAACTAACAAATCAAATCGAACAAAACAAGCCTAAAGTTTTATTTGCGGACAGCGTGGCATCTGCCAGTACATCTATTTTGATTGGCGAACTCGCTAAGATTTTGAGACAAAACGGAATAGATACAGGGGAAAAGCGTCTGTTTGCTTGGTTGAGAGAAAACAGATATTTAATCAAACGTAAAGGAACAGATTATAACATGCCAACTCAAAAGAGTATGGAACGTGAATTGTTTGAGATCAGAGAAACAACTGTTTCACATGCAAATGGGCAATTTAGCATTAAAAAAACAACAAAAGTAACTGGTAAAGGACAAGTTTATTTTGTGAATAAATTTATTGCATCAGAGGTTTGCTTGAAAGGCAAGACGTTACCCATTGTTAAATATTCATTAAAAAATCATAATTGAGTCACATTTGGTGGTTAAAATGCATGGACTAAGGAAGTTAGTCTAAGCATTAGAAAGCAAGGTGTTTAACAGAATAGATCATTAAAATTAAATAAAAGATAGTTTTCAACTAAACATATAAGGATGGATCGTTATCGAAGTTATAAAAAATCCGATAACGATCGTAGAGGGGACGTTAATCTCTATAACGCCTTCTTTCCTCAAAGTCATCGGGATACTCATTCTGCTTTGACTTGGACTTGAATACAAACCAAATTACAGCAGCTAGCATATAATCCATGACTTTATCAAAAGTCCAATTTGTGAAAAGATCCATTAGAAATTTCATTACCTTTCACCTCCGAGACAAAAATGTCCTTTCTCTTTTAGATGGCATGGGTAAGACAACGCCTCTATTAATAAAAGAGTGAAAAGCAATAGAAAAATCAAAAAAGAATTCAAAAAAATTGAGATGGAATAAATGACAGAAACACAATCAAATGGCGGTGATAGCCATAGGTGATATGGAGGAAAGTCAATGGCGCAAATATATGCGTGCTTTCTAAACGGCAAACTATATGGTTGTGGTGACATGGAGTATATGAACGATCTATTTAGAGATTATGTTGTTACCTGTGAGATGCATGGAAGAGACGATTGCACATTCCAAATAACTACGAAAAAGAAAGCTCGCAGATTATTGATTAACGAAACTATTGGCGAAAACAGTGAAGCATTAAAACGATTGGAGAGTGAATAAATGCGGTTTTGGATTATATATGGAGTGTATGTTTTTATTTTCGCATATTCGATCACACAGCTTATGACGTTTGAGTCGGGTAGCTATACCGGCTTGGCAGTATTTTTGCTTCCCCTTATATTGTCGTCGTTTATAACAGCATTAGTCGTTTCCCTCGGGTTATTCGGAAGTAGTTCTCATAGCGGACATGGAGATGGAGGAGGAGAATAAATGAGAATATTCTAAATGATTTTGTGGGATACAATATTTGGTGATTATTATGGGATCAAAATAATATAGTTATTTTATTTAAAAGGAGAGAACAGATGAATTTTCAACGAGAGTACTTAGGATATTGCATAAATAATACTGCTGACATGCTCTGGTTGTGGTATGACTATCACACTGAAATCTTTGACAGGTCTTTACCATACACGGTAGCAGCTCCAGATGATGAAACTACAGCAATTCCAACCCGGTTCCCATATACAAGTTGGTCTAATAATAATGCACAAAAACTGTTAAACGATATTTATTGGATCGCTAATGCTCATGGAGTATCTGCAGAAGAAATGTTTAGAGCGAAAATGAGCGAAGTTAGAGGGAAAAGCAGTTCACAGGATCGGATTGATTTGTTTTTAAAATTAGATAAAAAAGGGCAATTTGAATTTATAAAAGATGTGAACAATTAAATCACTAAAGATCTTATTCAACAGCAAATAAATTTCAAACTAATTGATTCTTGTACTAAATTTTCATTGAGATTAATTAACTTTGAGCTAAGGAATTATGTAACGGAGAGATTAGACTCTCCAGGATTCGAAGGAAGGTATGCGGAGTTTACCATGCTTAGTCTTAAATCTGTGCTTAACCTTACATAAGATCGGTTCTACAAATACATATTCATCAGTTTCATACTTTACATGTTTTAAAGAGTGGAACTTACTTCGTTCCGCATTCGGCATGAATTCCATAAAACCAGCTGCAGTACCATCAGGATAAGACAGAAGAAATTTTATATCCTCTTTGGTGTAGCCAGTGATAAGCACATCTGTGTAATCATAATTAATCACTTTCAGCCAGCTATGGGAACGTTTATTGATTTCATAAGGGGAGTTAGCTTTCTTTAGTACGATTCCTTCAAGATGCTTTTCTTTGGCCAGATTGAAGTAAGCTAATCCGTTTCCTTGCAGGCCTTCGATCACAAAGACATTATCGTGGTCAAGATTAAGGTCTAAAAGTATGCTCTTACGTTCAGTGAGCGGCTTATTAGCGACTGAATGTCCATCAATATAAACTACATCGAATACACAGTAAACCACCTTATGAGCTGATTTCTTAGACATAAAGCGTTCCATTACAGCTTCAAAATCAGGGGCACCGCCTGAGGCAGCTACAATGATTTCACCGTCTAAAACAGTTCCATTGGGGATATCAAGATCCAACAGTTCTGGGAACTTGCTTGTTACCTCATTGTTGTGACGAGTGTAAAGCTTTATCTGATCATTAAACTTGGAGAGGATCAGTCTAATTCCATCAAACTTCAGCTCGGTAATATAACCATCGTCATCAAATGGTTCTTTGATTGAATGCAATAACATTGGCGATACAAACAAAATATCACCTCCTACTTAGAACATAATAGCTAAGCGAAGGTGATATATAAAGCAAAATGACTGTGGTACTTAATGGGATTCAATCAGTTCCGGTGAGTTGTTTTTAGGTGAGTTAACTAAGGATGAAACTTGATAAGCTTCCATGTCATCAGAGTCATACGGCAGCAGAAGACTTTGAAGATAATCCGGATCGGTGTTTTTGGGATTTAGCCATTCCTTTTCATTCTCATCAGTAAGAATAACAGGCATACGATCATGTATGTCCTCCATAAGCTCATTGGGCTTTGTAGTAATGATTGTGCAGGTGTATAGCGGATTACCTTTAGGTGTATTCCACTTTTCATATAAGCCGGCAAATGCAAAGAGATTGGAGGATTTGAGCTTAATCCGCATAGGAATCTTAGTCTTTGAATCAAGGCGTTTCCATTCATAAAAACTGTCTGCAGGGATAATGCAGCGTTTGCTGACTAGCGGCTTTCGAAAACTTGGTTTCTCGGCCAATGTTTCAGCTCGAGCATTAATCATCTTATAGCCGATCTTTTCATCTTTAGCCCAAGGAGGAATAAGACCCCATCTTAGCTTACCCAATCGGTTGTTTGACCCATCATTAATGATTGTCAGGATGTTCTGTGAAGGAGCTACATTATAGCTTGGATGGTATTCGTCTTCAGACAAAAATTGATCTATATTGAACTGCTCAATGATGTCATCAAACTCAGAAAATAAAGTGAACCTGCCACACATGTTCATCATCCTTTAGGGTTTTTGAATATTGTACAGGCTTGATACACGAAAATCAAAAAGGAGGAATGGAATGCAGCAGCAAACAGTTGAGGTAAAAGAAGTTGAAGTGTTGATTAGAGGTATATGGACAAAGAAGAAGTTCACGGATATCCAAAAGGGACAAACCTTTAAGATAGAGGAAAATAGGGAAGCAACGAAATACATAGCAAGAACAGATCCTTATTGGGATGAGATGTATGAAGCCTACATAATTGAATTTATTTGATAAAAATAAAATAAGTTTATGATAATTAGCGAAAACAGATAGCTTCGATGAAGATAAAACAGAGATTTTATAAAGATAAAAGTAAATTGAATATGGAGGTAAAGAAAATGAGATACAAAGCGAAAGTGAAAGCGGTAGCCGAAATGGAAGTATGGGTGCATGAAGATGCCGCGGGAAATATCGAAATAGAATACGTTGAATATGTTGATGAAATAGAGGATTTTGAAAATGTTAGACCAATGGACGGGAGGTAAGGAGAATGAGGGAAATTAAGTTTCGAGGAATGGGCATCAACGGAGAATGGTATTACGGCAATTTATCAATCATTAAGCAAAGAATCAAGAGCATGGGTATTGATTCTGGTTCTTATATCTCTAATAAAGCTGGTATTCCATTTGCTTACAGTGTCAGGCCGGAAACAGTTGGGCAATACACCGGATTTAAAGACAAAAACGGCCGAGAGATTTATGAGGGGGATATTTTAAAAAGAGCAGTCACGGTTGTCATGTACGGTTCAGGCAAACCACCTAAAGATATTGATGAATACTTAGAAGTTGAGTATCGGGAAGATTATGCGGGCTTCTATATCGGAGAAAGGCCACTGTTTGCTTATGTGGACAATACTCGTGATGTCGATACTGGCTGCAGATGCACCAAAGCAGAAGTCATCGGCAACATTTACGAAGATCCTGAGCTTATAGAGTCTAAATAAAAACGATATTTTACAGAAAGAGGATGAATAAAAATGTTTACTTGTTTCTGCAACGAATGTGAAAAAGTAATTGAAAAAGATGAAGTTGATTTAGTAGAAGTCCCTTGGGAAGGAGATTGGGAACACGTGCATTTAAAATGCGGTAGCATTGTGTCTTGGATTTAACTTGTATGTCTAATTTAAGGGGGTGATAACAATGTGAGTTACCTATGTGATTTGAGTTTTAAGAATAAAACAAAAATAAAAAGGAGTGGTTATTAATTGTTACGGATTAAAAACAGAATAGAGGAATTGCTAAAAAAGACTAAAAGGAGCAGAAAAGAGAGACTTTGGACGGTACACTCTAATCTGCCCACCTCACCGCGAAGTGAAGCTATTAAAGTATAACACAGTTAAGAAGACTTTTCCAATCTTGGTGACAGCTTTGGTTTCATTCCTGAATCCAGTGAGTATTTTAGCAGCGGACAAGTATCGGAACTTTGAAGAGCTTAAAGCGAATGAATCACCGTTCAATTTTAGTGTGTTCTCAAAAGAGCAAGACAATAATGTATTAATTCTTGCTCCCCATGGAGGTGGCATAGAAGGGGGGACAAGCGAGCTTGCAAAGGAATTAAGCGAAACATACTCTACATATCTTTTTGAAGCTTTAAAGACACCAGGAGCATTTGATTTACATTTAACCAGTACGAATTTTGATGAACCACAAGCACTTGAAATGTTGAAGGGACATGAGTTCACACTGTCACTTCATGGCTACGCAAGTAATGAGGAACATGTTTTAGTTGGCGGCACAGATCGGAACAAAGCTGAAGCGATAACAAGAACATTAAATAATGCCGGGTACTCTGCAGAGCTTCTTGATGAGGGGACGAGGTTATCCGGTAGCAGTCCAAATAATGTTGCCAATAAAAATAAATCAGGAAAGAGCATTCAACTGGAATTGAGCACTGGACTGCGCAAATCAATGTTTAACACCTTTTCTCTAAAAGGACGCTCAGACACAAGAAACGAGAACTTTTATAACTTTATTGATACTCTGTCAGGGTTTCTCAATGAAAATGTTGAAGGGAAGGGTTTGACAACATGAACATGCAGCAGCCCTTATACTATTTTGTTGATGCTCTGGATTGGGGAATTGATGATAAAGGGTCAAATGCAATTGAAACAACAGAAGGATTAAACCGAGCTTTAGAATACGCAAGCTCAAAATCATTTTATAAAGTACATATTCCAAAAGGTATCTATTTGATCGATGCTGTGAATACGACAAAGCGGTTACCTGAATTCGGTGGAGGTATCAACGTTCCTTCGAATATTGAGCTAATACTTCATCCAGAGGCTATATTTAAAGTGCAGCCAAATGATTATCAAGGTTACTCCTGTTTTTATATCGGCCAAGCAAGTAATGTTACGATTCGTGGCGGTCAAATTATTGGGGATCGACATGAGCATGATTATTCAAAAATTACCTCAATTAAGAAGACGCATGAATGGGGCTTTGGTATCCATGTTAATGGAAGTAGCAATGTGCTAATTGAAAATGTGCAAGTTTCTGACTGTATTGGAGACAACATTTGGATAGCGGCTGATGGAATGATGAACACTTCAGGAACATATATGCCTTCAAAGAATGTAACCGTTCGAAAGTGTACGCTTTTAAGAGGAAGAAGAAATAATCTGGCTACCAATGGTTGTGAAGGTCTTCTTGTCGATGACTGTGATATAGAGGAGGCTGGTGGAGATACAATTGGGCCACAATTAGGAATTGATTTAGAGGGCTTTGGAGAAAACGGAATTAAATACGATCACCCGTATAAATTAACTGTGCGAAACTGCAGGTTTAAAAACAATGGACGTGGATCCGTTACAGCGCACACAAGCGGCAAGGTAATTATTGAAGGAAACTACAGTGACCATGTTATTTCCTATGGATATAGCACGGATGTCAGTATCAAAAATAACAAGATCATCAATGAAAATGAAATTAAGACATATGGGATTGACTCGGTAGGCGTTTCAAGTACGGAGTCGGGAAACAGAGTTCAAATTGATGGCAATACGATAAGTGGCTTTGAAGTGGGCATTTGTGTAAGAGGAAAGGGTGGCACAGTATCAAATAATACTTTTGAAAATATAAAAGCATGTCCTATTGCAACACATCAAGCAGAGGACTTTTTAATTACGGACAACAGGATAGAAAACAGTGATTGTGTTCAAGTCCAGGTTAGAAACTCAAATGATATCAAGGTTGTGAATACCAAAGGAAAAGGAACGAGCTCATCATATGCTGCAAAGATAATGGATTCTAGCCGAATCAGTCTCGTTAATAATGAATTTGCTAATGTGTATGGTGGAATGTATTGCGAAAGATCTCAGTCAGTTCGTTTAAAGGGAAATGATTTGTTGTTAAGTGGGAGTGGATACGGCATCTTTTGGGACAAGGACTCTTCTGTCTCACTGCAACGAAATGAAATTCATGAGCCTAGGAATGTTGCAATTAAAGGTACTCCTGAGAAGTATAGTTGCCAGATCAGTGAGAATCAGGTTTATTTCTGTAAATCATTGATCGCTATTCAACTGACTGGTGGCTCAGAACACATTTTAAAGGATAATGAGATAATGTTTAATCGTTCAGTAGACCAAGGATACGGCGTTTATTTGGAGAATACAGACAAGGTACGTCTCGTAAGGAACGATGTGCGCGGAATTGGAGGCAAGTTATTATCCCACCCTTATTGCACAGATAAAGCAAAGAATACAACCTTAATCCATAACACATATGATAGTGGAACGCTGAAGACTGCAGAAGGAGATATTGTAGTCTAAATAAAATTGTAGTTTTAAAAGAAAACAAATTAAATAGAAAGTGGTTTTTATGGATATTTTTGGGGTAATGTCTGAGTGTAATATAATTAAAACACTCAGAGGAGGAATTAGGTGTGAAAAAAAACATTGGTAAAATTGGAGTTGTTGGAACTTTACTCGTAAGTGGTTTGCTTTGTGATTTTGGAGTAGGAGTAAATGCAAAAGAGCTAAATCAAAGTAGGAATGATACTGAAAGCAATGTCTACCACCAACCAATCAATGTACTTAAGACCGCCTCAAATATTAAGAGCCCAGGTTTTTCGACAACTGCGGATGATTGGCAAGATGCCGGAACTACATACGGCGATACCAAGTTTGACAAGTATTCAACTGCTGCAGTCGTTCAAACATTAGGATTTGCATTAAATTTGCCTACAGGGGGATGGTCTTCTTATTTAGCTGGACTAGCTAACATGATTATTCTAGGTGAATATAAAATTGTTTACTTTAAGGATAAGCAGGAATTTAAGATGGCAGGGGCAACTCTCATGACAAAGCACCATGTAACGATTTATGAAGATAAGGATCGAAAGAAAAAAATCGGGAGTGACAGCTTTATCATCACAGACAAAGGTGGCCCAAAAGTTGTTGAAATGTAATGGATAAAAAATAATCCTCCCTTAGGTGGGAGGATTATTATATGCTGTTTATTATGCTGTAAACTAATGCTACAACAAACAATGGATAAGAGATAATGGCAATTAATTTTGAGGATTTACTCTTATTTTTTTCAAATGTGTAAATTAGTGCAAACCCTAAAAAGAATATTGTGACAAACCAAGAAGAATAGGACGGGTACAATGCAATAAGTAAGACAATAAGAGTGGATAACGCGAAAGAAGAGTTTAGCGTTATTTTCTGATTATTTTCCAAATGAACCACCTCCATATACATATTCCCCCATATAAAAACACTTAAACATTATACTTAAAGGAGCTTGATTAAATGATTAACATTTTAAGTAAAGAGCAAGATGAAGCAATCCGGTACTTCAAGAACAAGCTAAACATATCGGAAAAACTGTACATATCCCTAATTAATTTTAATCTGCTTAGAGATAAACACGAAGACTTTGGCAATAGACTATATGAGCTTTATAAAACAGATCCTTATCTGTATATCAAAGCGCTCAAAGAAGGTTACGTGGTTGATCAGCCAATTGAATTTAATGAAGCAATTGTGCGGTTCTATGATGGTGAAGAACTTGCTGTAATTCATAAGACCACTGGGAAAAGATATAATGTGAATGTAAAAATGAAAAAGCTTCCTGACGGTTTTACGCTGCAAACAATGAACATGTGGTCATGGAGTGAAGTTGTTTAATTTTATGAATTTTCACTTGTTTTGATTTGTCATATCGTTAAGTGGGTACATTAAGGATGAGAAGGAAAAGGTTCTCTCATAATAATGTTAAGGGGTGTTTAATGTGTTGGTATATGAATATGGCAGAACGAAGCAAGAAGCTCTGTCTAACCTATGTAGAAAAATGATCCGTGAGTACCCAGATGAAACTTTCACAACGGACTTTGCAAAAGTTTCTGATTACGGTAATGAAGGATCAGATAAGAGATACGTAGCCGAATTTCGGGTATAGGATAGTTTGTTATACAGAAGCGCCTAAGCAAAGGTGCTTCTTAACTCTCGATATGATTTTATAAAATTACGCTGTTGGGGGTGGAAACAAGAAAATCATTCTTCAGATGCAGTCTGTACCCCAATTAATAAAGATACTCATTAAAACTTTTCAGAATAAAAATAAAATAGTTATTGACCATGCCTTTTTAATGATGTAAGATTAAGTTATCCCAAAGAGAGAAAGGAGGAAAGAGATGAAAAAGGAATTAAAGATACTGAAAGTATCTGCCGAAGCCTTGCATACCTACAAAAATGATGTAAAAAGGAATTACGACATTGACGAAGACCAAGCAAGAAGAAAATTAACCAGGAATGTGATGTTGGTAAAGGAATTTAAACCAGGAGGAATTAAGAGAGGTCTTTTTTCTAAAACATACTCATATGGAAATTTAAAGATCACAATTCGGCATGGAACAGTAATAAGGATTGAAAATGTAAAAGGTGATCCAGAACCTTGGGACTTTCCAAAAAAGAGATACATAGAATTAAACAAGCTACTTGGTATAAAGGATTGTAAGTTTAGTAGCAAGTCTCATTATAGGCATTTTAAGGATAAAAATAAAATATAAACAAAAAGAAAGAGGTGCGGAATATTAAAAAGGTAAAATTATTTACACACACTGACCTAGACGGAGTTGGTTGTGCAATAGTATGTAACCACTTATTAAATGACGTGGAAGTAGAGTTTTGTGATTATCATAATATAGATCAAAAAGTTCTTGAATTCATAAATAATAACAGGTTTAAGGAATATGATTTAATTCTCGTTACAGATATATCTGTTAATAAGGATCTTGCTGAAAAAATAAATGAAATTCAATCAACGTCTAAATGGGTACTTATTGATCATCATGCGACAGCGAAGTGGTTAAATATTTATAAATGGGCAAATGTTAATGATTACTATATTAAATCACCATGCGAAGAAAACCTAAAGACATCTGCTACAAGTATGGTTTATGACCATCTCATTAAGTTTCAAAATAATGAGTGTGAAGAATTGAGTGAATTTGTAGAAAAAGTAAGAAGATATGACACCTGGGAGTGGTCAACAAAATATAATGACACCCATGCCAAAAAACTGAATGATCTTCTTTATATTATTGGGAGAGAAAACTTTATAAAAAGATTCTCAACAAATCCATCCATTTATTTTTCAGATCATGAACTACATATTTTGGACATTGAGAAATTTAAAATTAAAGAATACATATCTAAAAAGGAAAAACAACTGAGAACTTTGCAAGTGCTTGATTACAGTACAGGAGTAGTGTTTGCTGATACATATCAATCTGAACTAGGGAATGAACTTGCTCAGAAAAATCCTAATTTAGATTTCATTATCATAATTGATCCTGGTTCATTAAAGGTCAGTTATAGGGGAGTCAAGGAGAAAATTGATTTAGGAAAAGACATTGCTGCTAAATTTGGTGGTGGAGGTCACCCCCGAGCAGCCGGTAGTCAAATTAATCAAAGAGTCATAGATTCAGTTCTTAAATTAATCTTAAACTAATTATTCTGGGAGGAATTATATTGAGCAAACTTTATAATACATTTGAATTTATCGGTAACCTATTTATTTCAAACAATAAAGAGAAATTCCATGAAATTAAGGAATATGACAGCGGATGGGTTAAGGAAAGATTGAGCTTCGCAGTTCAAGAGTCAAAAACAAACAGTGTTTTTGTTGAGATTGAAGGTGGTTACTCAAAAAGTAAACAAAATAAAGTGTTTTCATTTAGCAAGGGTACAGAAAATGAAAAAGGATCAAGACTCGAAATTCCATGGGAAGATCGGTTGAAAGAAGAAACAGTAAACATGGTTGCTGATTTTTCTAAGATCTTAATTAACTTAAACGATGAGTCAACAAAAGCCAAATTAAATGAATTGAAATTTAAAATTAGAGGGTTGGAAATGAAAGGCTCTCTTACTGAAGAAGAAAATAAAACTTTATCTACTCTCAAGGGAGAATATAAACAATTAAACGTAAACGGTGCAGAATTCATTCATGAATATGATGCTATTCAGTACTTGTCCCAAAACCTCGAAAAGCATAAAGACAATAAATTTAAAATCACAGGCAATATTGAATACAATTCATGGAATGGACGGAATTTTAGAAAGTTCAAAATCAAAACCATTGAAATTGTAAGTAGTGATACACCATCTCAACTAAGAGCCACCATGGATGTATTTTTCACAAGTGAATCTTTAGATGAATCGTCATTTGAGGAAGAAAAAAGGTACTTTGTTGATGCGTACGTACTTAGCTATGATAATCAGGCAAAAAAAGATCGATTTTTTCCTCAGCAATTAGTCATCAATGCACAAAAATTGGACTTTGAAAATGAATTACATATGAAACGGTTAGATCTCTTGAAAAACTTCTTTAAAGTTGAAAATGATGAAGTTTTTCACCTTCAATGGGTTGTGAATATTTTCAGGGGTGCTGATGAGATTGAGTTTACCGAAGAGGAACTCACGGAAAGTCAAAAGGAAATGATTGCTTTAGGTTTAAACACACTGGATGACTTTAAACCTAAGGGAGGGTTATTGGGCGAAAATCGTGAAGAAAATAGACTTTTAAAACCTATTTTAAAAAAGTTTAATGATTCTAATGATTTTACAGAAGGTGCCGCAACATCTACATATGAAATTGAAGATCTTACATATATTCCACAACAGATTCAAAATTCTACACCACCCGTAGAAAAAGAAGAACCTAAAGTGACTGAAGAAGAAAAAGAAAATGCATTTGATGAGTTATTTGCTTGATTTGAAAAGACCTAACTAACATTTATTTAAAAACAATAAGGAGATGTTTATCCATATGGCAAGAAAATTTGGTAAAAAGAATAAAATTAAAGTTAATCCTCTCGATTATAACACTGGAATTATTGGTGAATCGGGGATCGGTAAAACAACTCTAGCTAAAGAAGTTTGCGAAAAATTAGTCGGAGAAGACGGGTATATAATCTTGAATATTGGTAAAGAGGATGGTATTGATGCCATCCCCAATGCCTCTTATGAAGATGTTCCTGATTGGACAACCTTTGATGAAATTACTAAAGATATTATTAAAAACAGAACAACAGATTATGCTGATTTAAAGGTTTTAGTATATGACACATTTGATGAGTTGATTAAAATTACAGAACCAGAAGTTATTAGACTACACAATAAAGCAAATCCTGAAAAAAGAGTGAATACCATTAAAGCAGCATTCGGTGGTTTCCAGGCAGGAGAGGACAAGGTAATTGAGTTAATTCTTGAAAAGATGTGGAAACTTAAAAAGGTCGGTATTAGCATGTTTATTTTAGGTCATACGAAGAAAAGAACAATGACAGACGTAGTTACGGGTTTGGAATACGACATGCTGACAACCAATATGACACATAAATACTTCAATGCGATTAAAACCAAGCTGCATGTTTTAGGAGTAGCATCTATTAATCGGTCGATTGAAAAGAAAACAGTAAAACAAAAAATTGGGCCTGACAAAACAGTGGGAACAGTTGTTGATGAATCAAGAATCATCACTTTTAGAGATGACAACTTTAATATTGATTCAAAGTCAAGATTCTCAGATATCACACCATCAATTCCTTTAGATCCGAATGAATTTATTAAAGCAATTGAACAAGCTATCCATGTGGCTTTTGATAAACAAAAAAATAACACAAATAACATTGAAGAAGAAAGAAAAGAACAAGAGCAAATTAAAGAAATTCAAATTCACAACGAAGTTAACAACTCATCTTTTATTGATAAAGAAGAGAATGAGAGGTTGGCAGAAGAGATTAAGGTACTATTCCCTAATGCAACTGACAAAGCTAAGGGTGAAATGAAGAAAATTATGGATCAATTTAATATGAAAGATTTTAAAGGAGTAGACATTGTACCAACTACAGCATTCGAAAAGATAGTCGAAGCATTATCTAACTGAAGGAAAAGAGGGGGAGACTCTCCCCCTTATCAATAGGAGAGGGTATTCTTGGCCAGAAGATGTGTATGTCAAATATGTAAAGCTAATGGAACTGTTGATACTTTTTTTAGGGTTTCTGACGATAAGGGGAAAAATAAATACTACTGTACTAAGGATGAATATGAAACCTATATCAATGATAAGGTGAAACGAAAAAACCTCTTAAACTACATAGCGAAAGGTGTCTTGAATTATAGAGAGGGTCAAGTCATTCCTCCAATTTTTCTAAAAAAGATAGCTGAACTAAAAAGATTTTATGATTATGAAGTGATACAAATTTGCTTTGAGAAGAACCAACAAACAATTCAATATTGGTTAACTAATAAAGAGTTTTACAACGAGTATGGGATGATTAGCTATATTTTTAAGATTGTTGAAAGTAACATCAATGATGTTTATAAGGAATGGCTGCATGAACAAAATCAGAGAATGATTGAAAAAAATCATAATCTTGATATTGCAATTGTAAATCAAACTAATATCGTTGATTCCGCATCTTTAAAACAAAACAATTCACCAAAAAATATAACAGAGTTTCTGGATGGGGAGGACGAGTATTGAACAACTTAGATTCTTATCCAAAGGAATTAGTTGAAAACAGGGGACAAATTGAAGGAAGCTTTATATTTTGTTTATGGAAAAACCCTGATTTGTATGAGGATTATAAAGACCACGTGAGGGCGGATAGAGATTTTCTAACAGAAGACGGGAAATTTTATTACTCTCTAGGTTTAGAACTGAGCAACATGAATTATAAGAGCTTTGATGATGCGAGTGTTTTCAGCTACATAGAAGGTAAAGAAACATTAAAAAATGGTTTTATTCGGCGAGGTGGAATGAAAACCATTGATGAACTCAAGCACGTACTAAACGATGAAAACGTTGAGACATACTATGATGAACTAATTAAATTTAACATGATACTAAAGCTTCATGATAAGGGATTCAATGTTTCGAACGAGCTTGATAAATTCAAGAAGATGACGAGTCAACAATTGTACAGTTACTTTGAATTTCAATTAGATAATGTTTTTCTAGGTCGCGGTTCAGGAGTGAAAATTGAGGATCTTGATTTGAATGAAGAGTTTGTCGAATCAATTGAAAACGGGGAAGAAATGGGATTAAGCTATTCAGCTGCATGTCCATTATTGAATTATCACACGCTTGGACTTCATAAATCTAATGTTCAAATTTTTGCTGGATTTAGTGGGACAGGGAAAACAAGTTTTTGTGTTTCTTCTTATATCATGTCAATTTTAGATCAGGGTGAAAAGGTAACAATTATCGCCAATGAAATGAATAAAAGGGCTTGGCAACATATTTTTATGGCAACAATTTTAAGTCATAAACTTGGTTATTATGGTTTGCCAAGAAAGAAACAAAAAATGGGCAACCTAAAGCATGAGCAAAAGGAAATGTTACAAAAGGCAATTGAATATTATGAGAAGCATTACAAGGGGCGTATCAAATTTGCCAAGATATATGATTACAGCATTAATGATGTAAAGAGAATAATGAGAAGAATGGCAAAACAAGGATTCGGTTATATGCTTTACGATACATTTAAAGCTGAAGATGCGGCTTCAACCAATGTAACAGGTGAGCTAATTGAAGCCTCAAAACAGTTATTACAAGTGGCGGAAAAAGAGGATATTTGCATCATCATTACAATGCAATTGGCCATTTATATGGAGAATACTAGATATCTAACAGCGTCTTGTTTATCAAATGCTAAAGCAGTTAAGGAGATTGTTTCAGAGTTAGTTCTAACAAGACCTTTATGGGAGGATGAATTCCCAGGAGGAAAATTCGATGTTAAACCCTATAGATTCAAAAAAGACTCGTCGGGAAAATTTACAAACATTAAAGAAGAAATTCAGTTAGACCCAAATAAGAAGTATAGATTATTCTTTTTGAATAAGACACGGAATGACGAAGGCGATACAGTGTTGTTATACCAATTTGACGGTGCATGGAATAAATGGAATGAGCTCGGTTATTGTACTCCTAAACATCAGAGAACTACAGAGCGGACATGATTACCAAGGGACGGTGAAATCATGGACGTATATGATCTTAAGAATCACATTATTGAAAAGCCAGAGTACATAGTACTTATTTTAGAACAGACGGGGTTTTACAATGTTGATGAACGCGGGAATGAGTACAGATGTGCAAGAAAAAAAGGAAGAAATCCGACTTCAGTAAAAGTAAATAAAACCACTTTAGGTGCAACCTGTTTTTCAACCAACTTAAAAGGTGACTTGATAACACTTGTTCAAAATAAATTGGGTTTATCTTTTCCCAAAACAATCAAAAGGATATCTGAAATAGTTGATTATAAAAGTGAAGAAGAATATAAACCACCTGAGTTACCATTCGGAGGTTTTTATAAGAATATAAGAAAACTAAGTAATCCAATGGATTTGGATCTAGAAACGTATTCCGATGACATTTTAGATCAATTTGTATCTGTTCCAAATAAGTTGTTTTATGAGGATGGAATATTACCTTTAACTCAATCTTTGTTCCAGGTAGGTTATGATAGTGTTTCCGGAAGAATAACGGTTCCATGGAAATCTCTTAGTGGTGAATTGTGTGGTGTAATGGGGCGTCTTAATAAGAAGGAAGTTAATTATGAGGAAACAAAATGGCTGCCTATTATTTCTTTTCCAAAGTCCAAAACGCTGTATGGGTTTGTTGAAAATTACAGTTCAATTAGAGAAAAGAGCATTGTAATGATCGGGGAATCTGAAAAACATTCAATGGCTTTAGCAAGCAAGGGATTGAATGTTGGAGTTTCTTTGGGAGGCAGCTTTTTAAGTGAAATTCAAGCAAATCACATAAAATCAATGTTTCCGAAAAAGTCATTAGTCATGATGGATGAAGGATTAGGTGAAGAACATAGCGTAGAAATTGCCAACAGCCTTAAGTTTGAAAATTTCTTTGAAAATGAAGTTGGGTACATATTTGATCGTGAAAACAAGTATCTGCCTAAGGGATCAAAAATGGCACCAGCAGACCTTGATAAAAGCACTCTACACCGTCTAATTAGAGACTGTACAGTTTGGATATGAAAAGGAGATGATTGATTGAAAGAAAAATTAAATGAATTGAGACAACAAGGGAAAAACATTTATTCCTTTTCAAAGCTCGGAACCTTTAAAAACTGTGAATATGAATACTACAATACATACGTTTTGAAAAAGAAAGGCATAGATAATATTTATACCCTTATGGGTTCTGAATTACATAACGGAATTGAACAGATTTATAAAAATGAATTAAACATTGGAGAATTTAAAAAGGGATTTGAAAATAGATTAATTGAATTAGAGCTGAATGGAGTCAACTTTCCGAGTGACTCAATCGGGGACAGCTGGAAAGCAGACGTTGGTCATTTCCTAAACAATTTTAATAAAATTGACAGCAAAATGGTTTTAGAGAAGCTGCTTGTATTTGAAATATCAGATGGAATATATCTTCAAGGATATGTAGATGCAATCCTGCCCAGTGAAAAAGGAAAACCGTACGTTAGTATTTATGACTGGAAGACATCAAGTAAGTTTGCCGGCAAGAAATTAAATGAAGCAGGAAGACAGTTATTGATGTACAAGCTTGCGTTGGAACAAACAACTGACTTAAAAGTAGATAAAATCCTATGGTTCATGGTGAAATACGTTTATGTATGTACCCAAGGAAAAACCAAAGTAAAAAAGAAAATGTGTAACAGAGGTAAGTGGGTAAAGGAAATACGAATGCAGCTTGAAAAAGAGATGCGCACTCTGGAATATGATGATTTCGAAATTGACCTCTTGTTAGATAACGCAGTAAAAGAAAATAGCATTGACTGCTTACCTGCAGAGATTAAAAATAAGTATTGGCTTGAAGATTGTTTAGTTGAATACGAAGTTACTGAAGAGAAAATTAATGAACTGAAAGATTATATTACTGATACTGTTAAAAAGATTGAAAATAAAGACTGTGAAGATGAAACCCAATGGGAACCAGTGAAAATAGATAAATACAATTCCTTTTATTGCAGTGTCTTATGTGGTCACCGAAAAACATGCAAGTTTTATAAGGATTTTTTAAATAAATCATCAAATAAATTCAAGAAAAAGGATAAGACCGATTTGTTTGATAACCTATTTTCTTAGGGGGTAATGATGAGGAAGATATTCTATGACTTTGAAGTTTTTAAAAATAACTGGATGGTTGTGCTGATCGATTATGATACTAAAAAGGGTAAGGTTATTGTAGATGATGTTGATGAACTGAAACGATTCTATAAGATGTTTAAAGATGATATTTGGATTGGTTACAACTCTAGAATGTACGACCAATACATTTTAAAGGGAATCCTGTTAGGAATGAATCCTTATTATATTAGTTCAAGAATTATTAATGATAATGTAAAGGGATTTAATGTTGTTAGAGAAGGTTATAAGATCCCACTGAATAACTTTGACATAACAACTGGTTTCCACAGCTTAAAGCAGCTAGAAGGCTTTATGGGTTCAAGGATTAAGGAGTCATCAGTACCATTTGATATCTCCAGGGCTTTGACAGAAAAAGAAATTAAGGAAGTTGTTGAGTACTGTATTCACGATGTGAAACAAACAATTGAAGTGTTTGATAATAAAAAAGAGGAATTCGAAAGTCAATTGGCTTTAATTGAAGCCTTTGATTTAGAAATGTCTATGTTTACAAAGACAAAAGCCCAATTATCTGCATTTATCTTGGGGGCTGAAAAGCAAGGAAACAGGGGAGATGAGTTTGAACTTAGATTTCCTAATACATTAAAAATTGAAAAATACAAACACATTGTTGATTGGTATAGAAATCCTGAAAATCTAGATTATGAAAAAAATTTAAAGGTTGATGTTGCAGGTGTACCTCATATTTTTGCCTGGGGAGGCTTACATGGTGCATTACCAAAGTATAAAGATGAAGGGATAATTTTATGTTGTGATGTTGCATCTCTATATCCTTCAATCATGATTGAATATGATTACATCAGTCGTAACGTGAAAAACCCTTTAAAATATACTGAAATCAGAGATACACGGTTAGAACTTAAACGGAAAAAAGATCCTAAGCAGGCTCCCTACAAGATCGTCCTAAACTCAACGTATGGAGCAATGAAAGATCAGTATAATCCACTTTACGACCCGTTAATGGCCAATAACGTATGTTTAGCCGGACAGCTGTTGTTATTAGATTTGATCGAGAAAATTGAACCGTACTGTAAACTGATTCAGTCAAATACTGATGGGTTGTTTATGAAAGTTGAAAAGGAATCTGATATTGATTTAATTAAGGAAGTGGCAAAGGAGTGGGAAACCAGAACACGATTAGATTTAGAGTGGGATGTTTATGAGAAGATTTATCAGAAGGATGTAAACAACTATATAATCATTGATAAAGACCAGAAGTATAAATCTAAAGGTGCTTATGTTAAAAAACTAAACAACCTGGATTATGACTTACCAATTGTTAATAAAGCCATGATTGAGTATTTTACAAAAGACATTCCAGTTGAAAAAACCATCAATGAATGTGATCAGTTAAGAGAATTTCAAAAGATATCAAAGGTTTCAAACAAATATATGTACGCTCTCTATGGAGAAGAAAGGCTACCTGAAAAAGTTTTAAGAGTTTTTGCTTCTAATGATGAAGATGCTAAAGGTGTTTTCAAGGTTAAAACAAAAGAACGAATTGAAAAAATCGGAAATACTCCACCGCGCTGCTTTATAAATAATGATAACGTTATTGATTTAAAAGTTCCTGATTATCTTGATAAGGAATATTACATAGAGATAGCCAAAAAACGAATAAATGATTATTTAGGAATATCGAATAGAAAGAAAACAAAGAAGGAGAAGTGATATGCATCGCAATTAAGAGTAAAAATAAAATCAAAAAACACATTTTTAATTCCGTTTATGGTATGATGATTTTAATTCCCTTAGCCACTTTTTCTTACATAAGTTATGAGCAACATTTACATAAAACAGAGGGAAATGAAGACTCAATAAAAGAATCATTTTATAAGAAGCCTAGACAGATTAGGATCCCATCAAGTGAGAATATTGTCTTACGGCTATTTAAAAAAGCTCAAACGAACAAAGAACAACAATTAAAAAGGCATACAGAGAAGATTGCCTCAGCAAAACTCATTAAACCTAAGAAAAGGCACACGAAGGGAGGTGAGCAGGCAAAACATAAAGTTTTTAAGAGTAAAGATAAAATAAATAATAAAGAAAAAGAAAACAAGCCGGCGGCCGCGAAAAAATCTATCCAGGTTAAGCTGAGTGCTTATGTTGCGCACTGCCGAGAAGGATGTACAGGAACAACTAGAACAGGTGTTGATGTTACTCAATCAATCTATTACAAAGGGTATCGTGTTATTGCAACCGATCCAAGTGTTATTCCCTTGAATTCAATAGTTGAAGTAAGCATTGGTGGGAAAACGTTCAAAGCAATTGCAATTGATACTGGAGGCGCAATTGTTGGAAATAAAGTGGACTTGCTTGTAGCAACCGAGCGTGACGCAATTAATTTTGGCAAGCAAAATGGAACAATCTCGATTATTAGTTAGGAGGCGGTTAATTGCCGAAGTTTTGGTCTTATCCAGAAGGGTTAAAAGTCATCATAAATGAGAATGCAAAGAACGCTTGTCCTCATCATGTGGGACGGGAAGGGAAAATTATTGAGTTGCTTCACTCTGCTACATATGATTACGCAGTCAGTGATGAAACAGGTGATATTACATTCTTCAAGGAGCATGAATTAAATCCAGCTAAAGGAGGTTAATTGTATGTTTAAAAAGGGAGAGAAGGTGATTGCTGGTTTCACAGGAGAGATTGGTGTTGTTGCGCAAGTTGATAAAGGACATGAGCAATTAGAAGTTGAGTATTCAGACGGCTCATTTAGAGTGATCGGCTTCAGCAATGTTAGAAGGGTGGAAGATAAATGACGATGATTATTTTAGAAGGCGCTGACTGCTGCTACAAATCAACAGTAGCAGATAAGCTGAGCAAAGAACTCGGATATCCGGTAATAAAGGGATCCAGCTTTGAATTGGCCAAGAGCGGTAATGAGAAGCTGTTTGAACACTTTAATAAGCTAGCCGATGAGGACAATGTAATTATTGACCGATACATATATTCAAATTTAGTTTATGCGAGGGAGTTCAAGGATTACTCAATCTTAACGGAAGAGCAGCAAAGGGCAATTGAGGAGAAGATTAGGGGTAAAGCCAAAGTGATCTACTTACATGCTGATTCAAAAGTGATTAAGCAACGTTTGCTTGAACGTGGTGATGAATACATAAATGATCGTGATATTGAACCGGTTTTAGAGTTATACAGAGAAGTGATGAGCGATGTAGGGTTACATACATATTCATGGGATACAGAACAGTGGTCTAGCGAAGAAATTGCTAAAGGCATAATCTTTTTAACGGATGGGGTGATTTATGAAGGAAGTAATTGCAATTGACATGGATCAAGTTTTAGCCGATTTACTAAGTGATTGGGTAGCCTGCATTAACACCTATGATGATCCTTTTCTAAAAGAGGAAGATATACTGTGCTGGGATATTAGCAAATATTCAAATACCCAAAACAATGTTTACAGGCATTTGGATTACGAATTATTCAGAAATCTGGATGTTATAGAAGGAAGTCAGAGAGCAGTTAAGGAGCTGGCGAAGAAATATGAAGTATATGTTGTTACTACAGCAACAAACCATCCAGAATCCCTTAAAGCAAAGTTAGAATGGCTCACAGAGCATTTTCCATATATTCCACATAGTAATGTTGTGCTTTGTGGCAATAAAAACATAATTAAAGCAGACATCATGATTGATGACGGAGTGCATAACTTAGAAACATTTGATGGAATGAAGATACTATTTGATGCACCGCATAACAGGAATGACAATAGATTTATTCGTGTTATGAATTGGGAGGAGATTGAACGGAAATTACTTTAAAATATCATTATATTTAGAGAGAAAATAAAGTTAAAAGGAGTGAATTAACACTCCTTAGTAAACTAACGTGCTTCTACTGTAATTTTATAAATCACATAATTGTCGTTAATGTCATACGCGTAAACCAATGCTGTGCCCAAAGTTGAATGAGAGGATACGACACCACTGGAACTAATGCTTATAAGGTTGCTTCCAGATACAATTTCCCATCGGGTGTAGCCTTTTAATAGAGATACATTAGAATTCCTAAGCATGTGAAAATCAACTGTACCAAGCGGATCACCTAGCTGCTTAACTTGATCAATTGATTTGACAGGGGTTAAAGCTGAAGCCTGTGATGTGAATGCAGGGAGTGCTAGTGCTGTAAGCGATAGAGCAGAAACAATCAATCCTTTGTAAAACTTTTTCATAAGAATTACCTCCTAGGTTTTGATTGTGATTACAACTACAGTCTAGCATGTTAAATATTTGAAATGTGTGAAGTGTTTGTGAAACTGTTTAAAAGATCAATTTTATTTAGAATAAAAATAAATTATATGGAGTGATTCAGTGAAAGTACTAAGTTTATTTGACGGAATGAGCTGCGGACAAATTGCCCTAAATAAAATTGGCATTACTGATTATACATATTATGCGAGTGAAATCGAGAAATCGAGTATCGCTGTAACACAAAGGAACTATCCATCCACAGTTCAACTAGGTGATATTTTAGAATTAGATGAACGTAGATTAAAAAGATTAAATAAAATTGATCTTTTGCTAGGCGGAAGTCCATGTCAGAACCTCACTATAACTGTAGCTGATCGAGAAGAGCATTTTACAGGATTGGCAGGAGATAAATCAAAATTGTTCTTTGAGTATGTGAGGGCGCTAAAGACAGTTGAGCCCAAGTATTTTTTATATGAAAATGTTGAGAGTATGAAAGAGAAGGATAAAGAAACGATTACTAAGAACTTAGGCGTTGAACCAATAATGATAGACAGTGGACTACTGTCTGCACAGGAAAGAAAAAGATATTACTGGACTAACATTCCAAACGTTAAACAACCCAATGAAAGACACCAGGTCTTAGCAGATATTCTTGAGGAAAACGTTGATGAAAAATATTATTACAATCTTAATTATGATTTTTATGGGTTGCATAAGCGAGTAGCTGCAAGGCTTGATTTATACAACTATGATATTTTACAAAGGGTATACAGTCCTCACTTTAAAGCTCCAACCTTAACAGCATGTAGAGGTGGTCATAAGCAAAAGAAAGTTATACATAATGATAGAGTTAGAAAACTTACTCCTCTGGAATACGAGAGACTGCAAACTGTACCTGAAGGTTATACAAGAGGTGTTGCAGACAGTCATAGATACAACATGCTTGGGGACGGATGGACAGTTGATGTAATAGCTCATATTTTAAGCTACGCTGATTTTTCAATGTCAAAGGGTGTACAAACAGAAGCGGCAATTTAAATAAAATTTGTCTTTTAAAGAGTAAAAATAAAATATAAGAGGTGAACGCTGCGATGAACTATCCAGAAAGTTTAAAAGAGAAGGCAGAAAAAATTAAAGATGAAGTAAGAAGCGGCAAATTAGACGAGGGGAAAATAAAAGCCATTGCTAAGGCTGCAGTTGAGCTTTTAAGATCCGAAGAGAAGAGCCATACATATTATGCAGAAGTCGCTGGTGCGATTGCTGCAAACCTAGAAGAGTTTTTTAAGACTTACCTAAAAGAGGATTAATACAACAGGATAAAAAGAAAGGATAAAGGGATGTTTATTGAAAAGGTACTATGTTAGATGTAAAGATCACAATGACGAAAACGCTTCTTTGGTAATTGAAGCAGCGTCTACAGAAGAGGCTAAACGAAAGGTATTAGACATACATAAGGTAAAGATTGTTTATAACGTGAGCATTGGTGAAGGTGGGGGGACAAATTACCTTCAGAGAAAACATTCACCGTACATAAAAAATAACAACAGCAAGGCGGTAATTATCTTTTCATAAGGGAGGACGGATCCGTGCACATATCTGACCCAATAAAAGAAACACTTGTGCAAAATATAGATCAACTTAGTAGCAGAGTTGATGAGTTGTTCATTTATCTGGAAAATGAGTTGCCTTCAACATCTGAAAGACAATGGAAAACTATAGACAAAAAATTCGGTGAGATTTTTACTAAATCTAAGGAATTACAAAATTACATAAGTTGTTTATAAAGGTGAGCAATATCCCCTTGATATAAGGACATCTGTGTTACTTAATATTCAAAATCATCAGTATTTCTTAACAATTATTTATATGATTGGTAGCATTTATTAAAGAAAGAAGGTGATTTATGAGATTGTTTGTTTGATAAGTATTGGTGCCAGATGAGAATTATATTTTTACAAAGGGGATATTTTAATGAACAATTTTTATCGAACGATCTTAGCACTAGTTGCCGTATTTGTCCTGGCCTTTTCAACATTTCCTCCGAACAGTGATGCAAAGAGCACAATTTCAACAGATAATGTCGACAAGGATAAAGTAAAATCAGAGGCGGAATTTATTGCAGATCACACTATTGATGTGAGTAAAAAGACTAAGGGAAAACTTCTATCCAAGGCAGAAAAAGCAATTGAAGATGGAGACATTAAATATCATAAATCAAACGAAAAGGTATTTGATAATGCATCAGTTAGAGGTATCAAGTATGATGATGGCACAGTGACTTATTCAGTTTCTTATTTATACGTAGACACTGAAAAAGTAGACAGAGTTAGCTCATTTAATGTTTCGTTTGATAGCAATATGAATATTGAAGAGTACTATGAAGTTGACATGAAGAAAATCAGCAGCACTCAAAACGAAATGAATTATTGGGTTAATGGTGTTAAGGATGAGGACAAGTCTGGGGTCTTTGAAACAAAACAAACTTCAGAGGACAAAGGAAGTACATCTAACATGATGAGTGCTCAGAAGAGTTGGACTGGATGCGTATCAGATTGCTTAGGTGATAAGAATATTAGCCAATGGGCAATTACCGGTTTAGCTATTTTATGTGGAGCTGCATGCACAGCTGGTGTTCCAGCAACAGCGGGGACTGCTTGCTATGCTTGTGTAAATTCTGCTGGTATTATTGGTGTAAATGCATTCTTTGATTGTATGGAGAAGTGTAAATGATCAATATCTTAAGTAAAATACTATTTATTTTGTCTGGTTGCGCATTGTTGATCTTTGGGATAATTTTAAAGGATGGATCAATGGCTTTTGGATTGTTTGCTTTATTCTTCATAGCGGCAATAATTGTTCGTGTATTTCATAAACGAACTCAAAACCATTAGCAGCAGCCTTATTGTACTGTAGGGGAGGAAACTCTCCTACTTTTTAAAAAATATTTAGGATAAAAATAAAATAGTTGTTGATTGTTTGGTGGAATGCGAGTATATTAGAAATATAGGAAGCGAGGTGATGCATTGGAGTGTGTTAAATGCAAGGATCACATTGGTGACATCGTTTATTACATAAGAATATCCGACAACAAAGAATATAGGGAATTTCCGGTACATAAAGAATGTGGAGAAGCAATCAAGAAAGAATGCATTGAGAAATGTAAAGACATGAAATTAGAAAAGACATTGGGTTACTTGCAACTACTTTAAGAGTAAAAATAAAATATTCCTTTTATCGAGAATCGAGGTGAATGAAATTTCATATTTAGTACTGGGTCTGATCTTATTCGGCTCAATATTCTTAGGCAATGGAATGGCATGCTTGGTTGAGAATAAGAACTTTAAAGAAGGCAGACCATTCTATTTTACGGTTTTCTTAATTGGAGGGTGTTCACTCATTCTTGGAGTTATTCTTACAGTGATATGAACAATGTGAAGGGAAATAGTCAGAAGGCAATATTCATAATTTCCCGGGCAACCGCAGTATACGACAAATTAGAACCAAAGGAGAGAAAAAATTAATGGCTATGATTAAGCATATTACTCACGAAGAGGACATTTTTGAGGTGTATGGAACGAGAAGAAACGATAAAAACCAAGAAGAATTTTTGATTTATAAAAAACATTATGGGGGTTGGAAATGGGTTCCTGTAAGCGATTTTGAGCCATTTGAATAAATTTTAAATGAAATTCAATTTTTATAAAGAAAGGGGAAAACCATGAGAGACATTACATCCGAATTCACATTAAGAGGAGTAAACAGGAAAACTCTGAAACTCCTGGCAACTAAGAGTATTGATTATCCAGATACATGGGTAAAGGTACAAATTGGAGATCAAATGGCAGAAGTTGAGGCCAAACAGCTATTGGTGACAATAAATGCATTTAATGAAATGTAACGTTAAAGACATCCTTATAAGGAGGTGAATGAGTGGGACGCCATAAAGCAACATTTGAAGGGAAGTTAATTAAGAAAAGTTGGACATTAGGCCTGTGTGATGCCCTTGTACCAATTGAACAGCAATGTGAATATCAGACATTTTTTGAAGGGACCATCGACTTAGACCCAATTGAAGTCGAAGGGAAAGTGTATATCCCAGGGTTTAACGAATACGTAGTCGTAACAGACAGGCAGCGCAACACAAAAAATGAATGGACTTATCAGACTGACAAGGTAATTAAAACAATTGAGGATAAAGAGAGCCTTGAAAAAGCGATTCAAACACAAGAAAAATTACAGAAATGGAATCACCAAGTTAAAGAAAACTATGAACGCTTTAAAGAGGAAGAAGAAAAACGTAAAGCTTCTTGGTGGAAGAGGCTAATTAAAAAAGACTAAAGGAGAGATATTTATTGAATAAGGATACAAAAGATATTTGGAACGGTTTCTTTATCGGATCAGGTTCTCTGATTGTAGTTGGGTTACTCATTTTTGTTGAAGCATTGACTATGTCACTAGTTGTCTATTATGGATTGAATCATGTGTTAAACCCATTGCTTATTGATACATACAACATTCAAAATGTCCATATCACTTTACCTCATGCATTTGTGATTGGTGTTTTACTCAACGTATTTGTCAAAGGTGTAAAACGGTCAGATCAGGAAAAAGATGAGAACATTTTCAAGAAAGCCGGTAAGTCTTTACTTCATTCAGCTTTTGCATTGATTGTTCTGTATGTCAGTACATTGTTTATCTAACGAGGAGAAATTCGCAAGAACTTAAATACATGGAGGGTGATGTTATGGAGTTAACAAAAAAGATTACAACGGGTAGAGGTACATATGAAATTAAATTATCCGTTAAAGAAGGGGAAGTTTTGCGATGGCACATTTTAGAATGGGAGGTTAAGGATTTCATTACGAAAAATACATTAGCTGCAGGCACTGGAGTTCCGGGGTTAATCATATACTCAGGTTTAAGAAAATGGAGTCTAATTGAACAAGTTAAAAAAATTATTGGAAAAGTAGAAGCAGATGAATTGCGACATAAGGAAAAGAACGAGGATATTGAAGAATTTAATGACTGGAACGGAGTTCTTGCATAACCGGTTAAAAGTTTTATTTCATTGAAAACGAGGGGCGAATAATGAAAAGTTTTGAAAAACTTGTTGTAATTGATGGATATCAATTTAGAATCACATTCTTTGCCAAAGAAACCAGTCGCCTCGGACAGTGGTTAATAGACGAAGTTGTGGTTAAGGACAATGAAAAAAACAAAGTTGTATACCGAGGCAATCCATTCTTCGGAAGTGCCCAGACACTTAAAGGTGCGTTTGAAGAGTCTGCAAGAGCTGCAAGAAAACGTTTATTAAGAAACAAAGAAATTAATAACGATATTAAAGAATTGGAAAGCTGGGATGGAGTTATAAATTTTAATTAAAAGGATGATTTTATTTTAAATTCGATTAATTAAAGTTACAAAGGAGTCTTAACATGAGAATAGAGAACATCTTTTTTAGTAAGGCACTAAAGCTTATACAGGAATTTGAAAAAAGCAAAAAAGAGTTTGAGGATCATAATAAATTAATAGCCGGTATACAAGACATCTTAGAAAAAAATATAGATTACGTGTCAAATAGAAGAATTCCTAAAGAGAATATTGAGCAGCAGTTTGAAAAAGATTTAATTGATTACTTTAATAATGTAAAAAAAGATGCTATAGACAATGATTTTCTAATTGGGACGATTCATGGCATAAAAGCGACATTGGCTATACTACATAAAAATGTTGAAGGAATCTCTTAATAAAATCACAGTTTCATAGGAAGGGGAAGTAGTATGAGTGCAGCAAGAAAGTGGAGAGATTTGAGAAGCAAATTAATTGGATATAAGGTCTACGGTAAGTTCAGTGATGTTGTTATTGACCATATTCTAAATGATATGGATAAGTTGGACATAAGACACGAAAAAGATAAACACAAAAAATAGAGAAAAGGGAGTTGTGGAATGGGAGCTGTTAGACGTATTGATTCAACTCAACCGTATGTAAAAAAGAAAAACATTATCACCTTTACAATAGCCACTGAGAATACTCATATTCATTTAGCTGATGGGCAATCTTTTCCTGTGATCGAAGGAGATATTATTGCCACTGACCAACAGGGTAATCAATTTGTTGAATTAGAAAAAAATCTAGAAGACTATGTTCCTGTTGTTGAAGAAAAGAAGAGCTCGTTATATGAAAGTATGGCTAATGGTTACGTGGAAATGGGAGACATTAATTTAGAAATATCAGAAGCATTCCATCATGCTGAAAATGAAGCAGAAACAACCACGAACAGCGTAGTTAACGGAGTATATAAAGAATATTGATTATTACATATGAAAGCAAGACAGGTAATGTGAAAAGATTTGCTCAAGCATTACAAAGGGAGTTAAACTTCGACATCATTGAAATTACAGATGACTTAATCGTTGAAGAAGAATTCATACATATTACATATACGATAGGCTTTGGGGAAGTACCTGAAAGGACTTTAAATTTTATTGTTAAGAATAAAAATAAAATAAAAGGGGTTGCTGTGAGTGGTAACAAGGTTTGGGGTGATAACTATGGTTTAGCTGGGGACAAGGTTTCAGCAATGTTCCACGTACCATTGTTATTAAAGTTTGAACTAAGTGGAACAAAACAAGACTTACAGAAGATTAATCGGGAGGTACAACTTATTGACAAACACAATACCAAAGTGGATCAAGCTCAATAATGAGATCATGATTCAGAAAGACGGTAAGTTTCAATTTGAGAAGGATAAGGAGGCAGTACACAGCTACTTTGTTGATTACATTAATCAAAATACAGTCTTTTTTCATGACTTAAAAGAGAAACTGGATTATCTGATTAAAAATGATTATTACGAAGAAGAATTCTTAAGCGAATACACATTTGAGCAGATTAAATCGATTTTTAAAATTGCTTACAGTTACAAATTCAGATTCCCATCTTTCATGAGTGCCTTTAAGTTCTACAATGACTATGCATTGAAGACAAACGACAAAACAAAGATCCTGGAGAGATATGAGGATCGCGTCTCAATTGTAGCTTTATTTTTCGCAGGTGGAGTCTATGAGAAAGCGGTTAAGAATGTGCGTACTATGATGAAACAAGAGTATCAGCCGGCAACGCCTACTTTCCTTAATGCAGGTCGTAAGCGAAGAGGAGAAATGGTGAGCTGCTTCCTACTTGAAGTGGGAGACAGTTTGAATGATATTTCACGGGCAATTGATATTTCAATGCAATTGTCTAAAGTGGGTGGTGGCGTAGCGCTTAATCTAAACAAATTACGAGCCAAGGGTGAAGCAATTAAAGACGTAGAGAATGCAACTAAAGGTGTCGTAGGTGTTATGAAGCTATTGGACAATGCTTTTAGATATGCCGATCAGATGGGTTGATTTGGCCCCTTTCGTCAGAAATGGCGATCGAAAACCTCTTTAATTCATGGGAACTCCTACAAGGACAATCATGAGCGAAGCTAGACTAAAGTCTTGAACGTGCAACGACTAGCCGAAAGGCGTAGGCTGCAAGCTATTGGCAGTCGAAACGGGAGGCATCCTAAAAGGATGAAGATATAGTCTAACCTTCATGGCAACATGAAGCAGCCGTATGGCGGGGCGTGCTTAGCGAACACGTCTGAATGGTCTGCAAAGACAAGGTTCAGGAGCGGCTTATCTCAGTGTTTTTCACCCAGATATTATCGATTTCTTAGATGTCAAAAAAATTTCAGCAGATGAAGATGTCCGAGTTAAAACACTGTCTATTGGTGTAGTTCTTCCTGATAAATTCATTGAATTGGCAAGAGAAGATAAGGATTTTTACATGTTCTATCCTCATTCAGTTTACAAAGAATATGGGCAGTATCTTGATGAGATGGATATCAACAAAATGTATGATGAGCTTGTTGAAAACCCTAAAGTTAGAAAAGCAAAAGGGAATGCTCGAAAGCTGTTAGAGCAATTGGCCATTCTAAGAAGTGAATCTGGCTATCCTTATATCATGTTTGCTGACAATGTAAATACAGTGCATCCAAATGAACATATTTCAAAAGTGAAGTTTTCTAATTTGTGTTAACTGTAGCACCTTCGGCCAGTAATGGCCGTAGCAAACCCGTCTAAACGGTGAAACTCTATTCAATAGACAATACCGTGCTAAACCGCACCTTGCGGAAATGCCGAACGACTATCGAAACCACGCATACGCGTAAGGGAGTAGAGTACATCGCAAGTATATGGCGATGGAAACGGCGGGCGGCCTTATGGGTCGATGATATAGTCTATTCTTACGAGTGATCGTAAGCAGTTCATAAGAGAACGGACGAGAGTGTTGCGCCTTTCGTTGAATATTAAAGTCAGAGGTACTCCAAGCATCACAAGTATCAGTTTATACAGATTACGATCAGGAAGATGAAATTGGATTAGATATCTCATGTAATCTTGGATCCATGAACATTGTAAACGTAATGAGCAATCAATCAATTGCCTCAACGGTCAAAATAGCAATTGACTCGCTGACAACTGTTACAAGGAAAACAAACATTATAAATGCCCCAGCTGTTGCGAGAGCAAATACACTAATGCGATCAATTGGTCTAGGGCAGATGAACCTGCATGGTTTTCTAGCTCAAAATAAAATTGCTTATGAAAGTGAAGAAGCTAAGGACTTTGCAAATACATACTTTATGATGGTTAACTTCTACTCCCTGCAACGTTCAATGGAAATTGCAAAAGAAACAGGGGAGACGTACTACAAGTTTGACGGATCAACTTACAAATCAGGCGAGTATTTTGATAAGTACGTGACAAATGATTATAGCCCTAAATATGAAAAGGTTAAAAACCTGTTTGGAGATCAACATATTCCTAACATTGAAGATTGGATGAAGCTTAAAGAGGATGTTATGAAATATGGCTTGTATCATTCGTATAGGCAGGCTATTGCACCTACAGGAAGCATCTCATACGTTCAATCATCTACGGCCGGCGTAATGCCTATTATGGAGAGAATCGAGGAACGTACATACGGAAACAGTAAGACATATTATCCAATTCCAGGTTTATCGCCGCAGAATTGGTTCTTCTATAAGGAAGCGTACGACATGGATATGTTTAAAGTCGTCGATATGATCGCAACGATTCAGCAACACGTCGACCAAGGCATCTCGTTTACGTTGTTCTTGAAGGATACGATGACGACGCGCGATCTGAACCGGATTGACTTATACGCTCATCATCGCGGCATCAAAACGCTGTATTATGCGCGGACGAAGGATACCGGGCAGGATTCGTGCTTGAGTTGCGTGGTTTAAACGAAGAGGAGGGGCAGATATGAAGTTAACGGTTATTACTTTTATCGACGGCAATATGGAGATGGCTTTAATTAATGAGGACGGTAATGTCTTATTAAGTGGGGATGAGTACCACGATAAAATTGACGACAAGATTGAGGGATTCTTTTCCGGCTTAGATTATGCGGGATTCTGTTATACGCGAATAGAGGTAGAACACGAAGGGTCCTTGTATGACTCGGAGTATTGTTAAGGGAGGACGAATAATTGACGAACGCAAACGCAATCCATACGGCGGCCGATTGGTCGCGTCACGAAGACGACTTTACGCAAATGTTCTACGCGCAGAACGTAAAGCAGTTCTGGCTTCCGGAAGAGATTTCGCTTAATGGCGATCTCCTTTCGTGGAAGTATCTTGGAACAAAGGAACAAGACACTTATATGAAAGTTTTAGCTGGGCTTACATTACTGGACACAGAGCAAGGAAACACAGGTATGCCAATTGTGGCCGAGCATGTAGAAGGACATCAAAGAAAAGCAGTATTAAACTTTATGGCCATGATGGAAAATGCTGTCCATGCGAAATCTTATAGCAACATCTTTCTTACATTAGCTCCAACCGAGCAGATCAATGAAGTCTTTGAATGGGTTAAAAACAATAGGTTTCTTCAAAAGAAAGCAAGAACAATTGTTTCAATTTATAAAGCGGTTGAGAAAAACGATGAAATGTCCTTATTCAAAGCAATGGTAGCGTCCGTGTTTTTGGAGAGTTTCTTGTTTTACTCAGGGTTTTATTATCCACTTTACTTTTATGGACAAGGGAAGCTCATGCAGAGCGGGGAAATTGTGAATTTGATTATCCGTGACGAAGCGATACACGGCGTTTACATCGGATTGTTAGCTCAAGAGATATATAAGAAACAAACGCCTCAGAAGCAAAAAGAACTGTATGAATGGGCTTTATGCTTGCTACAAGAGCTTTATGAAAATGAATTGGAGTATACAGAAGATGTTTATGATCAGGTTGGTTTAGCTCCAGATGTAAAGAAATTCATCAGATACAATGCGAATAAAGCTTTAAACAATCTGGGATTCGATCATCTGTTCGAGGAAGAAGACGTTAACCCAATTGTTATTAATGGATTAAGCACAAAGACTAAATCCCATGACTTCTTTTCAACTAAAGGAAATGGGTACAAAAAAGCAACTGTTGAGCCATTAAAGGATTCTGATTTCATTTTCGATAACAAAGGAGTTATTTCATGAGACTGATTAAATTAGAGCAACCAAATTGCAATCCCTGCAAAATGGTATCCAATTACTTAGAACAAGCAGGAGTTGAATATGAGGTAGTTGATGTAACACAGAATCCGGAAGCGGCCGCACAATTTGGTGTCATGGGTGTACCGGTAACTTTCTTGCTTAATGAGCAAGGAGAAGAAGTAAAGCGGAGTATTGGTTTTAAGCCTAATGAACTTGATGAGTTGTTAAAGGAATTATGAAAAAAGGGTGATTTTATTGTAATTAAAAGGGAGGGCTGACCATATTCGGTTGGAATTTTAACAGGCTTTTGTGGTGGAAGTACATATTGTTGTTGGTTTTTTTAATCACTATAATACCCTTATGGATAATTGATTGGATAACCTTCTGCAAGATTAAACGTGTAGACTGGATTATTCAACGGTACTCAGATTGGGTTGCTTATTTAATTTTTGGATAATAGATGTTTCTCATAAAAAACTAAAGGAGTTAATAAAACATAATGCAAATTAAAATCAAATATTTAGATGATACACAAACAAGGATCAGCAAAATTGAGAAAGGGGATTGGATTGATCTCCGAGCGGCTGAAGATGTAGAGCTCAAAAAAGATGAATTTAAACTTATTCCGCTGGGAGTAGCAATGGAGCTGCCAGAAGGATATGAGGCTCATGTTGTTCCACGTTCAAGCACATTTAAAAACTTCGGCATTATTGAAACAAACTCAATGGGCGTTATTGATGAGTCCTACAAGGGAGACAATGATTTCTGGTTCTTTCCGGCTTATGCATTACGTGATACAGAAATTAAAAAAGGGGAACGTATCTGTCAGTTCAGAATCATGGAGAAGATGCCTGCAGTTGAATTGATTGAGGTAGATCATCTAGGCAACGATGATCGAGGTGGGCACGGATCGACTGGAACTAAGTAATACAAGCCCTGGCTTAGATCATGATGTTTGTCCAGTGGAGGGTCTTAGCCAGGGTACAACTTAAAATACTCAAAAATCTCAATAATTATGCCAAACAAAGAGGTTATTTCAGGAAAAGGTTTTACAAAAAGGCGTCGATACAGGGATGTTGATGGAATGAACATCTCAATAAAAGAAGACTTTTATAGAAAAGTGAGGTGAGATTCAGTGAACAATTATGTAGATAAAATTAAAGAACATCTTCATAAAATTGCTGAGCTTGAAAAAGGATTGACATTATTCAGTGAAGATGAAGAAGAATACATAAGCTTATTAGCTAAGATTCAACAGCTGTTTGATTTAATATCCGACGAAGCAATGGAAGGGTTTAAAGAATTAACTTTACATATAAGAAATACAGGTCAGAAAAGAATACAACGGGGAATTGATCAGTTGCCTCACGCAATCAAAGAAAGTGTAAGTGAAGAAATCCAAGACATGAAGAGAGCCGGAGAGTTGTTTGATTAAGTATAGTTATTTATAGAATAAAAATAAAATGAGGGAATGTATTATAATTACATACTTTACATTAATACTTGCAGCATACTTATTTGCACTAAACATTAATGAAATTAGATTAATTACACGAGGAGAACAGAACGTATACGCTAAAGTTACACATATGCTTTCTAACTCACCGTATAAAGAACTGAAGAAAAATAAGAACTTAGTATATGCCATTACGTTGTTCAAGGGGATTTCGTTCATTATCCCCTTGGCTACTATTGGACTGATCACGCACGGTAACTTGCTAATGTTAGCTTGGACAGCCTTTGCTTTAATCTATACCGGTTTAACAATGTTTAAAATTCTTGATGTTTTGGACGGTGACTCAAACAATAAACAAAACAAGTTCGTGTACATTTTGTTTGTTTGCGGTAATATAGTTTTTTCTCTAATTTTTATTTTTCCTTTTTAGGTCTCTTAAGTGTTAATCACCATCTAAAGCCGAAATTTTTTGGCACTTCATAGCATTTTAGACACTGAGGTTTTACATTGTAAGCATAGTGTCTAGGATTTTTCTTATTGGTCAGAAGGGATGAGTATGGTTTATCCTCACTGGTATGCATGCATGTCGCATAGACGTTTGCTTGATTTGTGGAATTAAATACATCATGTACAGCTTGTCTCTGAATATTGTAGTTCATTTGCTGGTGCTTTAACATTGAAGGTCTACCTCCCCAAGCACATACTACACGTTCAGAAATATCTAAGTGTTTTTCAATAAGTTTATTATTTAGATATAGAATTTTATAATACTTTTTCCCGTAAGTGGCTTTACATTTTTCTAATAGTTCTCCCAATTTGTTGGCGTCTGAAGCATAAAAAGGGAATAAGTTAAGTACTCTGATTTCACCAGCATATTTTTTTGAAAAGAAAAATGAAATAATATTATCAATAGTTGGATCAGATTTTGTTGCTGTTGCTCTAGAAGGATTCATAAGAATAATAGTTATAATGTTTCTTAAATTGTTATTTAATTTTATTTTCAATAAAAATCTAAACGAAATATTAGCACCTAAATGAAAAACTTTGCAATGAACATTTTTAACAAAATCATTTTCGGCAAAGGGTATAGCCAAATTAAATCACACCTTTTTTAGAAGTGAAAAAATTATACACTAACTGGAGGATGAAAGCCATTAGCAATTTCACAGATATTATTGTAAAAGAAAATTTAAAGCGGGTTTTAACTGAAGGGAAAACTGAAGAGGGTAGTTCAGTAAGACCTAAATGGAAAGATGGGCTTCCAGCTTATTCATTAAAAACCTTCGGAGTTGTTAATCAATACGATCTTCAGAAAAGTTTCCCAATTTCAACACTAAGACCCACTGCTTGGAAAAGTGGATTAAAAGAGATAATGTGGATTTATAATGACGCATCAAATGATGTTGATTTACTGGAAAGAAAATATGGAGTTAAATATTGGAGGAGTTGGGCCAATAGTGAAGGGAATTTAGGATTAGCTTATGGAAGACAAATGCAATATGAGCACAGGTATAAGGAAGGCTATTTTAAACAAATTGAAAGACTGATTTGGGATCTTAAAAAGAATCCGTATAGCAGGAGAATGATAACAAACTTGTACAATCATCAAGACTTATTTGAAATGACTCTCTATCCATGTGCATTTTTAACAATGTGGGACTATGACGGAGAGTATCTGAATATGACATTAGTCCAACGATCTTCAGATTATCTAGTAGCTGGTAACATAAATGTCACCCAGTATGCTTTATTGCAACACATGATTGCACAATCAGTAGGCTACAAAGTGGGAAAATTTCATCACTATATTAATAACCTTCATATTTATGATCGACATGTTAACGTTGCAAAGGAAATTGTTTCACGGGAATCTAAAGATACTCCTAGGCTTATTATTGACGATTCAATAAGGAACTTTTACGATTTTAAACCAGAGCATTTTTCTTTGGAAGGGTATAATCCTCATGAACAAATTACGCTTGAGGTAGCAGTATAATGCTGTCTCTTATTGCTTGCTGCGACAAATCAATGGCCATCGGGTATGAGAATAATTTGCTGTACCATATTCCTGAAGACATGAAACGTTTTAAAGAACTCACTACAGGAAAGTTGTGTATTCAGGGAAGGCTTACATACGAATCGATCGTACACATTACAGGTAAACCACTTCAGAACCGAAGGAATATCATATTAACCAAAAACAAGGATTTCAAGCCTGATCACTCTTCGTTCGTTTATCATTCAATTGACGGTGTGTTGAAGCTTATACGAGGACAATTGGATAAAGATGAAGAAGTAATGGTCATTGGAGGAGGCGTTATTTACGAGGCATTCTTACCACATGCTGATAAGGTTTATTTGACGATTGTTGATTCAGTTGCTGAGAAGGCAGATTCATATTTTCCAAGGTTAAATGATGACTGGAGAGTAATTGAAAAGGATCACAGGAAAGCAGACAACAATACCACATTTAATTATTCATTTGTGACTTACTCAAAATAGTTTTAGAATAAAAATAAAATAGTTATAGACTTTTCAGAAGTTGAATGATAAGATAAAGACAAGTTAAAAGCTTGTCTTTTTTTACATACTTTTAGGATAAAAATAAAATAATAAATAGGAGTGACGATATGAAAACTGCAACAGATTATCTTGTTTCCATTTCCAAGCCTCTTGTTGCAATTGAGGAGACTAAACAACGACTTCAAAATGAAATTGATAACCTTTATAAAGAGCTAGGGAAAGTTGATAAAGAGCTCAATGAATTTTATCACAAGTTAGAAGAGGACAAATTTAATGCTTCAGAGGGATATCACCTTTCGTTAAAAGGTCAAAAGATATTGAGAAAGCGAAGAAGCCTAAAACAAGAGCTCCAATTACTGAACACGCTTTTCGGCAGCTTAAACAATAACGGATGGACTCTTGAATCACTAAAAATTGCAGAGTATAAAATTAGCAAAAAGAAAAACAAGCATTTACAGTATGAATCAGTTTAAAACCATAATCCACATTCACATTGTGAATACATATTTAATCCTTATAAGGAGGTGACGGATTGCAACAAAAAGAGCGAGAATTGTTGTCAAAGAAAGAACAGCTTGAAGTTGATGTTTTAGAAAAGGAAGTAGCTTTACTCCGGCTAGAAGTGGAACAAGAAGATTTCAATCTCCACAAAATTGGGGAGATCGGAGTACTTAAAGATTTTCTTTTATACATAAAGAAATATAGAGCAATGTTTACTGTGCAACAAGCAGAAGAATTTAGAAATATGGATGATCGAATGAAGGGAATCATCAAAGTTCATGATGGACAAGTAATGGTTGATGAAGAAGCTTTAGAGGGGTTTATTGAGGAAATTGAGAATCAAATAAATTTAATTGGAAGCGGAGGAGATAGGAATGAGGAACGTAAATCAATCGGTTATCAATAATGAAAATACGGTAACGACTCCGGTCTGTACGAAGTTAGAGGAACGTTTATGGAAGCCGGAGAAAAGCGCCCAAGCTCGCCGTGATGAGATCGTTGAGCAGGCGAAGGCGGACGTTGAGCGACTTAAGGAGAATAACATACGGCTGAGGACGTTTAACATTTCGTTAGAGGTTAATCGAAAAGACAGATCCGTTGAAGCTATCGCAAAGAGACCAAAGAGTAATAGGGCGTTTTATGGAATCGCAAAAGCCGTACCTGACGACTGCTTCAACGTTCACATCGGAAAGGCGATTGCGTTAAGACGTGCGTTGGGATTGAAGGTGCCAGACGAATACTTGAACGCTCCGCAGCCGACTGAGGTTCGTGTGGGCGACGTTGTTAGATCGACAGTGGATAAATCGAAAGAGTACGTAATAGCAAAAGGCGAGAAAGCATGGTGCGATGGTATGGCAGGTCTTTCGTCAATGGCCGCTAAATATGGAAGGATCATTGACGATTCACGCGAAGAGGTGGGCGAATGAATGTCGGACACTTAACGTTTGGTACTGAAGAATACGTTGAAGCTACGAAGGTATATGAAAGACTAGGTCAGACGGATGAAATAATAGATAAAATTGAAACTTTAGCGGAAGAACTCTTTAGAGGAGGACGGTATAACATTGGAACGATTGAACAGCGAGGAAGAGTCGCTCGAACAACGCAGTTACTGTCGGAATTATTATGACGAAAGAGGGGAAGGTGAGTGACGTATCATAGACGCTTGAAAACAACGGTGTTTAAAAAGTATAGCGGGTACGATTGGACTTACGATGGAATGTTTAAAAAACCAAGAGTGAAAGGCAGCGATAAAAGAAAGCGATCGAAGCATGAGCGAATAATCCGAAAAGTGATGGATAAAAAAGAAATTATTTATTACGACTAAGTTAATATGAAATCTGTATTTTAAAGAGAATGCGAGTTATCTTGAGGCTGAAAAAGGAGGTGGGAAAATGGGACAGGTGCTACACAACCCTGGACGGGGAGCTTAATAGGAACATTATAAAAGGTGGTGAATACAATGCCAGTAGTTTTATACGGATTTGGAAGAGGAGCATAAAAAAGAGAGGGGATTAACCCCTCATACATTAATGAAATTGGCCATTCATACTTTGTTGAGCTAAACGTACTAAACGTTTTGTGATCATGAACAATAAACAAAGGAGTGAAATGTATAGGCATTATTAAAGAACAAAAGGTTGAGGTCAGCTGGAATCCTATGACATCGAGACACTATCAAACACTAGGATATGAATTTACCTTTTGGAGGGATAAATTTCATGTGCCATATTATCATTTACCACTTACTTCTGAAAAAATGGTTTTAGTTTCTTGTGACAAAGAGAAATGCACAAATGTTAAGTCAGTTAAATATAATGAATTTAACCGGTTGTACAAAAATAAAAAATATGAATGTAAAAAACATAGCCATTCTTATTATGAGGATAAAGAGAGGGAAAGAGGGTTTATTTTAACATCAGAATACAAAGGTGTAAAAGGTAAAGTTGATTTGATCTGTTTAAAGAATGGTCATAAATCAACAAAATTGTGGTCTCAAATTAATAATGGATCTAAATGTTTAAAATGTCATCAGGAAAGCCTGAAATTGAGCATTGATTATATTAAAGAAGAATTCTTAAAGAAAAACTTATTGCTTTTATCAAATGAATACGCCAACGAAAAGAGCAAGTTAGCTTTTAAATGTAAGAATGGACACTATGGAGAAATTGCGTGGAACTATTTTCAACAAGGAGGGGGATGCCAGCAGTGCTATAGGAAGAGTCGTTTTAGAGAAGGTAATCCGAGGTGGAATAAGAATAAAACTGATACTCAGAGGATAAATGACAGAAAGTATCGTGAATATTTACAGTGGAGAAAGAAAGTTCTACAGAGGGATGATTACACATGTCAAAAATGCTGGCTTAAAAAGAAAAAATATTTAACTGCTCACCATATCTATAATTATATGGAGCATAAAGATATTCGACTAGAAGTTGATAACGGGTTGACCTTGTGTGATTCTTGCCATGAACATTTTCATAATACATATGGATACACTAACAACAATTATATGCAACTGTTTATGTACTTAAAAGAAGGGGGGATAAAATGAAAATCGATTATGTTTCAGATCTTCATATTAATCACTGGATACCTTGGAACAATAACCAGATAAAATGGGAAAATCGAACAAGGGAGATTATTAGAAGGTTAATATCGAATGGAAATGGTGAGGTATTAATTATTGCCGGTGACTTTACTGAGTGGAATCAACAAACACTGTGGGTACTTGATGAAGTAGCAAAGCAATATGAAAAGGTTTACTTCACCTATGGTAATTATGATCTTTATTTACTCAGTAAGAATCAGCAACGAAAATATTCCGATTCATTGGGAAGGGTGCATGATTTAATTCAGAAGGCTACCGACATCGAGAATGTCACTCCATTAATAAAGTCTACGGATACATACAAAGGAAAAGTCTTTGCTGGAGATGTCATGTGGTATCTTCCAAAAGGAAATGAAGGATGGGATTTCTTCAAAGGTGTTTCTAATGATTCCAACTATATCAGCCTTAATGGATACAGCAAAGAAGATTGGGTAAGAGCAATGTGGAAAGAATCAATGGACTGGTATGACACTCTTGAAAACTCTGATATTGATGTATTTGTATCTCATGTCCCACCTGTTCACAATCCTTATTCGCCATTTGAGCCTAACAGCTGCTATATGGTCGATTTGCCATTTATTAATGCGGAACATTGGGTTTGTGGCCATGATCATTTACAAGCTGAGTTTGACAAAGATGGAACGAGCTTTCACATGAACTGCATTGGATATCCATATGACTATGATATGTATCCTAGAGTAAATGAGATACCAGGTAAGCAAGTTGATACGTATAAAACGTTTGAGCTGAAGACATTTGAAATCAAATGAAATGAAATTCTAATTTTATTTAAAAGGGGGAGTGATAATATGTTTAATGTTTCAAAAGCAATTAAGGAAATGTCAAAAGAAAGTGCTACCGTTGTAGATAACAGCATATTAAATGAAGTTGGTGAGATTCTTAATGGCTTAAATGTTGATTTCACAACAGCAAAAATAGATAGAAAAACAACGAAACTACGCTTAGATTGATAAAATATTGGTTTAATCTCTAAAGTGCTTGAAAAGGGGAGTTATGGTTTTGAATAAGAGAATAAAGAAGAAGATTCGAAATAGAGTTGAATCATGGATTATTTATAAAAATCCTAATGGGTCATATAATTCATTGGGTGTAAACAAATTTGGAGAAGTACCCTCCCATGCACGCCCTTTGCATCCTGAATATGAAACACTAGGAGAGGTCTTAAATTCATTCCCTAAAGGATTTTGCTTTCCTTTGGTTGAGTTGACAAAAGAAGAAGAAAACATGTTGTTCTTTGATCATTACCCTACAGAGTGCGGCGACTGGCATACAGGAGATAGAGATACGTGGGGAATTTGGGGACAGAGATATTTATTGAAAAAGGTATCGGATGGGTGTTGCGAATACGTCTCAAAATAAAATATTTATTTTCTATTTTATCCAGAGAGGGGAAATGATAATGGATTACACAAAACTGTTAGAAGAAAAGTACCCAATTAGCATTATTCAGTATGTAAGACAGAGAGAGGGTTTAGATAAGAAAGACGGCGCCATGGATAAAGAAATTTTAGAAATGACGAACTCAGAAGTGTTTAGAGATGTCCTAGCTTGGAATGGCCTTCTTGGAGGATGGGATTATACAATTAAAGATTGGATTGAGAGCATTTATGGAATCGATCTTGATGACCTTGAAAATTGAAAGTCAAATAAAAGGTTGATTTTTTACAGAAACGTGGTGATGACTTAATGAGTTCATTTGAAGAATTGGCTAGAGAAAATGAAAAAATCGCCAGAAGGAAAGCAAAACGTATTCAAAGAGCTAGAGAATACACTTATCATATCGAGCTCTCCTTTTCAAAAGCAGATCCGGTATTAAATCTTATCTTACTCAGTCTTTTGACCAACTAAGAAAAATTTTAAAGAATGATGATAAAGAAGATAATAAATATAATATTTGAATGAAAAGGAGATGGCTACATGGGCAATAAAAAGAGAGGGGTAATTCACTTATACAAATTTGATTTTGAAGATGGAAAATATGCTCTAAATATAGGCTGTGATGGGTCTGCCAACTTAGACACAAAGGCATTTAGAATAATGTTAAATCAATGCGTAGGTCATCCAAATATGACGCTGTTTGATGAGAAGTCAATAAGGGATGAGAGGTATGAAAAAGCCAGAAGAATGCTTTTAGATGCAGGGTACACAATAGAAGAAAAATAGACAAATCGTTTCTAATTTTATACGGAAGAGAGGGGTTGCTACTATGATTGGGAAAGCATTATACAATAATTTGTGGTTTGAAGTTGCAATTATCAACTTTGACACAGGGCATATCATAATTAAAAATGACAGTGAAAACTCGTTAGGTTTGAGAATAGGTGAAACACAGACACTTGACCTTGATTACGTCGATGATGTAAAAATTGGACTTCTGCTGTGAATGTATAAAATGTTGATTTCAATTAGAAAGGTGGAAACAGGTTGATTGTTGCAGCATGGATATTGTTCGTTGCATTTGGGTTTGTGTTGTTAGCAAGAATGGATGCCCAAGGGGATATTAAATTTGCAGTGTATATTGGTGTAATTAAATTTATTTCAGTATTTATTGTTGCAATTGCAGCAGGAGTGATTTGGGGAGGGTTATTTCAATGAAGACTATCAAATTATATGAACTTGTATTAGAAGGCAAAAAACCGATTATTAAATTTAACGATAATGTATATGAATGGATTGAAGAATCAGTCGATCCCATGATGATGGGGAAAATAGTTGGGGCATCAATTGAGCATGATGAGATTAAATTTTTATTAGATTTGAATCCTTTTGAAGCATACAATCGAAGCGTTGCGCGGCATGATTGGAGAGATGATGAAGGGAATTGTGTTTTAACATGGTTTGACACTTCTTTTTATCCGAAAAACGGAATTGAAGTTATTTACTTACCAATTAATGAAAGAACAGAAATTGCGTTTGATTTTACAGAAGAAGATTCTTTATTAAATGAATATGCAAAAGTCCCTCCAGAAATTTCATATGTTGAATGGCTAGAAAATGAAGTTAAGCAATTAAGATCTAAATAAAATCGGTCATTTATTTAGAGTGAAAATAAAATAAGTGCATTGGAGGTGGAGGATAATAACTGAGCACTATAAGAACATTCAAATACTGTTCAACAAAATGGAAAGGCAAATGAGCACGGTTAAAGAAGCTCTCGAGTACAAAGATTACGAAAGAGCCCACCGTAACCTGATTAACCTTTCAGATAATAATGAAGAATTGATGCAGGAAATTAGATGGGCTCGGAAAGGGATTAAGATTTAACTTTTCTTCTTTCTTCGTGGTTCCATTCGTACAGCTCTTCAATTGAGCAGCCAATGGCATCAGCAAAAGTCATGCCTGTAGCCAAGTTCATGTTTGCTTTAGCTCCACTTATATAATCGTGGATACGTTGTCTGGGGTATCCTGTACGTTTGAAAAGGTCATCAACTGTGAGGTCATATTCAAACATTAATTCATTTAAACGAGGGCGCAGGGGCGTCCATTGCTTCATTTCGAACACTTCTTTCAATATTAATTAACATAAAACAGTGTAGCAAAGGTTTATTTTAATTTCAATTTTGGTTTCAATATTTTAGGAGAGTGATTGATTGGGAGGTACAAACCAAGGCAAGGTTTTTGAAGCAAATATAGAAAAATCAGCTGCAGATCAAAAGCTGTTCTTCTATAGAATTAAAGATGTTAACCCAATGTTTTTGAAAAGGGGAGCAGCTGTATCAAAAAACAAATACGATTGCTTCCTGCACTTTAAAGGTTATCTTTTTCCTTTTGAACTTAAATCAACAAAGAACAAGTCTGTATCTTTCAGTGAAAAGATCATCAAGGCACAACAGATTAAACACTTAAAAGAGGCAACGCAGTATCCAAACATAATTCCTGGTTTTCTGTTTCAATTTAGAGAGCCAGAAAACAAAGTTTATTTCGTACATATTAATGATTTCCTTACATATAAGAACATAGCTGAAAATCAGTTGCCACATACATATAAAAACAAAATAAACAAGTCCAGTATTCCGATTTCCATATGTGAGGAGATCGGCACAGAAGTCCGTTGGATGAAGAAAAAAGTTAACTATACATATTACTTGAACAAGCTTTGCGATGATTTGATTAAGAAATCCAATGCATTGGACAACCCCAATAAATCATACATTGATGGCAAGTCATCAATAGGGGTGGTACATCAATGAGCAAGCGAAAAGAGTGCCCAGAGAATTACAAAGTAACCACAGAAGTAACAGAGAGTGTGCGTGAATGGATTGATGAGGTAATGGGGGGCAAGGAGTTTTATGATTTTGCTGCAATGCTTATGTACAAGTACAAAAAAGCTTAAGACTTAAGTATACCGTCGATTATGATGGTATACTTCTTAACATGTACAGACGTAAAAGATTAAACAATAGGGGGAAAGATGACCATTGCTTATATTAAAAGGTGACCAAAAATTAAATACTGAGCAGATTATGTCCCTCATTGGAAAAGTAAATGCACTAATTTATGCAAGGGTATCAACCACAGATCAAGCTAAAAAAGGTTTCTCAATTGAGTCACAGTTGGATAGGTGCAAAGAAAGGGCTATGAGCAAATTCGGTTACAAGGCAAGTGAGCTGATTGCTTTAGTTGAACCAGGTGGAATGGGCGATGATCCTAATAGACCGGCTCTAAATCATGCTCTTTATTTACTCCAAAAGGGATTAGGTAAGAAATTTTTAGTTCTTCACCCAGATCGCTTAACAAGGGATAACACTTTACAAGGGGTTATTTCACGGAGAATCTGGGGGATGGGCGTTGATATTGAGTTTATCGAGTTTGAAGTGAATCCGAATGATCCTGAATCAATGCTAATGTACAACATTCAAGGATCTATTGCCCAATACAACAAAGCGAAAATACATGCAAACTCAAAACGTGGACGCCTTGCAAAAGCAAAGAAAGGTGAGTTTCCTTCATTTAAAAGGTTGTACGGTTACAAGTTTAATACGGTAACAGACCTTCCAGAGTACAATGAAGAGGAAAAAGAAATATTGTTAGAGATGAAGGATATGTTGCTAAATAAAAAATTATCTTCAAATGAAATTGCCAAAGAACTTTCCAGAAGGGGCGTGGCAGCTCCGAATGGTAAAACGTGGTTCCAGTCTACGGTAAGCAGGATGCTACAAAATGAAGACTACACTGGAGACTTTTATTACGGTAAGTCAAAAGTGGTTCAAGTAAACGGCAAGAAAAAGCAAATTGCAACACCTAAAGATGAATGGATTCTTATTAAAATTCCTCCAATGTGGGATCATGAGACCCGAGATCAAATCATTAAACAATTAAAAGCGAATTTCAAAGGAAGAAGTCGATCAACACGAGATTACTTATTAAAAGGAAAAGCGGTATGTGGTCGTTGTGGCGGGTCTTGCGGATCCGGAATAACGTCAAAAACGAAATCAGGCATTTATAAGTATTATTCATGTTGTAATAAAAGCACAAAAGCATATCAAAATGGCAAAGAGCTATTTAAATGCAAAGGAAAGAACTGGAGAGTAGACATTGTAGACGAAGTTTTTTGGAAATGGTTTAAGAAACTGATTAAGAATCCAAAAAAATTCTTGGATCAATTCTTAGAAGAAGCATCTAATGAAAAAAGTATCGAGGAGATAAAAATCAAGATTAGTCGGTTACAAAAACAACTTGAGGAAATCGAATCGGAAATAGCCAATTACGTAATCCTCTTTGGTAAAGGCAAAATAAAAGAAAGCATGTTCGATGAATTAACAAAACCATTAGAGCTAAATAAAGAACATGTTGAAAATGAATTAGAAATACTGCAATCACAGTTAAATGCAAACAAGGAAGTGGAGGACAGAAACGAAAAAACAATCAAGTATATGAGTTCTTTTGCTGAAATGGTTAACAAGGATTTATCAATGAGTGAGAAAAGAAACTTCTTAGACTTTTTCATCGAAAAGGTCACATTGTATGATGACGATCATATGGAGGTTGTTTGGAAAAACAAAACACTAAATGGGGAGAGGAGTCAAAAAGTTGATTTTACTGAGGATGAACCAGAAGAGGATTCTGATAATCAACATAAAAGATTAAACCGTATTCAAGCATATGGAAGACAAACAGCATGA